TGGACGTTGGGCGATACCGTACGTGTTGTAGGTTCCGTCACCTTCAAGAGCAACACCCTTATAGGTCCCGTTGACGAACCCTCCGTAGTAGCTGGTCGGGATGGTCACCCAACGGTCACCCGGTTTCGGCCATCCTCCGGAGGACACGGCGGGGGTTCCGTATGTGGTCGGGAACGTAGCTGGAAGTCCGGACTGGCCGTGCAGGGTGATTCGTGCTGTACCCCCGGTGTTGTAGTACCAGTGGTCAAACTTGAAGTAGACTCGGATGTTATTTACGATAGCACCGCTGAGGTCTCCTGTCATACTTGGGAAGTACGCAAGGGACTTCAGGTTACCGTTACTTGTTCCGGGCTGTAGGCCCTGATACATTCTACCAGCATCGTAGTTATATACTGTTCCGTCTCCCTTGTAGTTGGAGCTTCCTGATGCGAAGTACTGCTTGGTATAGGTGTTCTTGGCTGCTGGAGGTGTAGCATTTCCGTCAACGGAGACACCGCTACCGATGGTGTTGCGGTTTGGCCCAACATCTTCGATGATGAGGCGTACTGGGTACCCACCTGCTGGGCGGAATCCGGCATTTCCGCCGACTGCTCCCAGCCAGATCAGGAAGGAGACCCAGCGTGACGATCCGGTGGTAAGGGCGAACAGTTCATTCAACATCGGGGCATTAGCTTCATCCCAGACGATGGATTGTGTCAAGTTACCAGAGGACACCGTAGCGAGTGCTGGAGTTGTTGCATTTCCAGTGCTATTGTATTTGATGCCCACAGTCACTGACGCACCAGCATCCCTTGAAATCCTCATAGGGGATGTGGAGATCTTGTAGACACGTCCGACTTCCATGAATGCTTCCAAACGAAGGTACGGGATGTCGCCATTGGTGGTTCCACCATTAATCGCAGAGCTAGTATCGCGGTAAGCCGCTGCAACAACACCGCGAGGCTTGTCATCAAGCAAAGACTGCAACTCGTCACCCCTATAGGATATGGAGCGTGAAGCGATAAGGTCCAGCGCATACATGACACCTTCCGACGAGATAGACGCCGCCGAGTCACCGTTGGACTTGGTAATGGCGAAGTAGTCATCAGTTGCGGCAACACCCAGACGGACAACTTCGGTGGAAGGCCCACCACCCGGATCAGGAGCATAGACTTTGAACCCGGCAGGACTCATTTCCGCGTGAATACCTGCCTCATCACCGGCAATGATCTTCGTAGCCAGAACTAGGTTGGCATCCAGCTTGCTTGCGGTAATGTCACCGTCAACGACAAGATTTCCATCTGCTGCTCGGGTCACCGACACCGCGTCAATGTCTGTGATTCCGCCTGTGGTGAGGTTGTCAACAATCAGGTAGAAATCCAGAGCAATAGTGGAACCAACACCATTAGTGCCCGCTGGTAGTTTCGTTGAAACACCTTGGAATTGTGTCCAAACATTTGGAACCAGCGCCACATCATTCTGGACCATACCGGATGCAGTTTGGCTGGATGATGAGGTATAACGTCGCATGGCAAGCTTGACGGCACCAGCAGGAAGTGCCTCAGTGGACTTCACCCAGAATGAGGCCCTAAAGCGGTTGTCAGAATCCACTGCAATCTTGTTAGTGACATCCGGGTTCTTGCCGATCAGGTTGTAACTGCTCTGTACTGCTGTAGTTCCAGTAAATCTGAGAGCAGGAGTGGCACCACGACCTGCTGTTGGGTTGACCGAGATGTTGGTTCCAGTGGTCCACGCGATACCGTTGAGGCTGAAATCAGGTTCAATAAGAAGGTTGTTAGTGGACGAGATGATAAGCTTGTCAGCAGTGATCGACTTAGCAGACACAGCACTTGCGGTGACAGCATTAGCGGACAGCTTAGATGCGTCAATCGCTCCAGCACGGATGTGGTCGGTTGTGATCGCGTCGTCTTCGATCAGAGTAGAGCTAGCCTTCTTCCTCATAACAACGTTATCGACAGACACCGATCCAACGGTATTGTCGAAGTTAAGCGAAAGTGTAAGCGAGTTCACACCAGTGGCAGGCACTACATAATTTGCTGTGGCTGGTATCCAGCTTGAGCTAATAGTGGTATAACTCAATGATAGTAGGTGGGCATTGATCTGGTCTCCGACACGGAATTTAGAGTTGTTGGCTGTTCCGTTGTAGTCAGAAGAAGTCTTGTACAAGAGGGAGATGTAGTACTCGTCTCCGGGCTGTACGGACGGCTTGTTGAGCAACGTCAAGCTACGCGAACCTGCATTGGCGTTAGCGGTAACGTATCCTAGGCTTCCGGGGGCAGGAGATGTCGTGGACCAGTTAGTGTTTACCGGAAGCGCACTCCAGTTGGCCTTGTCACCTGTCGTATCGAATCCACCACCAGTCGCAATATTGGTGAAGTCACCTACGGAGATAACTTTGGCCGTGATGGCGTCAGAAGAGATCAGGTCGGAGGTAATCGATGCGGCAGACAGGATTCCGGCATCAATGGTACCAGACTTCATATGGTTGGTGGTAATTGCACCGTCCACAAGAAGCTGTCCACCGTCTCGACGGTAAACCTTTACATCCTTGACTTGGATGCCCTTGCTGGCTACGCTGGAAAGGCCAATGAGGAAGTATGAGGCGTCTGTTTTGTAGGTGGTGACGGCAATGACTCCGGTAACCGGAGTAGCTGTAGCAGGAATGGTTACCGATTTGCTAGTAACAGAAGAAGTACCTCCGGTCGGGGCATCATACGTCCAGACACTGAAGTTACATGTGGTAGCCGCAGTTGCTTTAGCCGTGAATTCAAAGTAAATCTCGTCGTTAGCGTTGAAGGGAACGGGTCCACGTTTCTCAGTGAACATCATGTACAACTGGGTTGGAGACACCATGTCTAGGAACCCGGAGGTGACCTTTGTCTCACCGCTCGGGTAGGTGGCCATCACCCCTGTGCGCTCATTGACAGTGGCTAGGTTCCGGAAATCAGAAACGGAGATCTTATCTGCACCGATAGTACCGGCAGCGATCATATCACCCACGATGCTGTTGGACTTCAGTCCCGGAGCCTCTACAACGCCCGTAGCGGCATCCACCTTGAAGGTCAGGCCGTTGGTGCTGTTGTATGCTGATACGCCCGTAGAAGCGATCTTGATGCCCTTTGTGGGCAATGTGCTGGTCTGGATGCCAGTACCGTTGATTGTTGCACCAGTGATTGTAGATCCCGACTGGATGTCACCAGTCAGTGTGAGGGCACCAGCCGAAGACAGGGAGAAGTTCTTGTTACCCGCTCCGTCGAAACCTGCAAGCTCATTAGGGGTCAGCTTGATTCCGCGAGCGGATGAACCGGACACCGGAGAGCTTGTTGTCTGGATGAGGGCACCTGTGATAGTCTTACCGTCAATGGCACCATCAACGATAAGCTCTCCACCGTTCATACGACGGCCTGATATGTTGTAGAATCCGTTAGACCCAACAGCACCGCCACCGATTGGCAGAGTGATACGTGTGTAGGCCGCACCTGTCGGAACAACGGCTACCAGTTCGAACTTGGTCCCACCGTTGGACGCGCTGGACTGGGGCGCTCCAGTGTAGACAGGGCTGGTTAGAGGTACCTTGGACTTATCGTACCATTCGTAGCGGAGGTACATGGTACCTGTGGCACTCGGTCCACGGTAGGAGGTTGCAGTTGCGTAGAGGCTTTCTCCCGGCTGAACGGCCATGAACGGCCCACGTGCCCATGCAGTTGCGGCGTTATCGGTGGCCTCAAGACGTCTTCCACTGGCGTCAAGGGAGGTGGGGACTATCAACATCCCACCAGAGAGCGTCCAGTCCTTAGGAGACTCTGCTAGCGAGGGAGCAAAGTTCGTTAGGTCGGAGACCATCAAGCTAGATACACCGATAGTGTTAGCCATGATCATGTCGCCTGTAATGGAGCTAGCCTTCAGGCCCGGAACTTCGACCTGACCAGTAGCAGCGTCGAGAATAAACGTCGGCACACCACTGGCATCCCACGCGTTGATTCCGGTATCCTTGATCTGAACTCCACGCTGAGGTGTAGCGTTGGTGTAGATACCAGATGCCGACAAAGTGGCACCCGAGATGGTGGACCCTGACTGGATCGTACCACGGACGGCAAGAGTTCCGCCAGTTGTCAGCGAGAAGTTCTTGTTGCCGCTTCCGTCAAACCCCATCAGTTCAGTAGAGGTCAGCTTGATTCCACGCGCACTTGATCCGGTTGCCGGAGTGTTGTGTGTCTGGATGGTAGCACCAGTGATAGTCTTACCGTCAATGGCTGTGGCAGAGATTTGCTGGCCGCTGAGGGTACCCACAGTAATGGTGCCTGCATCGATGTTGGCAATGTTGAGTCCATCGACCTTACGCGAGGTCCACACCCCACCTCCGGCGTACTCCCACTGTGCAATGATGTTGAACGGTGACGTGAGGGAACGCTTGAACCAAGTGTCACCTACGGTGTACGGCTGGCCGCTTGTTCCTGTTGAGCCAGTGGCGTCAGAGTTGGAGTATACGATCTGGTTCTTACCGTTGGCCGAAGTCTGGGCAGCACTCGCCATGGATGAGATGGCAGTGAGCGATACAGGCGCGAACATTGCGTCAACCTGTGATGCAAATGTAGGGCTGATCGAGAACCATCCATCGTTGCCGGAGATCTCATTCCAGAGCAGGTCAATGATGTGCCAGCCCGCAGTCAGCGGGAAGGAGACGACAATGTTGGTGCCGACAGTTCCCTTGGAGTAGACTGAGGCACCGTCAACGTAGACTCGTCCGCCGTCATCGTGGGTTGCGGTGACAGTGATAGTCTTTGATGAGATAACATTGACGACAGTGCGAGCCTGACCAATGTAGTTGGTTCCTTGGTTTTTCACCACGTCGGTGCCGTCTGAAACCAGTGTGGATGTTCCAGCAAAACCAACGATGTCAGTGTACGCCGGAGTTGCACCCGAAGCAAGTACCTTATCGTACTTGGTGTAGAGCCACTTGTTCGGGGCGGTGCTGTCAATATCAGTTGTAAAGGTTGAGTACAGGGCCTTGTCAATGGCAGTGTCCTGTGCTACGATGAAGTCAGAGCCATCATAAACGTAGAGCTTGTTGCCGTCGTCAGTGTCGATCCAGATGTCACCCTTGAGGTACGTTCCACCGGTCGGCTTTGCGGTCTGGAAGAACGTTGCGCTCTTTGCGGCAAGTTTCGGGGCGGTATCGGCAATGGCGTCGAGCTTTGCCTGTGTCGCCTTGGTCTGCGCGTCCTCAGGAGAGAGGTAGGCAAGGATTTCCTCGTTAGTTGACGGGCGGATGTTCAGCCAGTCAAATACAATGTCCTTGACAGCCTTAGAACCGCCTAGGGCGCTGGACCAGTTGGCCATCAGGTAGCCGTCCATGCCGGACCATGTCCCAGTAGTATTAGCCGGACGACGGAGGGTTTTAGTGATTCTGTACCACTTGCCGGTTTCCGGGTTGGTTATCTCGTCTTTCAGGTTGATCTGAGAACTGTAAGGGGTCAGCCCGTTCCAGTCCAGACGCACAACTGCCCCAGAGAGGCTTGCTCCAGATACTAGGTAGAACGCCAACTCAACGGTAAAGTACTCAAGGTTTGGAGCATGGTTGAGAATACCATTCCAGTTTAGTCCACGATCTGTAGTGGTGTCAACACAGTTAAATCGGGCAGCAAATGGTCCGCGACGGACCAGCGTAGTTTCCTTGGTGGGGCCAGTCCCGAACGCAAGATACTGGTTCGGGACGGTGCCAGTCCAGTCATCAAAGCTAGGGTTTCCTGAGTAACCCTGAGCATTGATGGAAGCAGCGTATGCCGCATCGGACTTGGCCTGTGCGTCGAGAGCAGCGTCAATCTGAGCCTGAGAGATGGCTCCGTCCTTCACTACAACCCACGCGCTTGTTGCGGTGTCCCAACGCTTGGTGACTGCAAGTCCGTCACCGAGAGAGGTGTCGATCCACGTTGTGGTAGAGTTACGGAACTGGACGGCAGGCTGGACGGCCCCGGTGAATGTTCGGTTCTTTTGGGCCTCATCCCACGCCTGCTGAGCGGACACACCGGCAGCAGAGGCACTAACGACCGTGGAAGCAATACGGGAGTCGGCAACAACGGTCCAACCGTTTACCGCATCCCAGCGCTTGTGGATATTGATTCCGCCAGTGGTATCGATCCAAAGGTTCTGTGGCTTCTGAGCGGAAGCTGACGGAGTACTGCTGGAGTAGATGACAACTGCCTTGGCGTCAGCGGCATCCTGAGCTACCTTGATGCCTCTGTCCGCCACGGCACGCCAACCACCGGCACCAGCGTTCAGGGTAGGTTCCCAGTACTTGGTGACCATCATACCATCGGTACCGGAAGTGTCATTCCAGATCGTGGTAGCATTGCGGAACTCCACGGCAGGCTCAGTAGCCTGTGTGAAGGTGCGTCCCTTCTTTGCTGTCTCCAGCATGGCGTACGCCATATCCTGTGTGGTCTGCCACTTGGTTCCGTCCCATGTGTTCAGACGGTATCCGTTGGTAGTGTCGAACCATACGTCACCTGTTTTTGGTGTGATGCCGGTCGGTGCTGTTGGGGCGTAGTAGTTGGTGTTCTTTCCATCGGCAGATGCCAGCGCACCAGTCGCAGCAGCAGTGGCGGCAGCAATGGCCTTGTCGCGCATGTCAATCCATGCTCCGGTGCCTAGCGGACCCGCAGTTGCGTTCCAGACGTAGATTCTGTTATCATCATCAGTATCGAACCATGTATCTCCATCTTTATGGGAGACACCTGCCGGGGGAGTTGCCTGATACCAGTTTCTGTTTTTTGAGTTGGCGGCAGTCTGGGCTGTTCCGGCAGCGTCAGCGGCCTGCTGAGCATTGGCAAACGCAGAGTCTGCCTTTAGCTGGGCCGAGAGGGCATCCGTTACGTCGGTGACCTTGAAGCTGTCAACGAAGTAGACGTTTCCATTACCGGTGAGGCGAGGTCCGAACTTGATTTTGCTGACAGGGATTGTTACAGTGTAGTCCTTGGTCACCTTAGTCCATGTGGAGGTGGTCAGAGAGGCTACAGAGACTGTGGTATCAGCTACAGGGGCGTTGTTGCTTGTCCCATCCAGTTTGGTTGTGACAAAGTAGAGACCGACCGAAGCAGTAGCGTCTGTTACGGCAGCAGTCTGGCCTAGCTTTACCCAGTACTCCGCACGGTAGGTTCTACCGCTTGCAGCGGCGACATCGTTGCTGTAAGCTAGGGCAGAAGATGTGGTGGGAGCGCAACGCAGGTACTGTGTTCCTGTGCGTGCAGCACTCGCATTAACGACTACGGAGGACAGCGTTAGGGTAGGCCATCCAGTGATAGGCTTGCCTGTCACGATGGGCGCGTCAAATTCACCATTGATGACAAGGTTCTGCCCCTTGGCAAGCAGAGCGTCGGCAAGGGCCTGAGCGTCGGCAAGAGAGTCCTGTGTCTGTACGGCGGTGTTGGTAAGTTCTGTGTCCTTGTCCTTCAGTTCCTGAATCTTGTCATCGACAAGCTTGGTGGACATGATGCCTTCCATCGTAACGATGGGGCTTCTGGCGCTGAATGCAGATTTGTTACCGTTTTGGTCTTCGGACTGGAAGGAGAATTGCCATGTCTCGTCTTCGGCAATGACGTCCAAGTTGAGGTAGGCAGCGGCAAGTTCACGGCGCACGACTCCGACAGGGGTAGTGAATACCGTTGCCCCGCCCACGATCTTGTGTCCGATGACGTTCAACTGCAAGAAGTCGCGTGGCTTGGTTTCACCTCCGGCAAAGAGTCCATCCCAGCCAACACTAATGAGGGCAGGCTGTGCCGTAGTGATAGGGGCTGTGGCTACCGGAGGCGGGGTAGTGTCCCCCACGAACGGATCGATGCCATAGGAGCCGTCCGCAAGCTGCCCGATGACAATCTCGACGCCGGTCAGCGGATCTCTGGTGGTGGCAGACTGGAAATAAATATCTCCAGCCGGTCTTGATTCGAGGGATTCAACCCTCTTTCGTGTATCAATGATCTCGCGGGCAATAGCTCCGTCTGGACCGATTCGTCTATTCTGCATCTTACATCCTCTATGTCACTTAACTGCTAAACTTCTTCTGAAGCCTTGTCAAACTTGCTTTCTTGCTGTAGACTGACTTTGACGTTGTTACTTCCGTCGCCAGTCAGGCTGAGAATCCTCATAGGAGTCATCCCATCAGGGATAGAGAGCCATCCCTTAGTGTATACTCGTGCCAGATCTCCGGGCCAGAAGCTTCCAAACGGGATCTCAGAGTCCCCACGGACGGTCATCTGAACTTCCAGAAGAGCCTCATCGTTGGCGGCTAGCTCAGCGTCCCCATGCCCCTTCACGACGGCAGGGTTCTCACTGCTTCCCTTGTTGACGACCTTCTCAAGGAGTGGGTAATCCTCTTGCAGCGGGCCGTTGTTTGTGCTAACCTGAATAATCATCTTCTCATCCATGCCAGCCCCGAGGGAGAAAACACGTGATGCTTGGTAAGTTCCAGTGTAGTTTACCGTCATGTCCGCGACCTGACCCTTTTGAGGTGTCGTGTCCCAGACTTGGGTGAACTGCTGCTGGATTCTCGGGTGGTCTTCCGTTCCGTGCCACAGGTCAAAAGTCAACTGGTTGCTTCTGATCAGGCGCGGCTTGAACATGATGTCAGGACCGTCGATGACGTTGGAGAGCTTGGTCAGGATTCCGTCACAGGTGAGGTTCTGAAGGTCGAACCCCTTGTAATTCCTCTGGTGGTATCCGTCGTTCGTTCCACCCTGTTCCGGCAGTGCAAACGAGATTGGAAGCTTGCCAGCGGGCTTCTGTTGTGCCTTCTGGACGACTCGCTGGGCAATGGTGCCTAGCGATAGTCCGCTGTAGCTGATCTTAGACTTACTCAGCTTGGTCCAGTCCGACTGCTCTTCGACAACAACTCGGTTGGCGAGGATGGATCGGATTCCGCCACAGTTGACGGACACAGAGTCCCAGCTTTCGCTCGGGCGGGTTGTGATGGGGCCAGCCACGACGGGAACACCGTTCCAGACGAGGACAACTCCTGCCCACCAAGCGGAAAGCCATTTGGTCAAATCAACCGGAGGAAGATCTGACTTCTTGAGGTTCAGTTGGATGGATTCGATTCCGTTTAGCTCCACCGACCATGCAAGGCTTTCGTAGTTGAGCTTAGGGCCGATCCTGCCAGTGGTGGACTGGTAAAGGTACGCCGCCCACATTACTTCTGTGGTCCCGCGTCAATGATGATCATTTCTACACCAATTCTACCATACCCTTGACCGTCCGTGCCGTAGTGTGCGTACGCATCTCCGGGGCCTACCATCTTCTGCATGCCGAGGTTGACATTGTGTCGGCCCTTGGATACAGTGATAGTCTTGGTAAACGTCAGTGTCTGCCACGACTGGTGCAGTCCCGGAGAAGTCCAGAGAACAAAGTCTCCGTCACAGTTAGGGAGGAAGCCATACTCGCAGTACGCAGTGTTGTCAAAGCCAACTGCTCCGGTACCATTGGGTCGGAGTGCACTGAGGCAGGCGTTGACCGTGACGTTGACAAGACGGTCGCTGGGCACGTAGAATGAACCCTGTCCGCGCCTGACGAGTGTGTCGTTGAGCTTGCCGTCGAATTTGTACTGGTAGTTGTAGAGCAGACCAAGGCTCGCGCCGTAGGGCAGGACGTAGTTGATGTCCGCCGTCTCCACGACACTGTTGGTGTTGGTTGCTCCGGCAGTGATACTGTATGTTCCCAATGCAACGGCTCTTGGAGGGAGCGTGCTTGCGACACCGAGGACAATGTTGGAGTTGCCTTCGATGGTGGGGAATGCCTGCTGGGCATATACGATGTCTGTTCGGGTTGAAGTAACAGTAGGTGTCGTCACGGTTCCACCAGCGATAGGTGCCATGACGATTTCGCCGGTAGCGGTCTGAATTGCCGCAACCCCCGACGCTACAGTATACTTAAGCTGGGATGAGCTTTTGGTGATTACGCAGCCGGAGATAATTCCGGGAGTGTAGAGAGATCCCCACACCTTGCGTACGTCTAGATCGGTTGTACCGGAAGTCGGTACACCTCCTGCGAGAGTGGCGTCAACGCCCCATCCTGAAGTCATTTTGTCCATTCCTCTTCTCTTGGACTAAATCCAAGTATCTCTAATAATTATATCACAAAAGCCGGTGCCGGATGAAAGCGGTTCGAATGACGGACGCAGAATTTCACCGGGAGCTACCGAAAACCAGTCGCGGTCCAAAAGAAGAGTTGACTTGTCAATTCCTCCCTGAAGGGCCACACCTCTGCCCATGTCAATGGTGACTGGAGTCTGGTAGGAAACCTGCCCCTCATAGGTTACCTTGTGGTCATTGTTGTCCATGATGGTAAACCCGTCAGCGTAATCTCCGGTGACCTTGATAATCGGCCATGCCTCCGCATTTCCCTTATTGGTGAGTACGTCACCTCTGTTCAGGCTCTGATCCGTGTTGTAGTTCAGCGGGTAGGTGAGGATGTACTTCAGACCTCCACCGGACGTTGCTTGAGACGCCCCAAGGCTGACCGTACGGTCCTCACCGTAGATAAACGGATCGGGCGCGTAGAAGTCGATCTTCCACGTGGCGAAGAGATCCGACTGCTGGACCCACGAGGTGGCCCCCTCAAGGCCCACGGTGGCGTATCTGGTACCGGCCACCGTCTCGACCTTCAGAGAGCCGTAGGAGCCGTCTGCAAGGGTTCCCACGAGCAAGTCTCGCATCTCCTGAAGCTTGACAATGCTTGAGGCGACAGCCGTTCCGGAGAAGGAGATCAGTCTTGCGGACATCTCTGCCTTCTCCGGAAAATCACCGTGGGAATTCAGACGCTGTGTAGTGTTTCTACGCACGTTTGACCCATCCGTCCACCCGGTTACGGCGGTCGGGTCTAGGACAAACTGTTTTGTATCTCCAGTCTGGTAAGACCTCAGTATGAGGGTTCCAAGTGTTGCTACAATTTTGTCATTCTTCAGATACATCTTGTTACCTAACGGCTAGCTATCTGCCAGTAGAGTTCCTTCATGGCAGATTCACCGATCTGCGCTTCTGAAAGACCCTGTGACGGGTTGACGGTGAAGTTGATTTGCGTTCCGGCACCGCCGTGAGCGGCTGGACTTACTGCGCTGGTTGTGGTAGCATGGCGCGACTTGACAACGGACGGTTGAACCGGCTTGTTGTTGAAGCCACCGTCAGCGAACATGGCGTACTTCTCCAGACCGAACTCTGCCATAACCTGACGGAGGATTTCCAACGAACGCTTACGCTTGCTGAGAGCCAGCGGGATATATGCTTCGCCGCCTTCAGCCTCAGCCCAGATACGCATTGGGACAGCCGCAGACTTGTAGGCAATCTGTGCAACGTGGTTTTCAATTCCACCATTTGCATAGGCCTTGACTGCCGGAGCAACTGCCTTACTAAGTATACCACCGTTTGCGAAAGTCTGAACGTTGTTCTTCATGATTCCACCATTAGCGAATCCGAGGGCGTGCTTGATTGCAAACGACGCGGCATCCCAGAGTGCACTGACAGTGAAGGTTTTGTTGCCGATTGTCTGTCTGTCAACTGCACCGACCACACCTGAAGCCTGATCGTCAGCCGTGAGCTTGACTTCCTTGCCTCTGAGCGCGTCGATGGTTCCTTGGGCTGCATTCCTTCCGGGAGCAGCAGCGTCATTTGCCGAAAGATCCCTAGTGACGCTCTTCAGAGATTCCATCGTACCAGTTGCGGAATCCTTTCCGCCCTGTGTCTGGTTGTCTCCAAAGAACTTGCGAGTAACATCATTAAGCTGGTTCATGGTGATCGCGGCTTGGTTCTTGCCGTCCTCAGTAGCGTCCTGTGCTTCCATCTTGCGGGTGACATCAGGAAGAGCACTCATGGTAGCCTTGGCTGACTCAGTAGCAGGGCCAGTCAAGTCAACGCCCTTGAGGTACTTGTCAAGAGTAGGTGTTAGGTTATACTCTTCAATAGCCTTCTTAGCGAGTTCCGTAGGCGCAGTGGCGTTGTCCTCGACACCGAGTGCTGCCTTGACATCCATCATGCCGTACTCTTTGGCCTTCTGCTTGGCCTCATCGAACACGTGGGAGTCAGGGAAAGCAGCCTTAAGAAGGACTTCAACTTCAGAGTCATCCTTGGCTAGGGCGATCTTAGTCATAAGCTCGCCCATGCTCTTGCCGGTGTCATCCTTCAGAGTTGCGACAGCCTCCCAGCCGCCGTTCTTGTATGCTTCCCTCATTCTGTCAGTACCGAGGATGGTGTCCTGTACCTGCTTGCTGGATGCTGTAAGAGCTACTTCCCAGTTACCGGACATGACACCGGCCTTCATAATCTCAAGATGGAGTAGCTTGCTTTCTGCGTCCTTGGTATCAACGGCTACAGCAGCCTTTAGGTTCTCCGGGTTGAGCTTGAGGTTAGCCATGATAGTGTTGACAGTACCGACATCAAGGCCCGCCTTTTCGAGGGTTGTCCTGACCTGCTTGGCACCATCGTTCATAACCTTCAACGCACCGGCAGCAGCCTCAGGGAACTTCATTCCTGTGTCCTGAAGGCGCTTAAGTTCGGCGGCACCGGACTGGAGGACTGCGTCCCTTGCTCCGTCCATCTGCTGCCCGAAAGCTACAGCACCCCTAGAGGTGGTGTTCCATTGCCCGTTAATGTCCAGCAGGCCCTTCTTGAATGACTCGCTGAACTTGGTCTGGTTTTCCTCCCAGTGGTCATACTCCCCACCGATACTCTTGATTCCATCCTCCAGATCGAATACCGATTTTGCAAAACCAAGCGCGTTAGTGCTGGCAGACGCCATTCCGTCGCCAGCGACATCAAGGTTCTGCTTAAGCGCGGCAAATTTCTCACTCACGCTGGAGGTGGATGACTTTAGGGTGTCAAAGTTCCGTGCGAGGATAGTTGCCTGTACAGTAGTTTTACCGGTCGCCTGAGCCAAAGCCAGTACGCGCTCTTCCGCCTTCTTAGCCGAATTAGCTCCGTCCTCAATCTGCTTTGTCATCTCATTGAGGTCTGTCTGGGAAAGACCTTTGAAATTATCGGTAGTCATATTGACAGAAGCAGCAAGTTCCTGAGTTACCTCATTGCCCTCACCAGTTGCGTCACGGATCTTCTTGAAGTTATTGACAAACTCGTCTCGCCCCTGAGGGTTGGACAAAGTTTCCATAACCTGATCCATGTTCATACCTGTATCGCGTACAAGCTCTTCCATGTTGCGTCGCCCGGACCTCATGAGGTCATCGAACCAGTTGGCGTCCTGATCCAGAACGTCAGCAGCCAGCATCTTCTTGGCAGCGCCTGTGAAGGCAGCAGACTGCTCATCAAGGGCACCCGCAAGGCTGGCGACCTTGGATTCAGCCTTAGCTTGAGAGTCAGCGAATAGCCCGATTGCCATGGTAGCGCCCATGAGAGCTAGACCCCAGCCGCCACCCAGCGCGGACATGAGTCCACCGCCAGCCTGCTTCAGTCCAGCCCCAAGGTTAGCTCCGAGATTCTTACCAGCCGTGAGGGCGGCAGGGCCTAGGGCCTTGAACGCGTCACGAGCAGGTTGTAGGTTATTGTGTACCTGTGATGCGGTGTCCTTGATCTTTTTGCCAAAGTTGTCCAGAGCACTGCCAGCGGGTACCAGCGAACGCGCCAAGTCCTTCCCGACGCCTTTAAGCTGGTCACCCATACCACTAATAGTCTGCTTTGTACGTGTGGCTACGTCACCCAGACCCCTCTTGACACCGTCAAGATATGGACCTAGATTCACACCCTGTCTGAATCCGGCACCGGCCTGCTGCATGGCCCCCTTCATCTTGTCAGCCATATCCTGTGCACGGCCTACCAGAGGGCTGAATGACTTACCGACGCCTTCAGAGAGAGCAACACCAAAGTTCTTGGCGGATGCACCCATAGTGGCGAAAGCGTCACGGACGCCTCCGCGCATCTGTGCCGCACCCCTTCGGACCTGTCCGAATGACTTACCGGCGTTGGTAGTCTCGTCCTGTAGGCTCTTACCCAGACCGCCAAAGAACTTGTCGAAGCCCTTCTTGAGCAGCAGGAATAGGCCAATCGACATCATGACTGTCTGAATGGCTGCGGGCAGTTTGGAGAATGCTGTGAGAAGGTTGCCAACTCCGGTAGCAAGTGCTACAATTGGACCCTGAGCGAGTCCAAGGAGCGCCTGCATGAATGTGTTGAATACTGGGAGAGCGTCAATGACGCCCTGCTTGATGGACTCAATGACCTTATCGATTGTATCAAATAGCTGATTCAGGCCGGGAGCCATGCCCTTGAATACTTCTCCGGAGATGATTCCAAGGTTCCCGATACTAGACCCGAGGTCAGCGAAACCGGGCTGGAGGATATCTAGGGCAGTAGCCATTCCATCCATGGCTGTAATGAGTCCGGACCCAAGGCCGGTACCGTCAAAGAGGGTTTTGATGCTGCCAATGAACTTGGATACGACTACGGAGGACTCGGTCAGGAAGATGCCAATGGCTGTGGAGGAATCACCAACGAACTTTGCAAGATCACTAAAGGCTTCACCCAAGTAAGCTGCACCAGTTCTGGCACCTTCAAGTACTGTGGTCAGGCGGCTCTGGAACGGTTCACCGTTGACAAGGTCCCTGATGTCGCGCAAGCTAGCGGCCATCTCGGTAAGTCCGGGAGCACCGGCACGGCGCGAAGCGTCAACCAGTCCACCGAAGATACCGGTGGTGGACTTGACAATGGAACCCATTTCCTGTAGTCTCTTAGTACCGGTTTCGATCCACTCGTTGATCTTTCCAGTCTTCTCGGCATTCTCGATGAAGCCCTTGAACTGGGTGGCGAGTGAGGTGAGGTATGTTCCGAACTGTGGGAGGTAGGTTGCTCCGACCTTCCCGAGAATGTTGAACGCGTCAATGAGGCGTCCCATTCCGGGCGCGAGGTTATCGAGGAATCCGGCTAGGTGCTCGAACATCTTCTGGAGTGTCCCGTCACCAAGACGTCCAAAGGCAAGTGAGACTTCCTTGGTCACTGTTCCGAGAGACCCGCCTACCTTGACGAAACCGTCTGTAAGGGCCGGTAGGAGCCTCTTGACGGTGTCCTGTAGGGAAGTGCCCATGGAGACCCAAAAGGCCTTCTGAACGGGCTTCTGGATCTGCGCGTAGACACCCTTGAGGGCCTTGACAGTGTTCTGTGCCTCTTTAGGCAGTTCCGCCAGAGCGGCAGCGGACTTCTTGGCATCCTTGTTGAAGGCCTTACCGAAGTTTGTCCACGCCATCTTCATAGCGCCCATGATGGTCACCATGGAACCCATAGCGGTAGGCATAAGGGCTATCAATCCTACGGCCTCAGAGATGTCTCCACCGACACTGAGGATGTTAGCACCGGCAGTAAGAATCTCAGCACTGATACCGCCAATGACAGATACGATGGCTGTACCCTTGACGGCAATGGCCTCAAAGTTTGCTGCTACTGCGGAGAGGGTACCACGAATCTTCTCATAGGGGATTGTACCTGTGAGTGTGTTGAAGAGGCCCTTGAGGGCGGCAGTGGTTTGCGGGTCAAGCTTGGCACTGATCTTAGCTGTGCGGTTTCGGGCAGCAAAGTCAAGTTGGGCTTCGGCTGCTCCTGTGTCGGCGTCAGCGTTGAATGTCGAGCGGGTGTGCGCAAAGCGGGTACGAAGTGCGGTAAGCTGGGAATCTGCACCAGCGGTGTTGGCAACAGCGTTGAACTCAAGGTCGTTCTCAAGGAACTTGCTGAGAAGCTTTGCCATCTTGGCGTCAGCCTTGGTGACATCCGCGTCGATCTTAAGTACCGCATCCTTTGAGGTGATGCGGTACCTAAGATCACGGATTTTCTTGGACGCCTTTGTCATATCGACATCGGCCTTTAGCTGGATGGCGACATTCTTGATTCTACGTGCTGCTGCGCGTACGTCGGCTTCGAAGTGCTTGTCTTCGGCTCGGATCTGGACGTAGGCTGTTCCAATAATAGCCACCGAACCACTTCACTTTCTAAATCAACATGGGCGAGAGCTACAAGCTCATCATGGGTATACCGGCGAGACCCGGTAAAGTTCCGTCGTCTGTCGCGTCAATTCCGGTAATAAGCCCAGCTTCAGCATCTGCTAGAGTGTCGAAGATGTCGTCAGTGGCTACTTGAGAAGTATTACTTCTCTTAATTCTACCATAGTCTCTGTCGAGAGACGTACGGCTTTTCAAAACAAGACCGTCATTTCGCTGGTCATAGACACTATCATCGATTATTAGGTTATCAATCATATTCATAACCCGGTCTGAATCATATTCGTTGAATAGCTCTAGGAGGTCAGTTTTCTTGTTCAAAAGGTAGTGGCCGTCATAATACGGCCACCACCTCAAGAATTCCTGACCAACGCCTATGACTAGTCCGTAGGGCGCGAGGTGCGCTCTTCAATCAGATATGCTACGATATCGGCTAGTACCTGAAGCTGGATGACCTTCTCAGGGTCGCGGGTGAGCTTGTCGAAACGCTTGAAGTTCTCGCGGTCCATGGAACTCTTCAGGTAGCCTAGAATGGCTCCTGCGGTTCCGTTGGAATCTTCCTGCGAGGATGCTGCGATAAAGTCCAGAAGGACCGCTCCGGGAACCTGACCGTAGGCTTCGAAGTTTTCGCCTTCGAGTTCGAATGTGATAGGCTCTACTACATCCTTCGGGGCGGTGGAGGTGAAGGACTTTACTTTACGTGCTGCCATGGGTGGCTCCTGTGTCGTTATTTCTTAGTGTCAGATGACTCGTCTTAGGTTATCCGTCAGGTATCTGTTAGGCTTTGTACCGGGATGACGCACAACCTGTGCATATACTATTCTACCATGAGAATAAAACCTCAATGTTTGCGCTCGGCGCGGAAGGATGATATGCGGGCGGGTTCCTTGGTGATGCATGAGGGCGATTTTGTTGTCAGATCCGATGAGAACGTGAAGTCCTCGACCGTTTCTGACCACGTTGTAGTGGATGGAGGCCTTGAGTGCGCCAGTTTTTACGCCAACCTGTGCTCGGGCAAGGGTTCTCAGCTTCGCGCCAAGCTTTCCCAAATGTCTTCCGGTCATTCCGGTGGGAGATTTGGTGATCTCGTCATAGACGGCGCGATCCAGTACGAATCTAGCCATCGTACATGGTACCCAATGCGGAGAGCGTCAGTACCAACGTAATGGCCTGAAAACCACCCTGTGGCTGTCCAGCGGATACGTCAGCGAGAGATCCTGTAAGCTGGGTTTCTCCGGCCCGCAGACCGGCATCAATGAGAAGCATGGCGTCCCGCATCTGCTTGCGGGCAATCGCACTCTGTACCTCTGCTGGGAGGATGGCGACACCGGATGTCACGTTCCCGTATCGGGACGGTACTGGTGTGGCTGGGTTGGCCGCTTCCGTGTTGGATAGCGGCAAGGCGCGGACCACTTCAATCACGAAAACACCGGAGCGTGGGCCTGCACATTTGACCGGCTCCATGGCTTGGTTTCCCGGAAGACCGGAATAACCCTGCTCAAAAGATACCGTGACCTGTTCACAATCGTGAACTGTGGAACCTGAACCGCCGACCGCGAGGTATCTCCGTTCAGGGAGTTCTACCTCGTGGTCGGCGTATGTCGCTACAACTGTTTCAAGAATGCGGTCCGCCAGATCGACAAATTCATTTGGGTCAAGCATGGCGGTTCCTAGTGTTAGTTAATGATGGATTCTAGCTTGGTGATGAGGGAAGTGCGCTTCTCGCCCTTGCTCTCTGCGTCAAGTGCTGCCTGCGCCTTTGTGGCGTCGTCTCCGACCCAAGCGAGGACAGTCTTGATAGAACCCTCAGGGACGGAAATCTCTTCCGTTACAGGGGCTTCTACGGCTTCTGGCTCGGCGGGTGTAGGAACAACGAATGCTGCTTCTTCGGCTACGGGGGCTGCGTAAGGATCTGTATCGCTCATATTAGTTTACTCTTTCCGCTCTTGGCCCATTAGCCAAGAACACTTTTGGCCTCTTTTTAGCCTTGGTGGGATTTACTGCTGCAAGGAAGAGATCAATTTCGTAGATCCCAACCTTACCGTTGGAGATGAATTCTTGCGGGTCCATGATAGTGTATGACACACCCTGCTTGGAGACGGAGGAAATTCTCTCGGGAAGCGCACAGTTTCCTGAGCCTCTGTCCCAAAGAATTAGCTCATTGGCGAGCCTGATAGCTGCGCGTCGTCCTGCTGCGGGAGGCGGTGTGCCGTACTCGTAGGTTACTTCAAGTTCTGTTACGGGATTCAGGACCCACGGCATAGCGTTCTTCTGGACAACATAGCTGTTGTTTCTCAGAGAATACTCGGATGGGTCTAGTGTTCGACCTAGATACGTGATAGATTGGATGGATCGGATGGGCGTGTGTCGGAGTCTAAGCTCACGGTGCCCGTCTGCGAATCGCGGGAAGTTGTACATGTTGCCGCCAACGACGGTGGGCTGAGTGAGATTTGACATCATATTGTCAGCGGTGTAGACTTCAGTGGTGGTTTGGATTCCGTTATATTTCTCGCCGGACAGTTTGTAGAGCACAAAGCAGGCAAACTGGACAGCAGACTCAGTATACGGCCCGGTTGGGTCTATAGTATCTGCTGCACTAATCCATAGGGTAGCCATGTATTCTCCAATGCTCTTTAGATTAATTATACCACACATAACAGAACCGGCTGGCTCCAAGAGGAACCAGCCGGTTGTGTTAGTTTGTAGCTTATGCTACTGTTTGGTAGCCAGTTCCAGCAGGGATAGCTGTGGTACGAGCGTAAGCAATCGGGGAATCCGATGCGAAAGGCCAAAGCGGAGCAGCGGGGCCGTCTCCGAACGATGGGTTTCCAACGGACCAGCCTTCAAAGCTTGTCGCCATGAGGTCGTTCTGGATTGCGCGTTCTCCGGCCATGTGCATCTGTGCGTATGGGAAGACGAAGTGCCAGTACGGGTTGACGGAAGCCTGACGGCCACCGACGTTCGCAATAGCCCAAACTTCGATAGCAACACCGTTAGGAGTAGCATCGACACCTACGAGAGGTGCCTTCCAACCTACGGACTTGCCGCCTGAAGAAAGCAGAGTTCCACCGGCAATCATTTCGGTGAACTCGGGATCGGGATCACAGAGCGCAATGCTCAGTGTGACGCGCTTGAGTGTGTCTGGAGCCTTCCACGAGGCGCAAACGGTACCGTCTGCTGCCTTGGTTGTGAATTCATCTCCAGTCTCGTATTCCGGTGTGAAGCCGAGGGATACGAACTTCTTTGTGACGTATGATGCGCTTGCGCCAATAACGGGCGCACCATCGGCAGCTAGACGAGTAAGACGGATTGCCATACCCGCAACTGCGGAGGCGTTGTCTTGTGCCATTGTTTATCTCCTAATTTATGCGTAGTCTAGTGTTAGATCAACGAGTACTGCGTACGACGTGGTGGTGGACCATGTAACGGCTGCTGAGCGGTCAACGAAGTACTCAATGTTGTTGACGCGAATATCGACAGCCTGATTCAGGTTTCCGGGTGTAACAATGGTGGGGCCGAGACGAACCGAGACAGGCCCGGTTGCGTACATCCAAGCCTTGCCAGCGGCAGCTACTGCTCCGGTCGGACCCTTCTTTGAGTATCCAACGCCTGCAACTACAGGTGTTCCCAGAGAGGTTCGAAGTGTGGTACCATCCTTGTCAAGGGGTAGCGTGGAAGCTACATCTCTTGGTGCGTGAATAAGTCCCTGTGCGCCTACTGGGGAGTTGGCAATTGCCTGCTCCAACAGCGCCAGACCGTAACGAACCTTGACGGCTGTTCCCGGTGTAGGGGTCACATCTACAGATTGCGCCGAAGCGAGGTATCTGTTATCATTGTCAGTGGTAAGAAGTTTTGCTACATCGCCATTCCAGAATTCCGTCTCAACGGCCTTCTGGGTCACAATGTCAAGCGCCGCCTTGGCGCTTGCTTCAATATCAGCCGGGTTGGTTCCCATGGTGGAAACCTTCACGGATGCCTTGACATCGAAAGGATAGTACGTCTTGAAGTGTTCTTTAGAAGCGCTGTTGTCAACAACCGTTACGGATGCAGCAGGGCTGACTCCGTAGATCGATCCGTTGACAACAACTACACCGGCGTCCAGATCTTCGTAGGTAAGCCCAGAAGTCCAGAAGCTGTCACTCTCGTTGTACGTAGTGGTAGCTGGACTCAGAATACCGAAGGGGGCGACCTCAAGTCCCGCTGTGGGGACTAGGGTGGTGTTACTGCGTGCCATGTTGATTCCTTAGTTGATTCTGAGTCCAGCTACTGTTACTATTGATTTACTACTAGCCTGCAACTACAGTAGTAGCGGAGGATGAACCCTTGATCTTCAGGGTGGACTTGACGCGTAGGGACTCTACGCCGACCTTGGCAACGCCCTCGAAAGTTTCGAGGAAGATCTTGTAATCGTTGGTGCCGTTCAGGGTGGAGTCGCGGACAAGTCCGAGGTCCAGTGTTCCGCCATCAAGGAATACGAAGGTGCCCTCAGAGAAGAGGTACCAGATAACGTCGGTCGGGAATCCGAGAAGAGCGCCATCAGCCTGTGATCCGAAGATCTGGCCGGTCTCGCCGTCAAGGTGCCAAGAAACGTTGATCTGACGAGTGGTGAACCACTTGTTGATCTCGGACTCGCCAAGGTTGAAGGTACCGTCGCGGCCATCTCCCGGAAGCTGCTTGGTCAGGTCTGCACGGAGTGCATTCTTGAACCACTCAGGGAAGATAACGCGAAGCGGGGACTTCGGGTCAAGACGGTAGCGGCTGCGGTAAGCAGAAGCTGCCTGTTCGATCTGGACGAAGATGTCGCGTGCTGCGCCAAGCTCTGCACCGGCTGTAACCTGTGTGGAGAGGGCACCGATGCGGGTAAGCAGGCGGGTCTCAGCGAAACGTGCGTGCTGAACCATTCCAAGCTGGGTGTGGCGCTCAACAAGCTCCGGGTAGGCGCGTGCGCCAAGGTTACCGAAGGTGAGGCAGAGCGGGATAGCGTCGGTGTAGACGGTAACTTCAACGCCTGCTGCAACGCGGAGGCAAGGCTTGACCGGGTTCGGGCCTTCAGGTGTGGAGGCGTCGATGTCATCCTGCATGGTCCAAACGGAAACTGCACCGTTCAGGTCAGTAAGCAGCGGTGGGGTCATGAAGCGGAGGCCACCACGATCTGCACCGAATACGGCGAGAGCGTCACGGACTGGGCGGACAGAAGTCTCGCCAAGCTCGAAGATGTCGTAGGAGGTGTCAACCGGAGCGGTAAGGCCACCGGCAGCAACAACGGCCTCAGGGGAGACAACGTTGTTGATCTTGGCGCGGTTACCTTCAACATCGTTGCTGAAGAGCATACGGCTGTCTGGGAAGGAAGTTGCGAAGCGTGCAACGGTGTGCTGCTCGCCGTCTCCACCGGAAGTGCGGCCCATGCCGTGCTTGCGGGAAAGAAGAGCCTGTGCAACATCAGAGATGCTGGAAAGCTCGGAGCCTGCTGTGATGCCCGGAAGGTCAGCACCAGCAGTAATTACGATTGGGGCCTTAGCAGCCTTAGGTGCAGGGCGTAGCTCTGCGGGAGCTTCAAATGCAAGCTCTTCTGGTGTTGTGGAGGCGGTCACTGTTTCCACCGGGCTTTCTGTGTTAGACTCTTCTGTAGCGAATTCTGCTACAACTTCATTAGGGGTTTCAGGGGCGCTTTCAGCCTCTGGTGCTTCTTCGACAGATGCTTCAGCTTCGGCTGGAGCGTCTACTACGGCTTCAGCAGCAGTCTCAGACTCAGCGGAGAAGGGCTTTAGGTCCTTCTTCTTCTCTTCGTCTTCTTCTGCCGGAGTCTCGCCAGCTTCTTCCTCTTCGGTTCCTTCGGCAGGGGCTTCAGCGGGTGCTTCTTCCTCTTCCTCTGGAGCGTCAGGGGCTGCGAGTTCTTCTTCTGAGCCGGTCTCTTCGCCTTCTGCGACATCTGTTGCTTCAGCTTCGGCATCTCCAGCAGTCATGCGGGAAATTGCTTCTTCAGCAGCGGATGCGAGTTCGGCTGTCTCAGCTACACGACGGTCTGTCTCGTTAACGACTACATCGTTAGCGTCAGCCAATTCGTTCATAGCATCTACGACTTCGCGTGTGGGATTGTCTCCAACGGAATCTGAAAGCGAACCAAATTCGGCCACAATCTTTTCCTGTAGGGCTGAGAGTTCTTCCGGTGACAGATCGGCTAGGCGATCAAGGTTTTCACGGATTGAATCCACAGTTCCCTCCTTAGATTTATAGAGGTGGACGAATATGTCCATCGGGTGTTTTAGTGACATTCAGCAGAAGGGCGAGCGTTCTAGACACTTCGCGCTTAAAGTATGACTCCAGTATATCATAAAAAAATGGGTGTGCAGCAAGTTTTGCTTGACAGAGCACGCTTAATGGCGTACAATGAGAAAGGGCCTCCCGTGTGTAACGGGAGGCCCTAAGCTCTAGCTATTGAACTTTGCTCGCAAACGTGCTACGCTGGCCGCAAGCTCTGCGTCAGCGGACTGGCGAGTAGACATCATGCGGGCACGTGCGGCGTCAGCCTTGGAAGACAGTTCAGCGTTGCGCTGAGTGACAAGAGCACCCATGCGACCGCGAGCCGCTTCAGCCTTGGAGGATAGCTCCGTTGCTTCGATCTTAGATAGTCTACGATCAAGCTCAGAAAGCTTGTTGTCCTCACGGAGTTCAGCAAGGTACGCGGCACCAGCAGCAACGAGTGCTCCCGGAACGCCACCGGAGGCCGTAATAGCGCGTGCAATCGGGAATCCCGGTACATTCACTTGGCAGACGGCTACAAGCTCCAGACGGCCATTGATCGGACGCCAGTCACCGGACGGTGAGGACGCACGGAACGCACGGATCTGTGAGGGTGTCACCTCTGGACGGAGAGACCCCGAAACCCAGATGCCGAACTGGTCTTCGCCAGCAACCACGTCAGCCACAGCAGAAGCCGTGTCATCATAGTGTTTGATAGCTTCGTCAGCAGACGCCTGTAGGGATGCGTGCCCGCCAGCAAGGGTTAGCTGCCCAACCTGAACGTCACCTTCATCCGTGCGCAGAACGCCGTTTCGGAAGTACGCGTACTGGGATGCAGAGCGCGGTGGCTTGACGCCACGTCCGGGCATACCAATGTGGGAGGTCTGCCACGCGGCAATGTGTCCAAAGACCTTACCGTCATCTGTGATGGTCAGCGGTGTTGCCTGTGACAGTCCGGGGTCCTTGAACCACGACTTGGGCGGGACAACTGGAGCAGCCGATGCAGCAAGAGCCGCAAGCTGGTATTCGTAATCCTCTGGGATTTCCTCGTAGATTCCCTCAGCGAGAGGAAGCTCTTCAAGCTCCAGAATTGGCTCTTCTTCAATCATAATGTAGCACTCCTGAAATGCTGGTTTTGGTACGATGGTGATACCCATTAGTCGAGCAGAGTCAACGACAATCTTTTCGTTCTTAATGGAGTTTTGTTTCTTTGCAGGGAGGTCATCCTTCTTGGATAGCTCTTTTTCAGGCTCTTCCTCAACCTCTGCCTCAAATTTGTCGAGGTCAACGGAAACTCCACGGAGGAACTTACCGCGAACCATTCGCTCTGCTTCTCGTCCATAGGGTCCAACATCAAATACACCGCGTGCATTTCCAAGACCGTTCTCAAGGCGTTCGATGGAATCGATACGCCCAACGACTACAGATCCTTCGTGACCTGCACCAGTCTTGATCTGCCACATTAGGGGTAGCGGAAGATCACGGGTTGTGATAGAGTCTTTCTTAAAGGAACGTTCATCACCGGAGGAAACCTCTTCCGGTACAGCGAGAGGGATGATAAAGCGGCCACCGGAGGGGACAACAGCAGACGCAATGATTGCGGCAACAACGGGTGCGTTTCCGTCAACGTCACGGTACTGGCCAAGCTCTTCATCAAATGTGTAGAGCGTGGTTTCGATTTCGTTGATGCTGGAGAACTCTGACGCCGCTACAGCAGCGGAAGCAACCATGGCTTCATCAAAGGCTAGCGACTTGACGATTTCCTCGTCAAAGTTTGGCATGATTTTCATGGATACTACTTTCTTCTCGGAACGTACTGTCCGGTTGCAACATCGTGTGTGTGGTTGTAGACTCCGAAGAGGCTCCTGTGGTAGTTCTGGGCGAGGCCCCATGAGCGCTGCGGTCCAACGTACTTTGCCAAATGCTTGTGTGCTCTGGTAAGATCACCCTTGGTACCCCAGCGGATCTTGAGAGCGCCCTTTCCGGTGGTCCAGTAGGCCTGTAGCTGTGCCGCGTTGCCGTGGCCGTGCTTAGGTCCAGCGGACGCCGTCAGGATTTCACCAAACTCGCCGTAAGCATTGCGCTCGGCAGTCAGTTCGCCAATCTCTGCAAGCGAGAATTCGCGCCATTCCGCTGGAACAACATCCATACGGTTGAGTGCACGGGCACGCTTGCGGATGTGGGCCTTCACGAAGATGTCAGCGGTTGCAGCGGATGCAACAACTGCTTCCTTTAGGTCATCTACATCAATGATAGTGTATGACCCATCAGCCAGTGCGTAACCTGAAGCTGCCAGCGGAACCTCACCGGGCTTGGGAAGTGCTGCTTCCTCAGGGTCAGGCGTGGTGTCGCCTCCAGCGTCGTGGGCATCGATCTGCTCAAGAACCGTCTTGACGGTTGCAGGATCAGGAAGCTCGACCACAGTCGGCGGGGTAGCACCCTGAAGCAGTGTGAGTGTATCCGGAGACGCAACCCATGCTCCACCCTGACGGATGAATGCAGACGGCTGTCCGTTTGACTTGACAATGGCAATTGCATCGAGTACAGCCGACTTGTCGATCTCGTCAACAATGGCGAAGTACAGGGCCTCGTCTGTGGGGCCTGTTGCAGCGTCTTCTACGGCCTGATCTTCCTCAGTGTACTCGGGAGTACCTGAAGCCTCTCCTGCGGCCACCACGGGGGCTTCAGCGGCTGTTGAGAGCCATTCAGCGATACGTGCGGCAGGGTCAGCGACGATGGGAAGCTCTACAGGCAGTCTAGCCTTCTGAACCTTGGGTTCTTCACCCTCAGGTACGGCAGGGGCAGCGTCCGGAGTCTCACCGAACTTGCCGCCAGCGCCGCGCTGCTGTACTTTGGCATTCTGGGAACGCTCAACAGGGGTATACACTCCGTCACCGGCAGCAGCAATGATAGAGTATGATCGGTCTAGCTCATCATAGTCTATCTCCGCATCAGCCAGAGTGAACAGGTTTCGCTCTTCAGGATTTGTATCAAGAATATCAAACTCTTCGGCACTGCCGGAGTCCAGCCAGTGGGCGAACTCATCAGCCGTCATCTCGTCAATCGGGATGATCTGTGGTTCGTCCACTTCTTTCATGTCCATGTCCGGGATGGCACAGAACCCGTCAGGTGACCACGAGTAGACCTCACCGGTCTCATAGTCTACAGCGAGAAGCTTGTTGACAATGCTCGACCCGGCATCCCTGCCGACAGCAAAGTACCCGTAGGTGTCGTCGTCAAAGGTGTACTTCGGGTGTGTGTCAACCTCAATGTCATCGGGTGCGGTAATTTCGTCACCGGAGTCAACAATCTTGGAGGCCCACTTGCGGCCCTTGAACCCGCCCCTGATTTTCTCATCTAGGTCATGTTCTGAGAAAAACCCGTGAACCCATTCTACATCTGAGAGGGAAACGGTAGAATCATTGGCAAGACGTGTCGCCACAGCTAGGTCAGCCTCTGGTAGCTCAACGGACAGGCTGGCAATCGTGGACTGGATGTCGCTCTTGACGGACTCCGGGACACGGTACGGCTTCTCTTCTCCGGAGATGGAGACAGAGGCGGCTACAGCGGCAGGGGCAGCTTCTCCACCGCCTGTAGGGTTGGTGTCAGCGGTCTGGCCGATCTGGTCCTCCGAGACCATGGCATCGAAGTCACCTACTGCGGCCTGTCCGTACTGTCCAAGGCTTCGGCCACCGGGCGCGAAAAGCTGGTACATGATATTGTTGCCAGTGGACTTGTCCTCGTGAGGCTCCGGCTCAGTTCCGTCCTTGACATCATTCTCGCCGCCCTGTGCATCGTCCTGCAACTCTGCGGAGAGGGCATAGCCATCCGCACGCTCAATCACGGCCTCACCGTTCGTTGTGAGGGCGTTCTGGAATTCAGGGGTCTTCAGGGCAGCAGCGAAGTTGTTGTCCTCGTCACGGATCTTCTTGCCGTCCGGTGGCAGGGTTGCCTTCGACGCGATAACGCGGATGGCGGACGGGTCAATGATCTTCTGTGTGACCGTACCATCGAGGTTCTTCTGATCGACATAGGCCTTGCCGTCGATGACGCTGGTAACCACACCGGACTGCTCTGCGCCGTCGCCACGGAAGCGCACGTTGGCTCCTAGGGAGATCCAGCGCCCGAAACGGTCTCTGAGTTGCTTCTTTGCTTTAGTACTGCGCCAGTGGTAATCGTTAGCCAAAGTTTCGCCTTCCATGGACAGGTCAGAGGCGGACGGTGTAATATCAGACATCAAGCCTACTTAAACATATTTTATCGGTAGTCTACAGTATACCACAAAGGACGCCCACCGCTTGTCGCAATGGGCGTCCTCATTTGTGTTTATGCTTCGTCTAGAAGTACCGAACTGAAGTCAAAGAGATTAATCTCCGATCCTTCCTTTTCGTCCCAGATCTCTGTGGCGTCTCCGACCACTTCAAGCAGGTCAGCCTCATCAAGGGCTGGGAGGTCGTCTCCCGGCTTGACCGGAACCCACTCACCCTTCTCCCGATAGCTGAGCAGACCTTCATCGAAGTCGTGCTTGACCAGCATCTGGACAGCATCTCCGTTGACTGCCAGATGAAAGTCCACCGAGTCTGAAACCTTGGACACAAGATCCGTCTCATCGTTGGCCGGGTCATTCAGCAGTTCCGCAAGACGCTTCTCCAGAGGGGCAATGCGGTCTTGGAAGACCTTCTCCTGCTCCGCTGTCGCGTCCATGACTACGTGGTGCTCATTGTAGTCCGCGTCCTCGTTGGCGTTGTATGGAACCTTGGACTCCATCTCTTCAACCCACGCTTCGTGGATCTCCGTGATCTGATCGCGGATTCTGCGTATCTCTACGCCTCTTTCACTCAACATTGTAAGTCCTTTCTCTAGGTTTACCATTACTATACACCACTCGGTGCTGCCTGCGCAACCTCAGTCACCGGGGCACCGTCTACGGAGTAGGGGTTCGGCTTTCCGTCAGCGTTCAACACGAACTCACCCATCCAGCTACTGCCCTTGAGCATCTTCTTGCCGAACCAGTTCATGTCCTTAGTGGTTCGACCACTTGGACGACCGATATCCGCAAAGTCACGCGGAGTCGGGTGCGTTCCGTCACGGTAGTTCTGCATTGTAGCTCTTGCGGACAACTCAGCGAACTTCTGCTTCAGAGCATTAAACTCAGCCTGCGACTGGCCGGGGAACGGTCGGGTAGGCATTCTCAGCTTCCAAGATGTGATGGCGTGCTTCATGGCGTTGAAGTTCTCAAAGTCAAAACCACCTCTGGCCCAAGCGTACCCGCCAACCGTAAGGGCTGCATGGATAGTGATTCGATCCACACCCATCTGCCTGTAGAGTTCCTTTGAAGCCTTCAGGAATGCCGAAGAAATTCCGCCACCCTGATCGGAGATCTGGTAGAGCGAGTGGTGTACATGCGATACTCTTGCGCCAGTACGTGCATCGAAGTAATTGGCGTTAAAGTCTCGGTCAGCGTTTCCAAGGTGCACATTGCCCTTGTAGAAAGCCATGGAGTGGCGCATGTTAGTGGAACCGAACGAGATGGACCCGCTCTGTTCCGCCCTGACACCTTCCGGCAGTCTAGTGTTTAGGTGCTCAATGAATGCCTTGTAGCTATCCTTGACCGCCTGCTTCTGGTCAATGGTCAGGTTGGAGAAATCCCCCTGATTTTCGAGAATCCAATCACCGAATGATTTACCTCCGGGGAAGTTAGATATACCGAAATCCATTGGCCCAAAATCGACCTTTGGAGAGGCTACGGGAGGTGGAGCCTGAACTGTCGTGCCGTTCATGTCCATCAACATCTGTGCAGTCTCATCATTGCTGAATCGACCGGTTGATTCTCCGTTGCGGATCATCTCCCAGCGGTCAGCGCCAACCCTACGTAGTCCTGTAGTCGATCCCTCAGAGTTTGGAAGGAATGAACCATCCGGCAGTCCGGGGTGAATTCCTTCCGGCTCAACTGCCTTCTCTGCGGCAACGACATTCCAGCTTCCGTAGTTCTCCCTTCCCAGATCAGCCATATCATTGTCACCGTAAATGGTGCCAGTGAAGTCAGACTTCCATTGGTTTGGCCCAATCTTGGTAAACTTCAGACCATTTCTGGAGAGGGTAGATCCTTCGTGAAGCCCCTCAACGAAACTTAGCCTCTCTGCGGGATCTGCCGGAAGTGTGCCCTCTGGCTGCGTTGCAACGCCAGACGGATTAAGCGTCCACCCTCCAGAAGTGGAGAGAAGTGCAACATCTTGGCTGGTCCATCGGTGATCCATTGCCGCGTTGTGCCACTCATCTGGTCCGACCTTCTCCATAAAAGTGCCACTAGGTCCGCCCAGCTTAGTGCCAATCGGAGCATTTGACAACACATCACGACGACCAACAACGTCTCCGGGGAGTGCGGTGTCGGGTGCGATAGCCGTAAAGCCTTGAAGACGTACCGGAGCCACAGTCTCAGGCGAAGGTGCCACGGGGGCGTCGGGTGCTGTAGGTGTTGTCAGCGTTGTGACACCACGAGCACTTGTCGGGTCCGAAATTCCAGCCATCTCTGAGTTTGTCCACGGTACAGATGTCACACCTGTATCCGAGAACCACTCGTCGTCATCCCTCTTAGTGTATGTTCTAAGGGAGTTGGCTCCACGTAGGGTCGAACCGATTGGTGCGTTGAGGATGGCATCCAACCTCTCGCTTTCACTCTGGCCTAGCTGCACACTTACTGGGCCTTGCGGAGATACTGGCGTGGACGGCCCAGCCGGTGTAGCATCTACAGTCGGAGTTACCTCCGGAGCGCTAGGTGCCGCCTCGGCAAGGGTAATCTCGAACGGGTTCTGGACCTGAGCGATAGATGCCGAACGGGCAAGGTCCAAGCTGGTGTGGCTTCCCACGCCGTCACTTCCCCAGACGTTGTCCTGTAGCTTCGTCAGAACTCTACCATTCATGGTGTTGAGCACTGTCGATCCAATTGGAGCAGCATTCAAGGCATTGTGGATTTCTGTCCTCGTGCCTGTAAGTGATCTGCCACTCGGAGCATCCGCTGGAGCCGCCTCAGGGGCGTCTACAACGGTCTCCGGTACTTCCGGAGCACTCGGAGCCTCAGGGGCGCTAGGAGCTTCAGGAGCCGGAGCTACCTCAGGTGTAACAGGAGCCTCAGGGGCAGGAGAAGTTTCTTCCGAACCTTCCTTGTGAACAAGGTGACCCTTGACACGGCGCGGTCCTCCGGCCTCCCCATCAAACTTGATGGCAGGCCATGCTCCACCGTCAGCAGCACGATAAACACCGACAACTTCGCCAGCGTTTCCGTTCCTAGAGTCAACGACACGATCTCCCTTGACAACCATGTTACCATGCTTGTCAATGAACGCCTTCTTGCCCGTTGCCGGATCAATGAAGAGGGTACCCGGAACATCCGGAATACCAGCCGAAGGTGTCTCAGGTGTAGCCGCCTCAGGAGCCGAAGCATCGATACGGGTTACACGGCTTGTGTCAACAGAGCCGGTGTGTCCGGTCTTAGGGTTGATGAACTGGACACGGCCAGATGCCGGAGTCATTCCAGTGATCTGGACTGGTCCGTGAGTCCTGTGACCGATCATATCGCCGTGTGAAAGCTCAGCACCGTTGGCATCCTTGAGGATGACACCGCTGTAGTCACGACGGGTACGGCGACCCATTGGTATGTGTTCAGTTGTTGCCGGAGCGTCTTCAACCTCAGGAACTTCCTCAGCTTCGTCCCTGATTGGCTCAGGATCGTACTCAGGAAGGGTCTCGCCAGCGTTGCGGCGCTCCCCGTGTTCCATGATGTTGTTGACTTCACGTTCCAGATCATCGATGCTTGCGGTGTCGCTACCCTGACGGGCACGGTCCAGACGACGGTTAGCGTAGTCTAGTGTAGACTGCTCAACGTCTGTGAGGCCGTTCTCATTGTACGGGTTTTCCGGCTCAGGTGCAACTTCAGGTTCCGGAGCCACATCTGGTTCTACCAGAGCAGGTGCCTCTTCAGGCGCAACTTCTTCCGGAGCCGACTTGACAGGGGACTTTGTACGGTCCTCGTCTCCCGACTGGAGGGAAGGAGTAACGTCCTTTTCAGTGGCGCTCGGGACGATCCCGCCGTTCTCATCAGAGTGATCCAATACCCACGCGAGGGAACCCAGATCAAGTTCCTTGGCAGCACGAGTCACGGCAACGTAGTTCAGGCGAAGCTCTTCAGGCTTTACCATCTCCACTTCGCCGGTATCCGGGTCAACCTTTGGTGCCCAGAAGTCATCACCGATGCGGACACGATCCCACTCAAGGCCCTTGGCCTTGTGCGCGGTCGAGATCACAACATCCGGCTCAGTCGATGCGCCAAGTTCCTTGGCACGATCAAGCTTGGCCTGACGCTCGGCAGGCGTACCCGCAGCAGCCCAAACCTTCTCTCGCTGTCCGGCATTGTTACGGCCAGCCGGGATGATAGCTCCACTAGGGTCATTGACCCAGCGGAACCCGGCATCTCGCATGAACGTCCTAGCTGGGAAGGTGTCACCGCGAGCAATGAGGCCGACCGTAGGGTGGTCCTCAAAGGTGATGGCGTTGAACACAGATCCGCCAGTAGCTACTACACTATCAATCAGTTCATCCATTTTGTCAAGGCCGAACGTATCAATCATACGCGCAATCTTGGCAAGGTTCTGGTCGTCGCCCCTGTCCACTTCCTGCATGAATTCCCCCCAAGAGTGGAAGTCAGCAAGATCTTCATGCAGCGAGCGAGGTGCGCGGCCACCGTCACGGAGGTAACGTGCAGTCGCAATGAGAGACTTCAGGTCATCCTTGGTCTTCTCGGAAACGCCCACGACACGTCCGCGCTCAAGCTCACTGCCGATCTCGCCAAGCATGCCACCGTTGGAGCGGACAAGCACAGCGTCAGCATCCTGCATGTTCTCAACGATCTTGGAATCGCCGCCGCCAACGACACGCTGTGGAGACTCTGCAATCTGAAGGAATCGGTTACCCATGTCGGCAACGGCAGGGCCGAAACGCCACGACTTGTTCAGCGGAAGCTCAACATCACCCTCAGCTTCGGACAGGTAGTCCGTTGCTCCGGTGAAGCCGTAAATAGCCTGATCCGCGTCACCAACGATGACCTTCTGGACGTTCTTCTGGTCAGCAATGACCTTGGCGAGAACAGGAGGTGTGTCCTGAGCCTCATCAAGGAACAATACACTAACAGGGCGGGAAAGTCCAGAACCGGGCTTGGAGAAGTCCGGACGGGAAAGTGCCCACTGTTTGCGGATCTGGTCAAGGGTCATGCGAAGCTTACCGTTGCGATCCTTCATGTCAAACCATGCGGCAGAAGCAAAGTCTAGGACGGCGTCCTGAATGTGCTCTGGCATCTCCTTGACGGATTCCGGAAGGTGGTGGGCACCAATATTGTCATCACCGCTGAACGCGTAGGTGTCCAGAGTGCGCTTGACCGCCATGGCCTGACTGTTCGTAGCGAACGCCTTGCCATTGTTGTCAAGAGTGGTGTGGATGCCTAGGTGATCGGCCCAGTCAGACGGACGGCTAAGGGACCCAGTCGGGTTCTGGAGAGTTTTCGGAGCGAGACGCTTCTGCATCCACTCCTGTGCCCATGCCATGGCAATAGAGTGCCCTGTACGGGCCTCAGTGTTGTTTGGCATGGACCCGTTGGCCTCAAGCTGAACCGACTTGTTGAACGCAATGTAGCCAATCTTAGCATCCGGACGGGTGAGCTTCAAGCGGCGTGCGATTGCACGAAGCGTGGAAGTCTTACCGGCACCGGCCTTAGCCTGAACAAGAGTGTTCAATCCGCCGAGAACGGCGTCAATAACGTCCTGCTGCTGCTGGGTCGGAGCGTAATCCTCACCCTCAACTGCCTCTGGAACGTGGCGCTCGATGCCCTCCGGAAGAGGGTTCTCTGCGGTCAGAGACTCAAGGACACGCCCAGCCTGCTCATCGGAGATAGGGTCAACCTTCTCCTGCTCGGGCGCGTTGTCATCAAGCTCAGCATCCTGAACGTCTGACGGTTCCTGTCCAGCCTCTTCCTGAGCCTTCTTGGCCTCATCACGCTTTGTCTTGGTAGATGTGAACTTCTGGCTACCGTCTGGCTGTACAGTGACCTTGCCGTCAATCGGAGTGAAGTCCGGATCACCGTTCACAGGCTGTGCCTTGGAATTGTCACGATCCCTGTTCTCGATCTCGGTGTTCAAACGTACAAGCATAGCACGGGCCTCGCGCTGAACGCGGTTCCTGCTAATGTTCGCTGCACGGCTTGTACCGGGCTGATCGAGTTCCGATACCATGTCCCTGAATGCCTGCTGAGCCTTATCGAGATCTGTGACCTCGATTGTGCTGCCGTTCACAACACGGAAACCAGCGTCGTCGCCATGCTCGTTAGCGTAGTTGCTGACCGTACGGCGTACATCCGGCGCGAGGATTCTGGAGTACTTTACCTCTTCCGGGGCGTCAGCTTCTGGTGTTGCGTCCGTTTCCGGGGCAGCGTCAGGTGCCGGAGCGGCTTCTGGAGCCTGTTCCGGTGCTGGTGCCTGTGCAGGAGCGTCAACCTGTTCCTCTTCGCCAGCCTTGGTGACCTTGAGGTCTCCACGCTTGTGAATGTCAGCGATTTCCGATGCGGGGATGGCCTCACGGATGGGGCTGTCCTCAGGGAACTCGTCGTTGGGGTCAATCTCGTCCCAAGTACCGTCAGCGTGCTTCTGGTAGGTAGACTTCTCTCCACGGGCGTTCGTGTGGCTTACTCTATCACCTTCCTCAAGCTTGTCAAGAGTCTTGACGTGCTGTGTGGACTTGTCGTCGCGCTTGGTCTGCTTGCGGACACCTGACAGCTTGATCTCTCCCTGCTCGCCACGGACAAGCGGTGCCTGTGTGGGGGCAGGAGTTGCCTCAGGGGTTGCTTCATCAACAGGGGTCGCGTTCTGCTTGGCTTCGCGCTCTGTCTGCCTCTGCTGGTAGCGCTTTTCAGATGCCGCTTCCTCAGCACGCTCCCTCTCGGCCTGCCTGTTAATGTCCGCAAGCTCCTGAGGGGTGAAGTCGTTCTCTGCGTGGTCAGGCATACGGATACCTGTGTGTACACCATACTCTAGCATCTGGTTATCTGCAAAGATATCCCAAGTGTGGTCACCCAGTGAGCGAGAGCGTCCCCAAGTGTTCGGGCCAGCCTTGACGACAGGCTGACCGGCGTCCATCTTTTCAGGGTCGAGTGTGGTAACGGTAGAGCCAACCGGAAGTGCGTTGAGCAGGTCCCGGCTGGTGTTCATCATCGTGAAGTCCTGACCGTCCACGTCACGCTCGACAGTACCCAGTTCGGAGTCCGCGTCAATGTCGTATCCGTTGAGGAAAGCGGATTCAGGTGCTTCAGGGGCAGACTCTGGGGCTGCTTCAGGCTTTGAGGCCGTGGGAGCGTCTGGGGCGTTTTCAGAGGCCTTGTCCTCCTTGATGTTGGTTTCACCAACACCCTTGACGACATCCTTGTTGAGGATAACATACTGGGTACGCCCGAGAAGGTCCTTACCCTTGATGATATCGGAGGTCTCGGCAGCTTTGGCACGGTCCTCTGCGGAGATGCGGTCGATCTGCTCGCTTCCACGGTCATCGATTCGGGCGTTCTTGTCGATGGCGAAGCCGTGCATGACACCGTTACGCTCCTTGGCGTATTTGTCAGACCAACTCTTGGAGGACTCGTCGGTGAGGTAGAACCCTCCGTAGGATTGTCCACGCCTGTTCTGCTGAGTTCCATTGCGGTTGAGGTCGATGCCGTCGAGGGTCGTGCCCTCAGGTAGACCGCCATGGTAGAGGACAGTGTCCCCGTCAGCCTTGGCCTGCTTCTCAAGGTCGTCCAGTGACACGTTGGCCTTGGGGGCCTCCGGGGCGCTCTGAGGGGCCTCTGCGGGCTTCTCAGCGGGTGCTGAGTCCTTAGAGTCAGATCCGTTCTTGCGGGATTCGCCCTTGGCAACCAGATCGGCAAGCTGTCCGGACAATGCGTCGGCACGTTCGAACTGACCGGCTGACTCAGCGCGGCCAATCATGCGTCCGTACGCCGTGACCTGAGCCTGTTCCTCAGCCGTCAGACCGTTCTCGTTGTAGGATTCCGGTGCATCAGGGGTCGGGGCGTCAGCTTCAGGCTTTGCCTCTGCGGCTGGTTCTGCGCGTGAGGCTGCGCCACCATTGACAGTCTTCTCGATGTCCTTGGCGATCTCAGCCGAACCGTCGTAGTTGGCGGCGATCCAGTTACCCTTGTCGCTGCCCTCCTGATCGGTCAGGTTGTAGCTCCAGTCGCCCTCACCAGCACGGTCGGCAGAGACAGTCCACTGCTCACCGTTGGCGTCGTTGAAGGAGTACTTAGCCTCTTCAAGGGCAGCAGCGAGTTCTTCGCCCTGAAGGTTGCTGCTGTCGATGTCTTCCATGTCCTGTTCGACACGTCCGACACCCTCAACGATGGCCTTGGAAGGAGTTGCAGCCGTGGTCGGGGCCTCTTTTGGTGCTTCTGCGGGCGCGTCAGCTTCCGGAGCCTGTGCTTCGGGCGCTGGTGCCTGCTCCGGAGCCTTTGGAGCGTCCTCTGAGGGCTTGTCAGCGTTCTCAGGGGTTTCCGGTGCTGGGGCAGCTTCCGGGGCGCTCTGCGGGGCTTCAGGGGCGTTAGGTGCCTCGGGCTGTGGTGCGTTGCCCTCATCGGCAGGCTTTTCGGGCGCTGCTTCGGTTTTGGCAGGCTTCTCGCCCTTGTGCTTGGTCAGGACATCACGGAAACGCTGAAGACCACGCTGCTGTGCCTTGGCAATGGCCTTGTGCGAACCCTGATAAACATTGTCCATAAGGTTGTCATCGAGGACACCGAGAGGTCCGTCCACAGTGAAGATGGCCTTGTCTACGTCATAGACTTCCGCCTTGCTTCCGGACATGCGGATACCGGGATCGACACCGTCCGATTCCATGTTCTCGATACCGAACTCAAGCTCATCCTTGGCAGCACCGGTAATGCGGTGGGTCAGAACAGCCTTGGCAGTTTTCGGGTCAACGGCTTCAGGAGCCTGTTCCTGTTCCGGGGCAGCACCCTGTGCGTCCTCTTCAGCGATCTGTTCCGGAGTTGCCTCGCGGCCCTCGTGATCAGACTGTGCCGCTGGGTCGTTCGGGGTGATTTCCTGATCCTCGTCAGACGGGCGGTCACCGTAGTTGGTGTCGCCCAGCTTGTCGCCTAGAGCTTCCTTGAGTCCGGGAGTCGCCTTGATGACACGGTTGGAGAGGCCGATGGTTACGGTATCGGTCTGCTCATCCGGGTTGCGGCGGTCAGGGATGGTGTGTCCACCGGCCATCTGGACAACGGCGTAGCGGTCGCCTTCAACGGCAATGACCTTACCCAGCTTCGGGCCGTCATTGTTCAGTCGCTCGGCACCCTTGGTGGCCCAGTTGCGGCCAATGGAGAACGGCTTGGTCTCATCCGCACCGGCAGGGGCGAAGACTTCGTCGCCTACCTGAAGTTCGCGGGCAGGGCTGTAAAGCTCCGAACCGTCCTTCTTGGAGATGTAGGTGTTGCCGTCTGAGGTCTCAGAGATCGAGTAGTTCTCGGCTGAGTCATCGTCGCCGGTTGGCTTGTCAGGGCCGTCTCCAGAGCCACCGTTTCCGGAGTCGCCGGAGTTACCATTGCCGCCGTCGTGGGGCGCTGCAATGGGTGTGCCTTCCGGGCTGAAGACGTGGTTCTGGAAAGTGTCAGTGTTCTTGATGGATGCAGATGTGGAGACGTTGCCTGACGGGGTACCGTTGGAGAGAATGTGCTCCCAGTTGTCGCCGTCCTGCTTGATGAATCCAGCCATCTGGCCCTTGAAGGAGCGCAGAACTGTACCCTTGGGCATGGCCCGCATTTCCTCAGGGGAGACCTCGGAGACCGACTTCTCGTGGTCGGACTCGGTGTTCGGGTCAACTTCTGCGTCGTCGCCCTTGATCTTGCCAACAGCTTCGGGCTTCTCGAACTCGGGCGTGTCAAGGTTGGACTTCTCTCCCTTTCCGGGAAGAGTGGCCTTGGCATCGATAGGCTCGATGCTGCGGGCAGGCACAGAAACCAGCGCTGGTTCGTGTGTTGGGTTCTCCTTGTGCAGACGAACCAGAGCGTTCTCGCCCTTGGTACCAACGACGGTACCGGAGATTACCTTCTTGAGACGGCTGGAGTACCACTTGACCCCGCCGCCCATCTCGATAAACTTACCGTTTTTATCTCGTAGCTGTAGCTTTACGAGCGCTTGGCGCTTGGCCTTGCTAATATTCCATGCCATGTATTTAAGGCTCCATCAGTGTCGGAGGGGCTTGCTCATTACTTGTTATTGCGGGTTGTTCCATTGTATCAGATGGGGCCACTGCTTCCGGCGCAGCAGGCTCACCACCGATGGCAGTCTGGAGCGCGTTGGCACTGGCTGGATCTGAATTTGCAAGGGCTTGCTCCCTTGCCTGATTCTTCAGTTCCTCCGGGATGATGGAGGACAGAAGTGTTTCGGACATTGCGTCAGAAATCATTGCTCGCTCTTCAGCCATGCGCTGAGCACGTTCCATATCGGACGGAGCGTCAGCCGGTGTGAAACCATGAGCGCGAAGCACTGCTTCGGAGCTAATGATCTTCATGTTGTAGAGCGTGGTAGCTGCTTCAGCCTTTGACGGCTTCGCACTAATCGCAGAAGGATCGTACCATACAACGGCACGGTTTACCAAATTCTCCGGCCAGCCCTGTGCACGGAGCGCTGGGCGTAGGAAGCCAATGGTGAGGGAGTCGGCAATCAGGAGGATCAGAGGCTCAATGTGGGCCTTGTAAAGCTGCTCTTCGATGATGATAGCGTTGGAGTACTTCACGTTGGACATACCGGCTGCAACGTCCTTGGGGATGTCCAGACCGGACAGGATGCGGTCAAGCAGGCGCTCGCCGCGTCCGTTTAGCTGTGGGTCCACGGAGCGCTCTAGCGGGATGTGGCGGATCTTCTCGCCTAGGTCTTCCGGACCACGGATGACGGTAGGGACAAGGGATGCTGCTGAGGTGATGTCTTCGACGGGCGAGATCAGACCGGCGATCAGTTCTTCCTCAAAGGATTCCTGAATGTCGTCTGACAAATCTGCCATCTCTCCGGGTACGCCAAGATCTCCGTCCGCCTGAGCCACATTGGAGAGGCCGTCAGGGACGAAGAGGATACCAGCGTTCATGCGGGACTTGGCGGCAGCAGATGCGGCGCGGTCCAGAATGAGTAGCTGGTCACAGATGTCTAGGATACCACGGATCGAGGAATCTGCCTCATCGGAGAAGCGTCCGTGGTTGCGCCAGATGCGGGACGCGAATCCGTTGGCTGGGAGTGGGATGTATTCTGCGGGCTTGGAGTCACGGCGCGGCTTGATGGCAACCTGTGAGTTGCGGCCCATGGTGACGATTTCCTGAACACTGCGGATCTGGAACTTGGACGGCTCTCCGGTGGAGAAGCGTGCCGGTTCGTTGACCAGCCAGCACTCGCCAGCGATAAAGAGGTTCAGGGCAGCATTGCGGAGCAGGCCAGCCGTTCCGCCGTTGCCGGATTCCAGCATGTAGAGGATGTCTTCTGCCTGCTGCTTGAAGGCCTCGTCAAGCTTGTCTACGTCTTCGATGTCTGACGGAACGTCGGCAGTGTCCTCTACATAGCCTACGTAGAGGTTGACACGGGAAGTGATCGATGCCACAAGGTTGGCGCTGTACTTGATTTCGCCAATGAGGTCATAGTACTCCCACGCGTGCTCCTGCCAGACGTCCGCCAGACGACGCTTGTTGATAGCGTCAACTTCCTTCTTATTCTTCATGTCTATTCTAGCAGCCGACGCCGTGATGGGGCGTGGTGTGTTATAGGCAAGAACAGCGGGGGCCAGAGTCTGAGCGGGCGGCTGTGAAGAGTTGCGTCTATCGAGAATGGATTTTGCCATGTCATCTCCGGGCAGAATTGAATACTAGTGTAATGTCAATTCTACCACGAGTCTACACTAGACTAGTATGACTGGTCAAGTCCTTTGGTGTAAACCACTCCGGTAACTGCGGAAGCGGCGAGAAGTCCGGAGACGATGTCAGCCGTCTCGGGGCTGATCTTCCGGAGCGTGAAGATCGTTGCACCGGCCCAGATGGAGACACACCACGGGCAACCGATGAGGTAGGCCAGTTTGGAGTCCTTGGGGAACTTCTCATAGATCAGATTCCGGAAGTCTTCCGTGATCTTGTCATCCATGATAAGCTTCGTGAGCCGGTAGGTGGCCACGATATCCAGCACCGCGCTCACGGCCTTACTCATTTGTGCCCTGAGGTGCGAGAACGGACTTGAGGTGCTTCCCGCAGTAGGACGTTCCCTGATACAGGTACGCCACGTGGTTCTCTGCTGGGGCGGTGAGGCCTTCAGAGAGGCACCAGATGCATCCGGTCTGGACGGCATCACCTGTCTGGATGGTTCCCGTCAGCGCACTGCTGAAATTTGGGGCTTTTGGAGGCATGATGTTTCCTTTTTGTTTATTTTGGTCGGACTTGAGGTACACCCGGAAATGGGTAGATCCCTCGGATGCGCGAACCGCAACCGCAGTTGGGGGCGCGTGAAACATGAAATGTTCCAAGTTCGGTGGTGACAGTATACCCTACTTTGTTGGTCCCTTCAAAGTGGAGCAGCGGGTCAGTGAAGATGGCCTTTGGCCCGTCTATCGTGTCATCAATGATGTACAGATGGTTATCTGTGACAATGACACGGTATTCTTCATGTTTTGGCTCAAATGCGTCCGTCTGGGGGTCGATTTTGGCTGGGAAGAGGTCAAGCCAGACCTCATTCGCGGGAAATACGTCTATAGTGTATGCCACTACTTGCCATACTTTCTCAGTCGCTGCTTGATGGACGAGTCCGAAACGCCGCAATACTCGGCTAGCTGCACTCGGGAGAGTCCTCTGGCGCTGTATTCTATGAGTTTTGCCTCTAATTCGTAGGCTGCTCGCCGGGAAGGGGCGTTCGGGTCGGTATATCGACGCACCGATGACGCCAGTTCGGCCAGTTCTCTGAGGATTTTTGCTTCATCCTCAGACAGGGTTTGCTTCTTGACATTGATTTTTCGATCTTCCGGGGCCTGCACGGGTAGCTCCGGTACCTCTGGGAGAGGCCATTCCTGCTTATATTTATTCTCCCACCCTTGTGCGGCGGTGCGGGAGACCGAAAACGGTTTAGCTATGGCCCTCAAGGGCCAACCTTCAAGTCTGAGCGCCTTGACGAGGGCGAAAAACTCTTCCGGACAGGTTCCCTTGAGGGCCACAAGCTGGGTTGCGGTATCACTGGGCAGTTCCGGAAGCTTCGTATCTGTAGTAGACATGTAAACTCCTTTTACCCTATTATACCATTTAATTATGCTGCTGTAAAGTTACTCACCAATCGCAGATCCTAGTCAAGCCTTCCCAGCCGACGAAACCACCGGAGATGTAGAAGGCCCAGCATGCGCCTCCAATGATCGGACTGAGAAAGATCCCGCCTAGGATAAGGCCAAGACCGAGAAGTAGGTAGACAATTCCCACTAAGACAGGCTTCCGTTCCGCTCAAGGATGCCGGTCCAGCGCTTGACGTTGGCACGGACCTCAGCGAAGCTGACCTTCTTGCCCTCAATGAAGTCACCGTTCTCCCAGACAGGCTGGATGAGGCTGCGCTCGATCTCTTCGTCGGTGGCTTCCTGAATCAGGGTCAGGTTGCCGTTGGCCCACATCTGGATCGCCAGACGGCCCGTGGCGGACTTCTTGGTGCCGTCGTCAGTCTCCGGGTTCTTCTGAATGTTGCGCTCTTCGTCGTTGACGATGACGAAGGTTGCCTTGACAGCGGAGCCGAAGGTGTCTCGGGTGACCATCTGGTAGCTGTAGGAACCGATGCCAGCGACCCAGTTGGTGGACGCGAAGCCCTTGACCTTCAGACGGGCGTTGATGTCCTCGATGCGCTCCTTGTACATGCCGTCGCCGTAGATCAGGCCGATCTTATCGGAGAGAACCTTGTAGCCCTCAGCGTTGACGTGACCGCCGAATTCGTCCCACAATGCCTCGATGGCACCCTTCTCGTAGAAGGACTTGCCGTGCAGTTCCCGGTCGGTACCGCAGATGATGTCTGCCGGATCGCCGGAGTCCGGGCGAATGACAAGCTTGCCGTCACGGGCCTCGATCTTCTTCTTCAGCTTGGGCAGGAAGTCCTCGACTACCTGACGGAGGCTGTACGTGTCGGAGACAATGGACAGGATACCGGACGGGAAGAGATCGATCTGGTGCTCAAACGCGTCGATCTCGTTGGCCTGACCGTAGGCGCACATCACGGAGTGCTCTGTGGCGGGCACAGAGTACGCAATGCCGCCGTTGTCTCCGGGGTAGTTGCGGTTGACCCACGGCACGGACGGGACAGCGTCAGAGCCGAAGAAGCTGGTCAGGTGGGCGGCACCGGAGGATGCTGCTGCCTCGCGGTTGACCTGTCCACGGTAGGAGAAGTCATGAAGCTGGAAATCGACGGCCTCAACAGCACCACCGGTCTCACGAGCGGCCTTTTCGAACACGCGGCGAAGGTTCCAAGCAGTCGTTGCAACCGTGGACGGGTGCCAGATGCCAGCGGAGAGGTCCGACTCGACGTAGTTGACGAGCCAAGCGAAGTCCTCGTGGGTGGAGCGGATCAGGATGGACGGGACGCCAATCGGAACAAGTGTACCTTCCGGAACCTGAGCGAACTGGAGCGGCAGGTAACCGAGATCGTGCAGGGACTTGACGTGATCAAGGGTGAAGCCGGGAGAGACGAACGTGGAGATGTTGTCCTTGTACTCCTGAATGACATCTTCCTTGTTGGCGGCGAAGAAGTCGTCCCACGCCTTGGTGCGCTCGGTGAGCCACGCCTGAAGGCCGAAGTTGACGACGTGGTTGACGCCATCGACGCGGGACTTGCGGTTGGTGTAGTTGGACTCGACGTACTGGAGTCCATCCGGGTACATCAGGAAGTGGGAAAGCTTGTAGGAGTCGGTGTCCAGAAGCGGGTTAAGCGAAGTAATTGTAATACCTTTCGTTAGTCGAAAATGTCAAATATGTCTGTAGCATCCGAAGGATCAAAGTCGATAGACCCTGCTGTCAAGATAAACAGTAGCACAAGAGCGAGGATTCCCAAAATCAGGGCAATAATCCACTGCCCGAAGCCGAACAGGAAGACTGTCGCAGCAATCCAGAGTACCACATCAAGGGCGATAAGCCAGCCCACTACTTGTCGTCCTCCATTTCGGCGTCGTACTCGTCGGACCAGTCGTCCAAGTAGTCGTCGTACATCCAGCAGTCACAGCCGCAGCAGGAACAACAACCACACGACATGGTGTCGTCGTAGTCGTAGTAGTCCGGGTAGTCGTCGTCCTCTTCCAGAGGCTGGTTAATGTCGTCTGTCATGATTTCCTTACTTGATCTTGGAGAGAAGGAGCCGGATCACGTCGAAACGGCGGAATACCTGAGGATGCAGGTCATTGCTAGGTTCGAGCACCCGAGAAGGGTTGTATGAGTTGGTGGTGAACACGTTGGTGAAGTGGTTGGACAAAGTGTTCAGCGCGTCTTTGGAGAATACACCATGGGATACGTACAGATCGAGCCGCCCGTACGCAAGTCCAGTGGCCTCAGCCAAGCCGAGGAACGTGCCGCCACCGTCACAGATGTCGTCCACGATGAGGTACGTGCCGTTCGGGTCAAGGCCCTCGATGGAGAAGTTGGAGAGTTTACCAGTTGCCTCGTCGCGGTTCTTGGTGGCCGTGAAGACCGAAAGCTTGGCGAGGTCAGCCATGGCCGTTGCACGCTTCACTGCGCCCTTGTCAGGGGCAATGATGCCGTCGTAGCCGTTCAGGACGGCCCGCATGTGCTTCTGGTCAAAGAGTTCGTCAGAGTGGACGATGGTCAACTCATCTGCGGCTGCATGGAGTTGATCACCGGTCATCCCGGAGTGGGGGTCGAAGAGGATGATCTGGTCAAGTTCCAGCCCTCGGATGAAGTCAGCGTATACCAAGAGTCCGAAAGGCTGACCTCGATCTGCTCGCGCTCCGGGCATATAGGGCAAAATAAGCACCCGCCGCGACTGCTTCTCCGGGGTAGAGTGTAGGTCTTGGTTTTCTAGTCGGAGGTAGTCGTTCCACATGGCAAGCTGGAACAGGTCGTCGTGGATCGAGTCAGCGGACGGCTGGATGATGGCGATCTCGGTGGGTTCGAGGTCGCGCTGTTCCTCACGCTTCGTGTGGGCTTCGCCAGCGGGGAAGTTGAATGGGGAAAGGGCGGAATTGATGATCTCGCCGGTTGAGGTTTTTGCTTTGAAGGTAATCATATAGCTTGTAGTCTAGTCCTTTACTTGTCGGTTGTCAACTCAGAAGACCCAGACGGTCCCAAGGAAGATGATGGCGAGCGTGTTGATCACAATATGGACGGTGTTGTCCACGATAATAAGCAGCCAGACGGACATCCACGGTGGAACGGACTGAGGGAATCCCGTGGCAGTGTTGTTGAGCTTGTTGGGCATCTGGACACCATTTGACTCAAAAGACGGGTTCCACTTATAGCGTGCGCTCTTCGGGACAATCTGGTTCTTGAACCAGATCAGGTACTTTGCAAGCCGGTAGCGGTCAATGACAGCGTGTGTCAGGGCAATGACCAGCAGCGCCGCAATGGAGTGGGTTGCGAAGAGGAACGGGATGGTGTAGGTGAATCCGTGCACGAGTGCCGGAAGCCAGCGGGAGGTCTTGTTGTCGGCCATGTACTGGTTTTGGATGATGTAATCCCCGACGAAGTGCGCCAGAAGCGCGAGGATGAGGGCTAGTTCAAGTGTGATAGCTGTTCCTTTGTTGGGATTTCAAAGCCACGGACACAGCGGCGGTCCTCGCGGTAGATCATCTCATCGACGTGTCCTCCGTACCTTGTCTGAAACTTTACGGCCATGTCAATGTCATGAAACATGATGTACCGGAGACGGCTCACCGGAGCAATTCCGCCTTCCGGGTGACCGGACTGGCAGGAGTATACCGTGACGTAACCCTCTGCCCAGAGATGGGTCAGGAAGTCGGCAAGCTGCTCGTCAACCTCCACCGGCTGTCCAATGGGGTTGATGATGGTTTTCTGAGGGTGGATCGGGTTTGGGTTGATTGTTCTTATCCTATTCTTTGGGCGGGTTACAAAACTCGCAGTTTGGTAGTGTGCAGTCGGCAAGACCCATGGACAGGTCTTCCCAGACCCCTTCCCAGCCGTCTGCCTTGGTGTGTCCCGGACCCCTGTAGAAGTAGGTCACAGCAGAGTGATCACCCATCGAACACAACACCTTGCCTGCCGGAGAGGTGATACAAATGTCAACCGCATCCGGGCGGGTGTTGTCATCGAGGGTGATGTTGTTGTCCTTGCAGTATTTCTTGACCTTGGGTCCGTAGTTCACTGTATCCTCCTGATTGGTTGCTGGTGTCTACAGCTTAATCCAGTCAGGAAGATTTGTCAACTACTCTTTGGTGATGCGCGTGATCGGGAAGCAGTTCTCCGTGGTCAGCTTGCACAATTCGATGCCTTCGGACCAGTGGCCCTCTTCCGGGTTGACGAATGCGGCGTAAAGGTGCCCCACAGACCCCTCAAGGCCTGCGTAAGCCTCTATCAGGGCCTCATCCTCTGTCACACCACGGAGCACCGTTTGAATGGCGCAGATGAACGCCTGTGGCTCCACGTGCCCGTAGGCGATCCACTCGTTGGGTTCCTTCTCGATGACAGGAACGTCGGTGAGGGAAGGGAAGCCGTGGAAGTACTCCTTGATCCGGGTTTCCTTGGATTCGAAGTTCTCCACGGTGTCGAATTCGGCGTAGAACATCTTCACGGTCGTGAGAATCAGGACCAGCCCGACAAAAGCGGCGATAACGCCTGTTGCGGCCAACCCATACACCGGAATACCGGTCACGAGCGTCAGCACGATCAGGGCAAGCGGCACAAGGAAGGCGATAGCGCGGCTGGACCAGATGACCGATGGCGCATCACTGTAGACCTCGGGCCAGCGCCATGCTGTCCGGTAGGCCTTGATAAGCTTGTCCTTCATGTGTCTCCTAATTGGGTTTCTCTAAGTGTACCACAGCATCCGCTGAATGGCTAGTAAGGTCGGTTGGCGTAGTACTGAAGGATTTCCTTACCGGTGTGACCGGCGCGGTCTGTGTAGAAGCGTGCTGCCGAAAGGTCCTTGGCGATAGCGTTACGGCGATCTCCCTCCTTCACGATTTCATCGTTATAGTTCACAAGGTCGTTCATCAAATCCACGTCTACAAGGTCGATGGTAACCTTGCTCCCGGCGTAATCAGAGATGGCCTTGTACTTGTCCTTGACCTTCTTCTGAAGCAATCCCAGATCAGTGTAGGAGAGTTCTCCCAGCGTGTCCATGGCCTCACGGATAGAGTCCATGGTGGGGAACGGCTCGTAAGTGCCTACTGCGATCTTGTCTGACTTGATGAGGCCTGCCGTAAGCGTACCAAACTCGGATACGTCAGTCGGCTTCGGAGCCTCAAGTGCGTCCCGCTGGCTCCGGAGTTCGGCAAGGCGGGCTTGGGCGTGGTGGATTTCCGGGTTGGCGTGCATCTCTTCCAGCTTGTCAAAAGCGCTCAGCGAGTTGCTTGTGAACCGGCTGAACCGGCGCACTTCACGGCCTGCCATGTCACGGAGAACTACATTCTCCGTGTTGTCGTAGTGCATGCGCAGTTTGTCGGACATTTTCCCCAGTCCGGACGTGGACCAGCTATTCAGACCGCCGCCCCAAACCCAGCCACCGAGTGTGGTGGAGTTGGGCTTCACGTGCAGCCAGATCCGGTTGCCGTACAGTTCCTCACCCACGGTCCAGCCATCAACGGTGATCTTCTCGTTTTCAGAGTACGTCGCGGTAATCTGGGACGCCTTGGTGGCCTGTTCGCGCTGGTGAAGGCTGTGTACCCTCACGGTGCGCTCAGTGTAGCTGGGTTCCTCAATATCGTACCGGGTGTTGACCGGTGCCGCCAGTCCACCGGCAGCAGTCAGTGCGGACGTGCCGTAACTCTGTGCTCGGGCGTAGTAGAGTTCCAGCGCCTTCTTTTCCTTCTGGATCTCGGCATCAATCCGGAGACGTTCCGCTGCTGCGGCCTTCTCCCGTTCCGCCTGCTCCAGCTTGAACTTCCGGATGCGCTCGACCTCGGCCTTACGCCACATTTCCTGCTCACGCTCGCGGCGCTTCCGGGCTTCGTCCTTCTCGGCAATGGCCTTCAGGCGCTTGGCTTCTGCAAGCTCGGCAATCTCCTTGGTCCGGGCCACTTCGTACATGTCGTCCCAGAAGTCGATCAGTTTCTGGTGGTGTTTCTGGTCTTCGCGCTTGCGCTCAGTGTGTTCCTTGGACATGGCGGTGATGGCCGCGTGCTGGCGCTCTTCCCGGATTTTGGTGGCGAGCTTGAGTTCCTTCTCCCGCTTCTTGGTATTACGGGCATGCAGGATGCGGCGAGTCCGGTCAAGGAGAGGGGATTCGATGGGATCGATGACGAACACGGTTCCGGTGAGTCGGGCCACGCCCGTGCAACCGGCAATGTAGGCCGTCATGAAAAGGAGGTAGAAGTAAGTAATGACAAGTGCCCCCGCTCGACGGAAAGGCTTAGTGCTGGTGTTCATGGGTTTAGTCTATAGCCTTTCCGTACGGGTGTCAATTGGGGCCGCGCACTTCGCTGGGTATGCGGATTACGGAGATTACGTCTTGGGCGCGGAAGGCGCAAATGACCTGTCCGGTCACTTCGATGAACACCACGTGGGTGCGCTCGAAGAGCACCGTGTGGGCGGACACCTCGCGGTCCTCGTAGTCTTTGCGGTTGATCTTGTACTTGATTTTCGGTGCTTCGGTTGTTTCGATCACGGCTGTAGATCCTTCCGGCTGGGCGACATCCTACCACAGCAGCACTCACCCTCAGGGAGTATGGCGTGGGCGCGGTTGAAATCAGCTTCCTGCTTGGCCCTGACCAGCGGAGGGCTGGAGAGGTACCTGAAGAGCAGGTAGACGGTGAGAAGGAGTATAAGCGGGTATGTAAGGAACTCTATCATGGCTGCATGATTTCGGCCTGCTGGATGAGGATGAAGTCTACCTCGGAATCGCCCCAGACGGTCTCAAAAATGTGCTCCACGTTGTGCTTCTCCAGACCGGCGAGGCCGCAGCCGATCCACGGCAGGCCGACACGCTCAAAGCCCTGAGACTCGGCGTCCTGACGGACCATGATCGCGGCCTTGCGGAGCAGTTCGTAGTTCCCGTTGCGTCCGGGCGCAAGCTGGGAGAACATGTTGTAGATGACCGTGCCCAGATCAACATACATGACTGGACTACCGTCCTCTCCCTTCCCGACTTCTGCACTAGGCTCCGGAATCCAGATGTGGACCAGACCGCCTAGGGCCATTCCGTGCTTCTGGCAGAGTTTCTTGTAGTCCTCGTACATTTCGGGCCACTTCTCACGGAAGGGGACGGCAATGCCAGCGCCCATAACGCCGTACGTGTTGACGCCCTGTGCGAGGGCGTCGAATTCGAAATCAGGGTCGAAGAGATCGCCCTGCTGGATTGAGAAAGTCATGTGTCCTTACTTTTTGGTGAAGATGATGGTGGCGGTGTACGAATTTTTCCCGGTTTTCTCCTGCTTGAGGGTCTTACCGGACCACAAGCTCTTGTCTGCTTCGCGGGTACGGCCAGACAGCTTCAGTCTGGTGACAAAGGCGTTGAGGGCAACGAGGGATACCGCCCAGTCAGAGATTGGCCCCTGTACATCGTCTGGAGTCTTGTACTTGTAGATGAATCTTTCGGTCTTCATGTGTCCTTACGGGGTGTCAGGTAGATCGTCTCTACCGTAATCTTGTGGTGGTTAAATTCGTGCTTTAGCTCCACCTGTCTCGTACGCCATATAGGCGTCGGAAAGCATCGGCAGCGCAGATGTGGAGGGAGCGGTGGTGGATACTCGTCGTGGTCGTAGGCTTCCGCGCGGATGACCCGTTCGTCCTTGTTGTAGACGCGGATGAGTTGGATCATACGAATTGACCTTGCAGGCTAACAGTACCACGTTCAAAGAGGTGTTGTCCATGCGTCGGGCTGTCAGGGTCGGGGTCGAGCCTGCGGTAGCGCCCGATGCCCGCCTTGGCACCGAAGTCCCGGATGAAGGCGAACAAATCCGCTTCACCCGGAACAACGCTGTCTGCTCCGACAATCTTTTGTCTGCCGTCTGCGTGAGGGCCGAATGCCAAGAAGAAGTAGAGGATCATTCGGGGTCCGGGAGTGCGGTGACGTAGATCATCCCGTTCTCGTACAGGATCTCGCCGCCCGAGTTCTCCCTGAAGAACGCCCCTAGGTGGTGCTCCTTGGAGAGTGCGTCAGCACGTGTGCCGTAGGGTTCCGGGACGGCTTCCACAGCGACCGGCTGGGCCTTGTCGTCGCGGTACACCTTGAGTTCGACGTTCACTTCGTGGCCTTCTTCATGTAGACGAGAGCCGTGTTCTTGCCGAACAGCGGGACGGCGTACTTGAACCGGTCCACCTCCCAGTCCTTGTCGAAGTCCCTGATCTCGGCTGAACGGCCCCGTACGGCAAGCTCTTGCATCAGGAAGAGCTTGGCCTTCCGGGTCAGGTGGTCCTCGGAGTAGCCGGTGGTGAAGTTGAGACGCACCCATGCGGTGTTCTTCATGAGTTTGGACACAAAGCCGGTGCATTCCGGTACTAGGTTGGACATGTTGTGATCCTTACTTTTCGTTGTTGACGATGCGGATGAAGTATGCCTCATCCTCACGGGTGAGGGAGGTGTCGTGGGAGACGCTGATCGCGTCCAGTTCAGGGGCGTAGACGTTGATCAGGCTGTCCAGCTTGCGCTCGGCAGCATCCTGAGCCAGTTTCAGCCGGGACATGAGGTACTTGATGGCGTAATCGCGGTCCATTTACAGAATTCCTTGGTTGTTGGCGGTGTAGGTCCGGACAATGCCCTCGAAGTGGGACGACTTGGTGCCGGAAAGCGGCATGAGGTTCGTCTTCAGCTTGTCGAACTCGGGCTGGTGCAGGTCGATGATCCGGTCAAGGTACTTCCGGGAATCACTGATGCTCCGGCCCGTCAGGGACTGGATCAGGGTGATGGCGTCGTTGCGGTACATCAGTCCGGAATCCTTTCAACCTTGATCTCGTTCAGAACCTCGTTCAACGGGGTGTCTCCCGAGTCGTACTGGAGCCAGACCTCAACGGACGACGGGTCTTCCGTGTCGATCTCGTTGGGTTGGAGATCGAGGTGGTCAGTGTCCACGATTGCGGTGATTCGGTACTTTGGCATTGTTTTCTCCTTTGTCGTTGGTTCCTGCGGGTAACCTAAGCATACCGTACCCGGCAATCTATGTCAACCCTCCAGCTTGTCCCTCAGGACGTGCCTCATATCCCACCCAAGATCGAAGGTTGCATCATCGTCCTCCCTCATGTACTCCAAGAGATACGTCATGTGCTGGTGCGAGACCTCTCCGGAGTCGATGGATACAGGGGTAAAGTGCACCACCTCGTGTTCACCGCCAGATTCGAAGATCTCAAGCTCAAACTCAACGGTGATTTTCTGTTTCTCAGCCATCAGTCGGCCTCATATTCTTCCCCGTGCTCAAGCACGGAACGTAGGTTGGTGCAGTTGCAATACAGATCCGGTACCTCTTCGATGTCCGGAGTCAAGGCTAGAGTTCTCGGAGGGACAGGACGCCCGCAAGGACGGCAGCGAGACCGGAAACGACGGCGAGGGTGGCAATGGACGGGAGGGCAATGGCGACGACGGAGAGAAGAAGGGCCACCACGATGAATACGAGAGAGAACAGGGCTAGCTGGGACTTTTCGGATGGTTCAGGGGTGTTAGAGGACATGCGTAGCTGCTCCCATGTAGTTGAGGAATTCGAAGGAAGTGTACAGGGCAAGGGTGGACGTGGTGACTTCGGTGAAGAAGAATGGGACCTGTCCGGTCAGGTCTTCCTCAATGGTCAGGTTTTCGAAGCTCTCGCCCTCTGCCACACCGGCCAGTTCAAGGGTTTCAAGGAACTCTTCAACCGCCTCTCGGTGTTCGGACTGCACGGCCACCAGATTGGGGACGGTGAGGTCGGGAACCAGAACGAAGTCGTGGTCAGGGGTTGAGAACTTGTAGGTGTTGTTTGTCATGGCTCTATTCTAACAGTTTGTCGGGGAAAAGGCAAAGGGCGCTCTCCGTTGTGGAGAACGCCCTTCGTGTGTGGGTGTTATGCGCGGTGTTTCGGTGCGTCGATCTCTACAGGAGCGTCAACAGTGATGTTGTCTCCAGTAGACTCTACCGTAAGGTCAGAGGTAATGTCAATCTTACCGGCCTCTTCAGAAGGTGTGACTACTGCGGAACCCGGAGTGGTCAGAGCCTCAAACTTGGTGGCAATGTTCTTGACAAAGAACTGGTAGACAGCCTGTGAGTAACCGTAGATGACCGGTGCAGCAATGAAAAGCTGCTGGATGTTGGCGATACCGCCCGTAAGCAGGACATAGGCAGTGGCAATGACGATGGCGACGGCCCATGCCACGAGGGACTTGGTCTTGGGGGACCAGTTGACCTTGTTGATGTAGGCGTTGATGAACGGGGAGGCAATGACGAAGATGGCCGTTGCCGCAATGATGAGAGACATGTCGCTCCTAGTTAGTTTTTGTCGGGTTGGGGATGCTGTCCGGGGAACAGTCAACGGTGGCTGAAACGGTGGAACCGTCCATGGAGGTAATCGTGAGGACGTTGGATGAGGTGTCGCACGTCATGGATTTGATGGCCGAAACGATGACCTGACCGGCAGTTGCGGACGTGTCGTTACTGTAGTACACTGTTACTGTACCGGAATCGTCTACCTTCAGGTCAATGACGGAAATACCGTCAGCACCGTTGGTTCCGTTGGTTCCGTCCTTGCCTGCTGCACCGGCTGGACCCGCTGGCCCTGTAGCGCCGTCAATTCCGTTGGTTCCGTTGGTTCCGTTGGAGCCTGCCGGTCCCGTGACAATTCCGAGATTCTGGGTCACGCCGTCCGAAAAGCGGACGATGAGTGAGCCGTTCTCGATGGATGCTGCGAGAATTCCGCGCCCGTCCTTGCCGTTGGTGCCGTCAATGCCGTTCTTGCCCACCACGTGGCCGACGTTTTCCTTCTGGCCGTCCGTGTAGATGACCTCAAGGTCTCCGGTCAGTGTGGTGGAGAACGTTGATACGCCGCGCCCTGACGGCCCCTGCTCGCCCTGTGCGCCGTCCTTGGGGGTAACTGCCTCAGTCGGGTTGGCGGCGATCTTACGGGCCAGCACACACAGTTCCTGATCCGGGTAGACCCGGCACACATCCGAATCGATGGCGATCTGGGCCTGTGCCTGCTGGTTGGACTGCGCAACGTTCTCCGACTGCTTCAGATTGCCCATATACGCCGTCATCAGAGCACAGATGGCAAGAACGCCCACCAGCCCTAGTGTAATGTACTTCCTAAGCTGCTTTAGTCTCATTTCGAGAGCAGACTCGTTATACGTGTCCTGCATCAATATCTCCTAGTCTGGCCTCAGCAGCGTCGGCTCGACGCCTCTGCTGGACTTCGCGGTCTTCCGCTTCTCTGCGTTGTGCACGTAGCGAATCAATTTCCGCTTCTAGTTCGCGTTTTTCGTCCTTACGTGCGTCTTTTTCAGCGTCTAGCTCTTCCCTAAGGTCGAGATTTTCGGCTGTGAGTCTCTGGAGTGATCCATTGATGTCAGTTCGGACCCCCGACTCCTGCTTACGTAGGTAAAACAGGAGCATCAGAACGATTCCCACAATGCCACTCGGGTATCCAGCGGTGCCTAGTATGTCAAAAAACTTCTCCACCTAGATACCCTCCTATCTGTCTACAAAAAGAAATAGACGCCCCTTGGTGTGGGAGCGTCTATTCGTGTTCCTTTAGTATAACAGATTTTTGGTGTGACCTAGGTTACGGAAGGGATGTGGACGATGCGCCAGCCCGTGTCGTAACGCCCGGAATAGTTGAGTTTCAGCAGGGCTTTTGCGCTTTCCTTGTGGTAAGGGTTGCCCTCCTGATCCAAGATATCGCCTTCTTTGGAGAATTCGATCAGGTAATACTCCTTCGGCTCGGGCGGAAGGGCGAGTGTGGAGTAGTCCGCGTCACGTAGGAGGGCGGTGGCAGCTTTCAAGGCATCATCGAACTGGTTGGCATTGAAATGCACCAGTTCTGCGGCCTCGGAGATGGTCCCTTCGATGTGCCCGTGCAGTACAAGGGCGTACGCGAGGTCTTCCTCCCACTGGTTCTGGGCAAAAGTCTCCGTGCCGCCGTACAGGCCGTCACGGGAGAAGATTTTGCCGGTCAGACAGCCCAGAAACTGCCCGATGGTGGCGGCTTTGAGGCTGTTCTCTTCCATGGGGGTCAGGAGGATGGTTTGGCCTGACGGAGTCGGGAAGGCGTCAGTCATTGGCACGGGCCTCGTCAAGTTCATGGGACAGGGTGCGGATTTCGTCTTCGCGGTCGGAAATGATTTCGTTCAGGTCATCAATTTCGTCGCACTTGGCCGCGATCTTGTCCTGAAGCTCTTCCACGAACGTGTCGGCAATGTTTGTGAAGGTTGCCGTGGCGTGGGTGAGCGATTCGAGGTTCCGGACGTTGGTGAAAAGCCACTCAAGGTGGGTTTCGGAGACGTGACCGGACATTTTGTGCAGAATATCGATGACTTCGAGGGTTTTCTGGATGTTCTCGGAGAAATCGGCGGGTACGGTGATGGGTTCTCTCATTTTTTCTCTTTCAGGGTGTCGAATTGGGTCAAGGCGTTGAAGATTTCGAGGTCTTTGTTGAAAATCTCGATTTCCTGCTCCATCAGCAGGTCATCGGCGGACTTCACTTGGGCTTTTAGCTGTTCCGTCTCCGAAAGGGAGGCCCGGAGCGCGGTAAAGAGCCGCTGGAAGTCAATTTTGGCTTCTGCGGCGCTGTACTGGTGCCGGTTTTCGACCTTGTGCTGCACATCGAGGAATATCGAGGACGGTGTGATGCGATTTTCGTCATTTTGGGTCATGAACTTCACTTTCTGCTGGGCGGGAAAGGTCCCAGTACTCGGAAAGGTTTAGCAGAGCCTCGTGGGCGCGGTATTCCTTGAGCAGTTGGGTGTAAATCGGGGTCTCGGCGGCTGGGATCGGCTCTGTCATCAGTACACGGCGATAAGATTGAACTCGTTGAAGTCCGGGCGGGTGTACGCCTGCTCAATGGTGGCGATTGCGACCTCTTCGGACTCGTACAGGACACCCGCGAAGGCTGGGATCTCCCGGTTGTCCCACCGGTCACGAATAATCCAGCCGTAAGGAGCCGTTTCGGCACGGGCCGGAGTCGCTGCCTTGAACTGGTCGAGGAAAGCGTCGATGACACGGGACATGATGTCGGATTTGGGGTCGATTCCGGACTGCATGAGGCTAATGTCAGCCGCCATGAGGTGCGCGAACTTGTCCTTGAACTCGGCGCGGTCGTAAATTTCAATCATTAAGGGTGTCTTCTTTCTTTTTGGCGGCGACCTCAATGATGAGGTACTGTTTTCCCCAGTAGTTGTCGGCCTTGGGGTCTCGGGTGACGGTGTCAACGGCCACAAGATACTCGACGGCGTCGTAACGGGACGGGAAAATGGACTGCCACAGGGTTTGGATGTCCTTCTCGTAGATCCCGTAGCCTGTTGTGGGGTCGAGAGACGGGTTGGCTTGGGAGATCCAGCAGTCACAGGAGGCTTCGCGCTGTGACGTGAACATTCCGCCGAACGGCGTGGACATGTCGGAGGCCGTAAGATGGGCCGGACAGATGCGTTCGTGCTGTTTGTTGTCCTTCAGGATCTGCTCGATGCGGTCAAGACGCTCTTCGATTGTTTTCATTGGTCGATTGTATCAGGCTTTCTGGCCGGATGCAACTACTTGGGCAGGTTGAGGTAGTCGCGGACGACGGTCAGGGAGTAGGCAGAGAGCCAGAGCGCTCCGTCAGAGACGGCGAAGGAGCCGCCCTCATTGATGAGCTTGCTGATCATGTCGCGGTAGTCCTGCTGCGCCTCGGGGGTAGCACGGAATTGGCGGATTTCGAGGGCGTGGGTGAACGTTGCGTTCCAGTTGGGCTGTTTCATGGGAACAGCTTAGCATGGTGGTGGCGGGTTGACAAGTTGACAAGGCGGTATATTGAGTTTTAAATTTTGCTATTTTGAAAAGTTGGCTAGTGCTGCCCTCCAGAAAAGTGCCCCAAAAGTTTCGAGAAAGGCTCCGCACCCTTCAACCGTACCGCATCCGCACACCACCTGTCAAGTCTTACAATGTTTCATTACGTCATGTGTCTTTAGATCATTGTGCTCAGCGCCCAACCTACACAACCTCTTCGAGACTTCATTCATTGTGGAAAACATTTACAAAAATTCATAGTGATTCACATCTTGCACATAAGGCATACATACACTAGAGTCATACATATGCACACAGGGTGCATCACAGGTCAGGAGTCATCATGTCCCTCATCACAGCCCTCATCATCTCCCTCTCAGTGATCCTTGGCTCACCCTCACCAGCACCGGATGCCGCGCCTACAGCGACTACACAGACTGTCTGCCACGAAGAGGACGCATGTTGGGATGCGGCGACTATGGGTAACGGACAGGCTGACACGCTCAAGACGGACGCATGGAACGCCATTGAGACAGCCAACATCCACGCTCCCGAGGACTCCAAGAACCTCATGCTCTCCTACGTCGAGACAGTCACCGGCCAGCCCGAGAACCTGCCAGCAGGTGCAGGCTACTTCGCTGTAGAGTCCAACACTCTCCCTAACGCGTTCCACGTCTTCAAGTGGGATACCTTGCAAGACGCGTAGTTACAAAACTTGCTAGGGCATGCCGATTTGCATCTCGGGTCGGCATGCCTTAGTCTATAAGAGTACCAACCAAGCAGTACCAACCAACAGGAGAATCATGAACATCCTTGCAAAGCTCGCCACCGCAGCCACCGCAGCCCTGCTTATCGCAGCCGGTACCACTCTCCCGGCCACCGCAGCCACCAACACGCCCACCGCAGCCCACACGTGGGACTGTGACACTCTGGGAGTCAAGCAGTGCAAGGGCAGCGTCAAGACAATTGGGGACGCGTGGGAATCGATGGAGTACATGAAGCACGTACCGCGCTATGACCGGAAGCACGTGCTGACCTACGTACGCACCGTGCACACGCGACCGGCGCACCGCGCACATGAGGTTATCGTTCCGTCCGTGAACCTCCCGCGCACGTGGCACGTGCTGACTTACAAAAAGTAATAGCAGCGGCACCGGCTTGCATCCCGCGAGCCGGTGCCTTAGGCTGTAGTTACTGGCCTACCAAGCCAGCCAACCCAACGGAGGACACATGAAGCTTTTCTCACGTATCGCCCACACTCTCCCGTTCTATGGAGTCGCTGCCGCTCTGCTCTCCAAGTGGAAGGCAACCTTACAGGCAGGCCGCTAGGCCCACACTCTCTTGATTCGACGGGCAGGCTCTCCACTCCGGAGGGTCTGCCCGTTACAAATCTTCACAGTTTGACACTCGGCCCGATAGGGCATAGTCTTTACTCATGAGCCGGATGCACCGGCCACGAAAGGACACCATGTCGATCACTTCCTCTTACGGCTTCCGCTCCGCTCAGTCCGCGTGGGAGAACGCCAGCCCGTACGGCGACGAATGCGACTGCCCGCCACTGTTCCGCTGCGAGAACTGCGAGACGTACGCCAACGAAGCCGGAACGTGCGCCGAGTGCACCGAAGGCAGCGACGAAGAGATCTTCTTCGAAGAGTTGGACCGCGACGAATCCACTGAGGGAATCCTCACCGAATCATCCTGCAACCTGCACAACCACAACTGCACCTCCCGCGACTGCTGCGACTAGGCAACCGGCAGGCAGGCCCTACGGGGTCTGTCTGCCCGCCTAACGGCTTCAAACCACTCACCGGCCACTCTCACCCATCCAACCCATCCCAACGCGTTAGGACGCCTCCCATGCCTGCCAAGACTGTAAAGACTGCTCCCTTGCTCTCTCCCGCGTTCGTTGAGTTTGTCTCATACCTCGACGCTGGCGAGCGTGAACGCCTCACAGAGCGCCGCCTAACCAGCATTCAGGAGTCGCGCAACGAGTCCGTGCAGGACTTCATACGCAACCGCTCCACGAAGCTCTAAGGACTTACAAAAGTTCACAGGGACGGGGAGTTGACACGCTCCCTGTTCCTGCCTTAGAGTATCTACATAAGCAGTTCACAACTCCACAGAGCAGAGAAGAGACGAACATGAACACGTTCACCGAATACCCCGGCGACAAGGTCTACATGGACGCGGCAGGCCACCAGCGCATTGTCTCCCCGACCCAATCCCGGTTCTCCGGAGAGTGGTTCTACATCTACAGCACGGCGGGATGCACGGACGAATGCCCCGCCTGCAACTCCGACGAACAGGATGACTACTGCGGCGAGCAGGACTGGTGGGACGGCGAGTAGTTACAAAAGTTGATAGGCCCTCTCCGGAGGGCCTATCGGCTTGACAGCCCGAACCAAAGGGCATAGTCTATGAGGGTAAGCACAACTCCACAGAGAAGAGAGAACACCATGAAGGTATTCTTCAAGCCGCTCAAGTCTGACGGCGAGTACGGCGAGTCGATGCGACTCGAAGACAAGCCGGACAACGAGGTCTACGAACTGGCAGCGCGGATGTATCCGAATGATCCGGACTACGTGTCTGAATGCCTCGACGGACGCGGTTACATCTTCATCCAAGGTTCCGGCGGGATGTTCACCTACCAACAGGACAGCCTCTAGTTACAAAAGTTGATAGCCTCACCCGAAAGGGTGGGGCTATTGCTTTGTGTTGACAACACTCTCCCGCTGCCGTAGTGTATCTCTTGTAAGGCCAACAACTCCACAGAGAAGAGAACCAAATGTCTTGGATTCAGCAGCTTGAAGAAGAGCAGTACGACAACCAGACCGAATGGTTGGACGTCATGCGAGCCGAAGCATTCGATCCCTACGCGGACGAACGGGCTTACTACTGCGAAGAGCACGACTACGAAGACTACGAAAATGAATGCCCTCACGGTCACACCGAACCGGAAGACGTTTACATTCCGGATCTTCAATCCGAATACAACCTCCCGTTCTAATCGAAAGGCCCTCACCAAACCGGTGAGGGTCTTTTCGTTTGTCCCTCACAAGCCACCAGAGCCGTTCTAAGGCCCTAACGCGTCCGTACCCTCCAACCACTCGCGCCAGCCATTCTAAAGCCTCACAGACCCCGTGCAGCCCTTCCCAGAGCCATTACAGACCAACCCGAGAAGACCAGCGGCGGGGACCTTATCGCGCCGCCTGCTGGTCCTCCCTTTGGGTGAGTCTAGAACGTGTGCTCAAGCGCTCCGATCAGCAGCCCCGCGACTGCGACGAACGCCAGCACCAGAGCCAGCGGGAACAACGGCGAGGCCACTATGAATTTTTGCAACTCTCCAAGCCGTTCGGCTTGTGCCTCAACGCGTGCGATCTTTTCGACGGACCATTTACGTGCCATTACTGCTCCTAAGTTTGAGAGGGTGATGGGAGAGGCCCTAAGGCCTCTCCCGAGGTCTAGAATCTAGCGGATGGGTGTGAGGCTCACGAACCGGTCAAAGTCCCTCACAACGTCGCTCAGGCCTTCCTGATACTTGTCAGACTCTCCGAACAACCGGCCACCGTCCAAGTACACACGCTGGTGGACGTTGGAGGTTCCATCTTCCTGCCGAATCCACCAAGACAGCGGTTCGAAGTCGAAGCGCTCTTCCGACTCACGGACCGAGGCCGGAACGTTCAGGACCAGTGTGTACATGTTGCGCTTCATGATTCCTCCAAGAATCTTTGGGAGCCGGTTGCTCCGTTAAGAAAGACATTACACGAGTACGGGGACTCTTGCAAGTCCCCGTACCGTGTGAAGTTTTGTAACTAGAACGCGTACCCGAGGGCTGCCCGCTGCGAGTCTGTCAGCAGGAAGTCCGAGACTTCCGAGACAACGGACTTGTCGAAGAGCCGTACGCGCTTTTCGTTGTCGTCGTAGACTGCTACCGTCCACCGGCCAGAGTCCACGATCATCCAACGCTGCTCTGCTACCGTGCACCAGCGTCCGTACGAGTAATCAGTTTCCATTGTGACTCCTAAGTCATTCGGATTGTTCCGATAAGTAATACTCTCACACTCCGGAGCAGTTGTCTACTCCGGAGTGTAAGAAAGTTTTGTAACTCTAGTGCGTCGGGAGCGTACGCACCAGCCACGTGTGCGAGTTGTGGAACGTGCGAACCTTCACGTCGTACTTGTCCGCGCCACGTTCCCGGAGGTAGACCGTTGTGTGGGTCTCGGAAGCAACTCCCCACATATCGGTGTGCTTGACTTCCACAACCTCACCCTGCAAACCGATCTGAATTCCTCCGCAGTTGGGGAGATCGTGCGCGTGTGCGGCCCACGTACCGGCTTCGAGTTCGTTGCTCTTGACTGACTTCATGGTATCCTCCTAAGGACTTCGTCTTGCTGATGAATCAATACTCTCATACTCTAGAGCACAACGCAACTCCAACGCGGTATTGACTTTCACGCGTTCCGCGCTTAGACTGAATACATGAAGCCCACCAGCAGGGAAACGAGGGGAGCCACAAAATAATTGGGCCGTGGACAAAAGGAAAGGCCGGTTTCCCGGCCCATTCCTTAGAGGGTTTCGTACTTGCCGTCTGCCTGACGGTATTTGATGTAAGTGCATCCGGCGTCGTGGGTTGCCCAGTCGAGCGGCTGGAATGCATCCTCCGAGTCTGCATCGCCGTAGAAGTAGCCGGTGAAGTAGCAGTTGTCGTCGTCGTCGTAGAGCTTGAAGTGGGTTCCCTTGCCCGCCTTGCCGTCGCGGATGCTCTCACGCTCAGCAGGGCTGGTGCCGTAAACGCGGGGCACTTCCAGCTTCTCCAGCTTCTCGCCCATGTTGTCGCCTTCGAGGGAAGAGTGGGTGATCGTGAATCCCATTGTGACTCCTAAGTCAGTTCCTCAAGCTCCCTGCTTGATAAATCAATCTTCTCATAGTCTATGACCAGAGTCAAGCCAGCCCGCGCTATCAATTTTTGTAACCGCCCATTTACAAAAGGGGTCCTCTGGTTCCCCTGCCTCCGGAGCTTCATAGTACCAGCGTACGCGAAAAGGACCGCCAGCGCAAGCTGACGGCCCTTCCAAGTTTTGTAACTAGAAGCCTTCGACTGTGTAGCTCATGAGCAGGTAGTCGATGCTCCCCTGCCCTTCGCGGTAGTTGGGCTGAATCCATCCGGAGTATTCGGGAAGCTCGGGGATGTCCATCGTCACGCGCATGTCTTGGATGCGCTGCCGCAGTTCGGCGTGTAGCTTGTCGTTGTCGCGGTTCACGTCCTCCCCGGTGATCTTGAAAGTCACTCCCGTGATGTCCTCAGTGTGACGGTCCCGGTGAATAGCGTCCAGTGCGATCATTTTGTGCCTCCTAGGCTTTGTTGGTAATACCAGCTTAGCCTATGTTCGCCGCTTACGCAACTACCGTGTGAGGTTGCAGCTTCACGATACGTCCGCTGGCGTCGTGGAACTCGTAGAACTTGTGAACCTTCATCGACTCCAACGCGAAGTCGATATCAGCGTCACGCGCCGACTCAAGGTGCTTTAGAGCCTCTTCCCACGAGAGTCCGGCCCGCACTGTCTGCCCCGGCTGGCGCTTGTCCGTCCAGTCCTCGAACGTCGTGATCTGGAATTTCTTGCCGTCCATCATCTTCCCCTTTAGTGTATTGTTCTTTCGCTTACCACCAGCTTAGTCTATGACCCTGCCGCGTGTCAAACACGGCTAGCAGCCGTTCTAAGAGCCTTCCACGCGCTCCCTGCCCTCCGGTGCCTGCCAGCACGTCCAAGGCCCTACAGCAGCCCGCGTAGCCTCCCGCAGACACAAGAAAGGCCCTGCCGTAGCAGGGCCTTTCGTTGGTGTTACTCTGAGACTTCGTAGAACCGTGCATGGTAGGACCAGTCTTCGCCGGACTCCAAGTTCATCTTGGCATCCGCCGCGTACCAGTCTTCGCCGTCGAAGTGGTCCGCACTTCCGATTGTGGAGTCAACGAACTCTTCCGCCTCTTCCCGCGTGTCGAACACGTAGCGGCGCTCCGGTTCATCCTCGAACAGCGTCCACATGCTGTACTGGGGATCTACCCAACCGTGGAACTCTTCCTCCGTGTCCGCGTTGTTGACGGATGCAGTGAACTTGACTTCAGTCTTCAAGGTGACTCCTAAGCTTGGCGGTTCCGGTTGAACCGATATAGATAGACTACAGCACTACGGCCCTAGGCGCAACACCTAGGACCGTAGTGAAGTTTTGTAACTAGACCTGACGGTCGTTGTATTCGATGCACTCGTTGCACATGATCGGGTCTTCCCGCGTGGGCACCGCTGCCAGTGCACGCGCTGCCGCGTTGATAAGCTGCCACGCCTGCTTACGTGTGGTCTTGTAGGTGAACGCGGGCAGGAAGTTGACGCGCATTGTCTGGCGTCCGTTGCTGGCCGGTTCGGTCAGGAACACGGACACTTCCGGCGAGTGGCCCTGACTCGTGTTGCCGGGTGAGAAAACGAGGTAGGCATCACGCGGGAGGATTTCGAGCCGGTGCGCTTCCTTCTGGAGCCACGCGGTAGCTGCAACAACGTCGGCGCGGGAGATACGATCAGACATTTTGTCCTCCTAGGACATTCAGCGGATTCGGTTGATCCGATAAGTAAAGACTACAGGACCGGTGGACTGTTGTCCAATCCACCGGCCCTATGAAGTTTTGTTACGCGTCGTAGACTCCGAGGCACCACGACGCGATAGGCTCCGTGAACACTCCCGGAACTTCCGTCTTGAAGTGTGCAGGCCAGCAGTCCATACCGCTGCCCTCCCACGCGATAGACCAAGAGCCTTCCGAAAGCTCTTCGTGGTCGGCGTCGTACAGGGCCGGTTCATCCGTTCCGAACTGTTCCTTGACTTCTTCCAGTACCTTTTCGGCGGCTCGCTTGTTCACTTTGTCCTCCTAGGACTTCATCGGCTGATAGAACAAATCTACAGGAACGGCGGACCATTGTCTAGTCCGCCGCTCCTATGAAGTTTTGTAACTAGTCCTTTTCGGCTTCGATGTAGGCCTTAGCCTCTTCGATGGTGTCGAACACCGTTGCGCCGAACATACCGGACTGCAACCGGCCTGCCACGTAGCTAGCGCGGTAGGCGTCGGCGCTGCCGGTGTCTACGACTACGAACGTGCCGTACAGGCCCGTTACAGGCTCTGTAGCGACGCTCTGGCCGCTGTAGAGGTACGCCGGTACTTCCTGCATCCGGTCGGCCTTGCCGCGAACTGCAATGAACATTGCCCCTCCTAGGGACTCACGGGAACCGGTTGTTCCCTCTAAGTAAGACTCTACAGCACTAGAGCCGATAGCGTCAAGCTACCGGCCCTAGTGAAGTTTTGTAACTAGTCCTCCCGGAATGCTTCGCGTTCGTCCGCCGTCAGGAACTCCGTGAGCCGGTCGGCAATCTTGACGCATGCGTTGTAGATCTTGTGAACGCGGGCGATCTCTTCGCGGCTGCTGTAGTCGTATCCGAGATCATCGGCAAACTCCCGTTCGCTACGGTATTCAACGCATTCAGCATCCGAGATCAGCGATCCCATGAACTCTTCGATGGTCGGCTTCGCGCCATGGTGGCCGTATCCTTTGAAGTACTGGCGGGAGAGGGTCTTACCGCTCGGGTTCGTGACCTTGCAAGACCACGCGTCCGCGTTGGGGAATTCGCGGTTGGTGTTGTTGATCCGCTTTGCAGTGAACCGGAAACCTTCAAGCATTTTGTCCTCCTAGGACTTCGTTGGTAAGTACCACTTTACACTAGAGCGGGGACTCTCGCAAGTCCCCGCTGCTAGTGAAGTTTTGTAACTAGTCCTCGTCCTCGTCTTCCCGCTCATTCAGTTCCGGGAGCCACTTGTAGATTTCGTCGCCGTACGTGTCGCTGGCCGGGTCCGTGTCGTATTCCGTGTCGTACGCCTCGCCAACCTTGACTAGCGCGGACTCTTCGAAGGTGAACGTGTACGGGTGGCTGGTGACTTCCACGCGCCCATCCTCCGCGTAGCTCTTGACGAACATGTAGTCAATTTCGACGTTGTCGCCCCACAGGTGCATCTTGCCGTTGCCGTCTGCGAACCGGACTACATCGTCCTCTTCGAACTTAGGAGGCGTCACGCCGTCCGCTGCGAGCAGTTCCCGTAGGCGGACCATATCCGCCGCCCATTCCTCCGTTCCGGGCTTCCCTGCCGCTGCTTCCCGCTCTGTGTATTCGATATTCTTCCACAGTTCCGGCGTGTTGGTTCCGGTGGACGCGAACCGGGCAAACCCGATACCGGCCCATCCGGGAGACTGGTAGAGGGCTGCGAGCTTACGAGCGGCTGACCATTCAGACATTTTGTCCTCCTACGGACTGTTCCGGTTCCGGTTGAACCTTCTATACATAGACTACAGCAGTCCGGGCCGGTTGTCCAACCCGGACCGCTGTGAAGTTTTGTAACTACGGTACGTAGACCGTACGGCTTACGGTGTACTTCCCGTGAGCTTCCAGCACCATGGAAACGGGGAAGCTACGGCAGTTGCCGTCTACGCGTACGAGGAACGCCGTCTCGGCCTTGACGCGGGTAACGGCCACCAACATGCCTTCAATGGTGACGGTGTCGCCAGCCATGAAGTTGAGCGGACTACGCTGTGAGGTTTGGGTCTCGTGCACGGTGGGCCTCCTAAGCCTTGGTGGTCCCGGTTGAACCATCTATCTATAGACTACAGCACTAAGGACCCTACCGTCAAGCGGTAGAGTCCTTAGCAACTTTTGTAACTAGCTGGCCGCGTAAACCCGCGTCAGCCGGTTGTCGGCCTTGTGAGGCGTCCGGATGCGTGCACCGGGGAGAATGTTCCGGGCGATCTGGTCCAGCGTCGAGAGCGGCACCACGGGCACGCCGTTGGCTGCGAGAGCGACGATGTGGACGGTCTTTGCTCCGGTGTCCGGGTTGAGGATACGGGAGACGGTCACGCGCCGTTCCGGCTGGCCTTTGATTTCCAACGCGTACGGGGTCTTGGTCCACGTAGCGTCCTCGTTGACGGGTGAGAGTTTGGTGATAACGGATGCAGTCATTTTGTCCCCCTAGGACGGTTTTGGTTGATACTTAGACTCTAGCAGGTTTGCTAGACGTTGACAAGTTCGCGGACGGCCTCGGCTGCTTGCGCCTCCGTGTAGAACCATTCGCCGTCGTGCACCAGTTCATCGAAGATATTGGTGGTCAACACGGCATGCTTTCCCGGCTTGCTGGCAATGTACGTGCCAACCTGACGTGTGCCGTTGAGCTTGAATCCTCGTTTGGTCCAGTAATCCACTTTGTCCCCCTAGAGACGGTAGTTGTTTGTGCTTCCTTGTAAGTAAAGCTTCTCACGGTCCGGAGAGTCTGTCAACCCTCCGGACCGTACGAAGTTTTGTAACTAGTCGAGCTTCCGCAGTTCATCGTAGATCAGCGAACCGAACAGGTACGGGCTGCCGAACGTTCCGGGGTCGGATTCGTTGTGGAAAGCGACAATCTCCGTCTCTTCCCAAATCTTCCCGCCCAATTCAGCCGGTGTCGTTTCCGCTGGCACGTCAAGCACCAGCGTGAACTGAATGAAATCATCGTCAGCGTCCACGTCGCCGTCAGCGCTGAAATCCTCGCCCTTGTAGCGCTCCCGGATGATGGTCTCCAACGCCTTGTAGACGTTCGGCGCGAACATGCCGTCAGCGTCGAACAACTGGTTGAAGGGGTTCCCCTTTTCGCGGTCGAGGTCACGGTGGAACCGAAGGTTCTCCTGTACGTCGATCACGGCTGTCACGGTACCGTCGATACGGTTGCCGTCATCATCCGTTTTCTCGGAGATGTTGATCTGAATGTACTGGTTCAAATCGTCAAGACCCAGTTCATCGGCTCCGAAGTAATCATCCTGTTCAAGCATTTTGTCCTCCTAGGACTCTTGGTTGGTAGTACCAACAATACACTAGGACAGGGACCGTGTCCAGTCCCTGCCCTAGTGAAGTTTTGTAACTAGCAGAACGCGTACCGCGTCTGGCCGTGGAAGTCGCTTTCGGACATGTACCGCCCGAACGTCATCCCGCTGTCAAGTGCGAACAGTTCCACAATGAACCATCCCCACTCGTGCCACGTCGCGGCGTAGTTGCCGCTGTTGTCCATCGTCTTGCGCTTGTGGATGCCGTCCGCGTATGTGGAGCCAAGGCGGATTTCGAAGCCGTTAGCACGGCTCCTAGAGACCTGCTCTTCCAGCATGTAGCATTCAAGGCCTCCGGTGACGTGGCCCTTGCCGCGTGCCGTGTCCAGTGCTTTGCGGATATCCGCCTCAGTGAGCTTGTCGGAATGCAGTTTCATGATGTCCTCCTAGGACTTCGGTTGATCTGGTACTACAAACAATACACTAGGACCGTAGACCAGTCAAGCCTACGGCCCTAGTGAAGTTTTGTAACTACTCCGTAGCGTTGTCGAAAGCCTCTTCCGCTGCTTCCTTCGCCACGTCATAGCCGTAGAATCCGTAGCAGGAATCAATGACTTCCCACCGGGTGAATGCCTCGTCTTCGCGGTTCTCGTCAGCGAAGACAACCCATCCGGTAGCCTTCTTCTCAAGTTCGTAACCGTAGACCTCGCCGTTCGCCCACGCCATGACCTCGCTCAACGAGCCTTCTGCGAGCTTCTGACGGTCCAGAACGTCCGGGTGAGCATCCAAGTACTCGTCCGTCAATCCGTGGCTCTCACGCCACGCTGCCGTGTCGAATGCGAGGTATGCGCAGTTGCTTGAAGAGTCCTCCATGATGGAGTACGCGCCGTGGAAGATGCGGAGGTACCGCGCCAGAACGTCGCTGTCCCGGTTGAGCCTGTTCCACGCTTCCGTTACAGCGTCCTCGTACGGCTTTGCCTGATCGTTGACGGCTTCGAATTCGCCACGGTAGTAGTTGAAGTCGCGGGAGAGAACGGGTACGGCTCCCTCGTCGTACGGCTTGTCGTAGGACTCGTCTGCAACGAGCCGAACACGGAAGTTCTCGTTTTCTTTGAGCGTTTCCATCTTGTCCTCCTAGGACTTCGGTTGATCTGGTAGTACCTACTCTAGTGTATGTAGACCGCAGAGTCAAGACGGATTCCGTGTTGACTTCGCACCGCAGGTAGGCTAAGCTTGAAGTAAGCCGAAAGGCCCACATGATAGCCGCCCTGAGACGGGTGGCGAGAAAGACCGGTTCTGAGCTTCGCTCTTAGCGTAGGCAAAATTAAGAGCGGCCCCGTAGGACCGCTCTCAATTTTTGTAACTACTTGGTAAGCAGGTGCACCGCTGCCGCTGCCACGTCCTCGTAATAGGCGAAGTGGTTCATGCCTCCCGTGTAATCCTTGGTGCTCTCGGCGGTCCGGTAGTAGGCCTTTGTGTTGGTCTGGTGGTTGTGGTCCGTGTTCACGTACACGTGCTTACCCGTTCGCGGGTCCGTGATGAATCCGGAGCATCCGAACTTGACGCCGTTCACGGACACGTTCCTGAGCGTCACAATCAGGACCGGATCAATGGCAGTGATCTGGTTGCGAAGCTTGGTGGCGAGTAGAGCTTTCATTCTGTCCTCCGTTGTTCTGGGTTGGTAGTACCAACAATACACTAGAGCGGCCCTAGGTGCAAGGCCTAGGGCCACTCTAAAGTTTTGTAACTACTCCGTGTCCTCCAAGTAGTCCGGACCGCAGTCGTCCCACTCGGCGTACCGTCCCAGTTGGTCAAGCCAGAACTTGTTCAGCGCTTCCACGCTATCGAATGCCTGCACGCTCACAGCGCCGCTGTCCGTCTCGGAGACGATGAAGTGGCCTACAAGCTCCGTCCGCAGTTCCGGGCTGTCTGTGACCTCCGGGTTGTCCTTGAGCCAGTCCTCAAAGATCGAAGTGAACTCGCCGTTGGACTGCTGCACGTCTGCCGGATCGTTGCTGATCTGCCAGAAGTAGACTCCGTAGTCCGACACGTTGCCGAACTCGCCCATCTCCCATCCGGAGGTGCACAGGAAGTGCAACGCGTCGTCGCGGGCGGAAGAGTACTTGCCAAGTGGGTGGTATCCGTGGTCTGCCATGGTGTCCTCCTAGGACTTTGGGATCTGGTTGATCCGTTGGTAATAGTCTATACGACTCCGGACTAGGTGTCTAGTCCGGAGCCGTATCAAGTTTTGTAACTAGAGCGTGGCGTTCAGCGCGTCAACGATCCGTTGCGCGTCTGCTTCCTTGCCTTTGGCAACCTCGCCGTCGAGCGGGAACTGTCCGTCAACCGTCCGGTGGATGATTACCGCGTACTCTTCGCCGTCCGGGTGGCAGATGGTCAGGAAGTACGTGTCCGGGCGTCCGGGTTCAAAGTCAGCTTCGGACTCCCACCCAAGCCAGTGGTAGGCGGCGGGATACGTCTCGGCGGCGTACTCGAAGCCGTCAGCGATCTGCTGGTCAGCTTCGGCCAGAGCTTCCGCCCAGTCGGCTTCGTTGTTGGGGTCCTTGCCTGCAAGGTTGCAGATGATTTCGGCGCGGGCTTCACGATCCATGGTGTCCTCCTAGGACGGTTGTTCTTGGTTGGTTGGTTGGTTGGTTGGTTGGTTGGTAGTTATAGTCTACGGTAGCGGGCCGATGGTGTCAACCCGCTACCGTAGTGAAGTTTTGTAACTACCGTGCCATGAAGCTGACGGCCATTGCGTCCTGCACCACGGCGACGAAGTCGTGGATGGATTCGCATTCCGCGAACTTCTCCGTCAGGTCCTTGCCCATGATGCCGAAGAAGTATTCGGCCACGGTCACGTCCTCCGGACGGAAGTAGTCACCGGACACGCCGTTGTAGATGGTGATTTCCTTGTCACCGATCCGGATGAAGAACATGGTGGCGTCGTCGTCACCGAAGTACTCCGTCTCGTATCCAAGCTCTTCCATCTTTGCTTCGATGGTGTCGATGCTGATTGTGGTATCCGTTGCTACGGGCATTGTGTCCTCCTAGGACTAGCTGGGTTGGTACTACTAACAATAGTCTACGGGAGCCGTAGAGTCAACTCCCGTAGACTATGAAGTTTTGTAACTACTCGGTGGGCGGTACTCCCCAGCCGTAGGGGAAGATGATCGTGACCTTGGCGTACTCGATCATGTTGGCGAATGAGTCCCATTGATCTTCGGTGAAGGTCAGTTCGAACTCGGTTTCAACGTCCTCGCGCATGTCGTCGAGGACATTGGTACCGTGGGCCTTGATCCACTCTTCGGCCATCTCTTCCAGCGACTTGGCCGGTTTGATCCACCGGCGTGCAATACTAAACGCGTCATCGATGGTGACGGCGTTCGTTGCGTTGCCGCTGTTGTCTTTGACCTCAAACACCGGATTGTTGTCGTCTTCGTCAAGAATGGCGGTGATGGTTACGCTGTTCACGGTAGCCTCCTAGGCTGTTGTTCGGTTGGTAGTACCTACGCTACACGAGTCCGGTAGTCTATGCAACTACCGGACCCGTATGAAGTTTTGTAACTACTTGAGCCGGAACGGGCTGAAGCCCTCGTCAATCGGCCCGAACTCCGCGCCGATTGCATAGCGCCATGCCATTTCCGCAGTGTCAGCGGTCCCCCAGACGTTGCCGCCGTCAAGCTTGACGGTCCACTTGCCGGTGAGGATGTGGCGGTTGGGACCGTCCACCTCGTTGTTGTTCTTGATGAACTGCATAGCCGGGTATAGCGGGCCGATGTAGAGAAGGGAGCCGTTGGCATCTTCAACGAAGTCCGCAGCCGTCAGGAGGTGGGCGGTGCTGGTACCCTCGCTGATGGTGGTCGCAACGTCGCCAATATCATCAACCTCCGTGCCGGTGAATCGCAGGATCAACTCGGTCACTCCGCGCTGGTACTCGTTTTTCCGTGTGTCGATCACGGTGTCCGGGTCGAACAAGCCGGATGCCTGCTTGTAGAGTTCGGCGGTCAGGTGTTCGCGTGCCACCTCTTCCAGAATGTCCCAGACGCTTTTACCGGCTTCCGAAGCAGTGTTCACGTATGCGGTCATGAGAAGATTTGAGAGAGTCATTGTGTCCTCCTATGGACTGGTGGGTTGGTAGTACTAACACTACGGGACCGGACTCGTGGTGTCAAGTCCGGCCCCGTAATGAAGTTTTGTAACTCAGCGGTGGAGGTAGTCCACGCCGTCCAGCGTCACCGAAGAGAAGTCGGACCGCAGGTCGTTGGCGACTCCGGCCCAATCGATGTTGGTCTTGATGAGGTCGGAGAGGGTGTCCGGGATGAGTCCGAAGTCTTCGACGTATTCCTGTGCGTAGTCCTCGAACGTGTCTTCGGAGATGAGAGTGTCCTCATCCTGTCCGATGCTGTCCAGAGCCGACACGATGCTGTGAGGGTCCTCCGGATCGTACGAGTGGTTGCAGTTGCCGACGAAGTCCCCAAGGATCTTGAGGTCCGCGTTGGCCTCGTCAATGTCCTCCGGTTCGTACTGCTCCGGATCTTCCAGAATGTCCGCGCACTCTTCGGCGCGGGTGGAGAGGTCGGAGATGTTAACGCGGGAATCGGTTTCGATGCTCATTTTGTCCTCCTAGGACTGTTGCTGTGTTGGTAGTACTAACTCTAGTCTAGGACGGCTGTGGTGTCAACCGCCCTAGACTATGAAGTTTTGTAACTAGAACTTCATGGACGCTATGGCCAGTGCCGCAGCTTCCTTTGCCCGCTTTGCGTGGCGGGCCTCAAGGCGCTTGATCTGCGCCGCCGTATCCTCCCACGGGTCGGTCTGGAAGTCCTTCCGCAGTTCTTCGATGCGGCGGTAGAGTTCCCGTACATCCTCTACAGCAGTCTCGAACATCTCTTCGATGACCTTTGCGGCCTCGGTGTCGGTCATTGCTGTCATTGCTGCCATGGTGTCCTCCGTTGTTGGGTTGGTAGTTACAACGATACGGCACCGTAGTCTATGTGTCAACTCCGGTGCCGTATCAATTTTTGTAACTAGCAGGGAACTTCGGACCGGACCAGCGACCGGAACACCGGGAAGATGGAGATGGTGTCGTCCATCTCTTCCTTGAAGGACGGTTCGGCCTCAACCTTGAAGCCATGGTGGGACTCGTGGCTCCCGGTGAAGGTGGCGAGCGCTTCCATAGCAATGGCCCGGAGTGCGCCGTTCGGGATGGAGCCGGTTCCGTTGATCTTGACGGCGACCGGAGTGAGGTCCGTACCGGACTGGGTGATAACCGTGGCTTCGATGGTGAGGTCTGACATTGTTTCCTCCTGTGTTGGTCGGTGACTAGCTGATACTCATACACTACAGCAGTAGAGCGGAGCCGTCAAGCCCCGCTCTACCGTTATGAAGTTTTGTAACTACCGGTTTGCCAAGTCCTGAAAGGCGTAGGTCGTCTGGTTGAGAAGCCGGATAGCGAATTCCTGAATGCTGGCCGGAGTGGATTTGATGTACGCGGCCTGCTTGTCGTCCTTGTTGAAGAAGGTCAGGTCCATGGTGGTCCGGTCACGTGAGGCGTGAATGTCCACGTTACTCAGCCGTACCTCGACGGCAGGTTCTGGAACGTCGCCGCCGTACTTGATGCCGGTGATGTCGTCCATGACAAGGTTTCCGAGGTAGACGGTAAGCCTGTCCGGGTCAACGAGGGTCCGGACGGTAGAGCCGTTACGGAAGGTTACTTCGATGGGCTTCTGGTTGCTGTTCATGCTGCAACCCTAACCAACTGGGCGACGAGAGTCAAGCGCTCGTAGCTCGGGTTGCCAGCAATGAGCATGGCCACGGCCTCTTCCGTGAGGAAGCGCTTCCAGTAGCCGCCGTCCGTGTTGATGTACATGCGCGAAGTCCCGGACGCCTGTTCGAAGTTGTAGACGCGCCGCAGCCGTCCGTCGTACTTGAGCATGTACTCGGTGGCCCGCTTGGAGGTGATCTCTTCCGAGAGGCACGGAGCTTCTTTGAGCCGGTAGCCCTCGATCTTGTCGTTCTCGATCTCGGTCTGGTAGTCGGCGTACAAGTCAAGGCAATCATTCAGGGTGGTCATGGTGTCCTCCTCAGGACTAGTTGGTAGTTATAGCCTACGGCACTACAGCGGCTGTGTCAAACGGCTATCCGAGACGCGCTCCAAAGCGTACTGACCTTCCCAGTGCTCAGCCCAGATGATGTCGTTGGGAAGCCAGCGGTGGTCAACCGTACGGGTTCCGTCGATGTGGACCAGTTCGAGATGGTTTGCGATCTGGTGATCCTGCACGATGGTGCCGAAGATACTGCCAATCTCTTCGAGATAGATCCGGACCCGCTGGCCCTTCTTGTAATCCTTGAACACTGGTCCTCCTAGGACGTTGGTGGTTAGTAATCCCTAGTGTATGTGACCTTCTGGCACATGTCAAGCGTGACGTTCTCGAAGCCCTTGGCCTTGGCAGCAACCTTGTCGATGCACCGTGTCCGTGCATCCTCGACCTGCGACTGGTACCTGTCCTTGGCGCGTTGGATGCTGTCGGTCTGCTCGACGCCCTTGAAGTGGGTATCCGTCCAGACGAAGCCGACGTGGATGGCGTTGAACGTGACGATCAGGAACAACGAGATCATGATGAGTACGGCGGCAATGTGCTTCAAGGTGGGTCCTTCTTCTTCGGGAGCGGTGGGCTGGGCCGGAGTAGTCTCGGGCTGGATTCTTTCGAACATGGTTATAGTCTATGCCCCTTCAACTACCGTGTCAAATTCTCGGAACACTTGCGGCAGGTTACTTCGGCAACCCTGTGCTCTACGGCAGTGGGGTCAGGTACCTGCCTTCCGCACATGGTAGCCCACTTGTCCGTCTGGTAGTCCAAGACGAACGCGGCATGGACCTTGCCGGAAAGCGTTACCGGGAAAATGGTTGTTGCCATGATTTCCTCCTGTTGTGGTGGGCTGATGCTCATAGACTATCACGGCATCAGCCGCACCGCAACTACTTGAGGCTGGCTTTGCATTCGTCACGGGTGGACTGGAATTCCGGCGTGATGTCCTTGAGCTTGGCCGTCTCCGCATCGACCTTGGCGTTGTTGGCCCGGATCTTAGCCGCATCCAGATCGACGGCGGCAGAGAGCGTGTCCGACAAGAGGCCGACGACCGTGGAGGAAATGTCATTGACCGTGCTGGAGGCCTCGATGTAGTCACCGCAAGCGGCAGGAGTCACCGGGACTTCGACCCGTTTCTCCACGATCTTCTCGACCGGGACTTCCTTGGTGATGGTCACCGGATCGGGAGCCGGTTTGGCGGCACCGACTCCGAAGCCCACGAGGATGGCGGCAACGAGAAGCAGCGGCAGCAGCCAAGCCCGTTTGGGTTTCGGCTTCGGGGCCTGTGGCTGGTAGGACGGCATTGGCGGGGCGGGCTGGAATTGAGTTGACATTTGAGTTCCTTTCATCGGTACGGATGGTTGATGAGAGGAACACTACCCTATGGTTACGGCATTGTCAACTAGGCCTTCCGCACGGCATCTACGGCAACAGTGTAGAGGCGGCGGGTTTCCTTTGCTCGGTCCAGTGCTTCCTTGGCAGCGGCACGGGACTCTATGGTGAGTGCGTTCGGTGTGAATCCCTGTTCCTCTTGGAACAGAAGGTCGGCATTGTAGCGCTTCACCGCATCCTGCCAGCGCGCCATATCCATCTCGGCATTGACTACGTCCTGTTCGAGGGCGAGCAGGATCTTCTCCTTGGTCTTCTTCACGGCATCTCCTTCCGGTAGATTCAGAAGAGATCCAGCCTCGGGTAAGTGTGAGGCTGGATCTCCTGAGGGGCGGGCTTGGGGCACCCGCATAACCCATACTACCCGGCATCCGCATCCGTGTCAAGTCCGGTGTCCGTATCAATTTTTGTAACTCAGAAGTAGATCGGCATCGACTCGGGCAGTGCCGCATAGTCTTTCAGGAAGAGGCATTGGTTGTTACCGTACCGCACGTACTGAAGCGGCATGGTGTAGATGGAGATGATGTAGCCCGCACCCGCAAGCACGTCACCGTACCCTTCGAACCACGCTTTCAGGTCACACAGGTTAGCGAACCCGCATGACTCGTCCTCGTTGATGTAGTCGAGCATAGGGTCCTCTGAGGGGTCCGGATGATCGGCATCCCCGTGAACGGCATTCATATGCTCTGTGATCCTGCTGTCCGCATCACTGTACGGACCATCCCCATTGGGTTTTTCAATTCGAAATACTGAGACTCGCATGGGAATAAGCTTACCGTTGCCTGAGTGAATTACAAAGCTGGGATTCGGCGTGTCGTCATATTTAATAACAACGGTTTGGTAACGGCACCGCAAGTTAACGCAGACGTAGGCCCGCACCGTGTGGTGGGGCCTAGTACCGCATGAGTTCAGTTGTCAAGGAGCGAACGGTATTACTTCTTTAAGACAGGCTTCCTCGTCGGCATGGGCTTGACAATCTTAGCCGCATGCTCTAGGTACGCGTACACGTTCCCATTCTTTGTATGGACACGAACGGCACTGCATTCAGGCTGGAGGTCTTCTACGATCCCCTCCGCACCTTCATACACACCTGAGGTGATCCGCACGGGATCTCCCTCAATGAATAAGGCTGATTTCATACTCACTATCCTACCCGGACTACCTGCCCGGTGCAAATCGACTACTCGGTTTGACTTTTCGCACTACTTGTGTTTCGGACAAGATCCGCTAGATCTAGCGGTTTTTGATGTACCACCGCAAAACTTCTCGGTAAAAACTCTTGCGGCATGTGTACTACCGGCGTAATGTTTGAGACATGGAAAGCAGCCAAACAAGGAGGCCTACCACAGACAACCATCAACGCTTCACAAACCGAAAGGACAAACCATCATGAACGCTCAGACTCTCACCCGAGGCCAGAAGGCAGCAGCCACCCGCAAAGCCAACCTCGAAAAGGCAGAAGCCGCAGAGGTCCGCACCGAGTCGGTCTCGGAACTTCTTCCGAAGGTCAACAAGCCCGCACCGGCAGTCGATCCGATGTTCTCGGACAACGCCGACGAGACCGTGGACACGGAGGGCCTGCCCGCACCGGAAGAGCCGGAAGAGGCCACGTTCGTCAAGGAGACCCGCCTGTCGATTCAGGCGGAATTCGTTCCCGGCAAGGCGGCACTCGCCACGATGACGGCGGATGCGCTGCACGATCTCGCCTTCATCTCCACGTACAACTCCGTGGACGAGCAGTCCTCCAGCCCCCGCCAGCACGGCTACCAGCGCGACCCGCTGGAAGCTCGGTTCCCGGCCATTGGCCGCTACTTCTCTCAGGAAGAGGGAGACGGCGAAGAGCAGAAGCACACTCACGCCCACCTCATCACCCCGATCATTGCATCCGTCCGGGTGTACAACCCCAAGGATCAGGCACGGTTCAACCACCTGTTCAACAAGGGCGAGATCGCCACCATCCACAAGGAGTTCGGGCCGTCCTGTGTCTCCATCGTGGACGGGCAGCACCGTGGAGGCGGGTTGTTCTGGGCATGGGAGCGCAAGGCTTCCTTCAACCCGGACATTCCGGTCATGCTCTACTACGGACTGCGCTACGCCGACGAGGCCACGCTGTTCGACACGATCAACTCGACGGCACGAAAGCTGCCCAAGGCTCTGATCGAGGCCACGAAGGTCCACATGGAGGCCGGTGAGAAGACGCACCAGCAACTCATCCGTGAGGTTGCGTTCGATCTGGCACAGGACGGGGACTCCCCGTGGCACGGCATGATCAACATGACGGGCGCACGTGATCCGGAGAAGCCCATCACCTACGAGGGCCTGCGACGGGCCACCGGCAACATGCTCCACGAGAAGCTGGTTGCTCGGCTGGAGAATCGCGGCCTTGTTCTCGACAAGGTGGTCAAGCGCTACTGGGAACTCGTTGCCCGGACATGCGCCCCGGCATGGCAGGACCGTCCGCGAGTCGTGGTCGGTGACGACGGCGAGTCCGTGGAAGAGGCAGTCAAGTACCGCCTCAAGGATCTGGCAGGCGTGGCATCCGTGTCACGGCTCGGAGCGGACATCATCGGGACGGCGCTGGATCAGTCCCATACAGTAGAGGAATTCAATTCCTCTGTGGCCTCACAGGTCAGCAAGCTTGGTCAGGTGGACTGGGAGAAGAAGCCCGGAAACCCGTGGACGAGCTTCGGTGCTGGCTTCGCCGGTCAGACAGGCCTCTACGGCACGCTCTACAAGCTGGTGTACCTCAACGAGGCACCCGGTGAGGCCGTAGAACCGGCATAGTCCGGAAGGGAGAGGCCCCGGCCCCGTTGGGGGAGCCGGGGCTTTTCTCTGGGCAGAGAAGAGGCCACCCGACCCGCACGTTGGGGGACTAGTCAAATCGGGTGACCTCATCTGACGGAGGGTTCCGACACCCTCCTACCGCAACAAAGCCGTTCGCTCCTGTGTTGGTAGTAAGATCATAGCAATCGTGTGAGCCACCGCACAAGGGTCAGTTACAAAAATTCATTAGGAGGAATCATGGCCAGCAAGGAAGTCGTATTCACCACCTGTGACCGCTGCTACAAGGAGGAACAGACGGACCTCCAGAAGACACCGGCACGTAACGAGAAGTTCCAGCTACCTCCCGGCTGGCTTCACATCAGCGGAAACACCCGCAGCACGACCGTCTTCGAGATGGATCTGTGCGAGGACTGCAAGGGCCTTGTAATCGAGGCGGCAGGCCGGGCCGGGTAGTACCCGGCATCAACGAAGGACCCTCCCGAAGTCGCTATTGACTGGGAGGGTCCTTTCGTGTTAGACTGGAGGGTTAGCCTTCAGCGTCTTCATAGCTGTCGATGAACTGCTGGACTAGCTCGGGGTAGATATCCTCGCCTGTCTCTTCATCGGACTCAAGCTGCTTGTGGAGATCATAGTCTACATAGCTGATGAGATCACGGAGGGCAGACTCTACTCTGTCTGGGTTGAGATTTGGCACGCTATTCCTATCATACTGTATTGGACGGTTGTTTGTCAACCTGTGGATAACTATTTTTGTAACTTGACGTGGAGAGGCGGCTGTGCTTACTTCTGGTGACGTGGGCAGGGCTTCCCTAGCAGGGAGAAGTAGCCGCATTTACAAAGATTCGGGTTCATCTAGGATCTCCCCTTCATCGATCAGTTCCTGCTCGGCAGCTTCTGCCTCAGCTTCTTCTTTACGCTTGGCAATCTCTCGCTGGCGCATGACCTCAAGCTTCTTCCCAATGTCCTCAGCCATGGACACGTTGTGTGTAACCTCGACTTCGAACGTGATACCGTCCTTGATTCCGCTTCGCGTCAGGACCGTCTCAGCGGCCTTGAGCCTCACAGCATCAGCCACACCGGCCTTCATCAGGTCTGACAGAACCTCTACGGCATCATCAGCCATGCCCATCAACTGGAGCCTAGCGCTCTCCACCACAGCCTCAGCGTGGTCTCTGACGTTCGGTAGCTGAGCGCCGTGCTTACGGCAGACGTTGGTGCCTCTCAGGGACCAGCGCTTGCAACGCTCACCTGTCGTACTGGCAGTGCCAATGCAGCGCACTACCGGGACAGGCTCATTGTGTGTTGGCTTCCAACCCATCGGGACTTCAAGCCCCTGCTCGGCGGGTGAGGTCTTACCGGCACTAGGGGAGCGGGATACAGTATCGTCCTCGCCCTCGATCCTTGGCGGCTCGGGCATTGAAAACTGGTCGAATGGGTTATTGATCATTGATACTTCCTAGCACTATACTTCCACAGACTGTGGATAACCTGTGTATAAGTATATCACTCTAGGATAGGGCACCAGCATACCGCTGTGTCAACCTACCGCACCCTTCTCAAACTCCACGAACGCGGACTCCAGCTTGTGCGGCTTGCCCGGAACGGTCACGATCTTCATACTCTTGACCGTGCTGAACCCATCCGGCAGGATGATCTCGGCAACGTCGCACAAGTCCGCAGCATCACCGTAGCCTTTGAGCCGGATCACAATCCTTTGACTCAACGACCGGACCTCAGGTTCTCACGAATCTGGGCACTCAGAGGCCCACTGACCGTGATGTTGTACAGCACGACCAGTGCCACGGTAATCAGCAGGTTCGGGACGATCGCAATACCCATCAGCCCACCGAACACAAACCCGGACAGCGCACCAATCACGATGGCAATCAGGAGGTTCACGTTAAATACTCTTTTGTCGATCTGTTCTTCAGTCATTCTAGTCCCTTTACTTGTTGTTGTCAAATTCTAGCTTCTTGCCACTTGTCATGAACAGCGTGCCTTGTGGCTTCCAGCCCTCGGTACTGCCATCCATCGTCTTTGTAACAATGAAGTTGTCCGGAGCGGCCTTGAGGTACGCAACCCTACGTCCCATCTCGTGGTCCTCGCGCTCCTGCTGTGTCATGACCTTGGCCACGTCACCCTTGTGTCTTGCCTCTGCCTGCTCCCACAGGCTGAACTTCAACGCCACCGACCCAAAGTACGGATCAGGCTTGGGCTTGTAGCCGCCCCACAGGTTGTTCTTGTAGTACCAGTCGCGCCGCACCCGCTCCTTTGCGTAGTACCTGCTGGCACCGGATGAAATCCCGTACATCATCTCCCAGTACGTCAGAGCCTGCATCCAGAGCTTAGGGTTCTCCATGCGGTTCTCCATGATCATCTGGTCCAGAGTCAACTCACGTGTCAATGTAGCCGCACCCTTTCCTCTTGCACATCCAGAACCGGCCTACCCACTCACCGTCGTGTGTACCGAACGTACACCGCAGCCAGTCCCACATCAGTCGGACGCCATCGTGCGGAACACCCACAGGTTGAACCCCAGCACAGCCAAGGTGATCAGCACGTTGGCCACTGTCAGGATCACTGCCAGAGTCGTGGACACCATCTGGAACGGGATCACCCACATGGTCACCAGCATGGCCAGCACGATCAGCATGATCACCGTAATCAGCACCATGCGTCCCGGACTGTTCTCAAAAGCCTTACGAATTGTCTTCATTATTCTCCTTCTCGTTCCAAAATCTCGATGGTCTGTCGTCCGTTATCCACCAACTGCTTGGTACAGATGATGACTCCAATCTTGGAGTTCCAGCTTGTGTGCCACACCTCTTCATCGTCAAAGAAGTCGGCAACCCCAACCACAGTCTCTTCGGTCCCATCAGCCCGGACACTGGTAGCGGAGATCTTATCTCCCTGCTTCACGTCCTCGAACTTGACCGGCGTCACATCGACGCGCCAGATCTCGGAGTCCTCATCCGTGTTGACGATCATTCCACCCTCAGAGGTGGACCACCAGACGGTCTCCCTCGACACGCCTGTCTCCATGACCTCAAGATGAAACGCAATCCCGGTCATGACCGACTTGACGCCGAACTCCTTGACCACGACCTCCAGCAGATCTCCTGCCTTGATGTCTTCGAACTTGATCTTTGTCTTTTTCATTGTCTCCCCTAAGTTGTTGGTAGTTACAGTCTACACGAACCATCCGCGTTCCGCAAGCCACACGCCCATCCGCAGGAACGTGTACCCCAGCAGGGCACCCAAGGCCCAACCGGCAATCACGGTCAACGCGACAGTGCCTACAGACCCGAGAACCGGAAGCAGTGCCCCGTACACAGCCACCAGCCCCACCACTGCCAGAGCAAACAGCACCGCGAGCACCGACACGAATACAGCCACCTGAGTTTTCTTTGTCATTTCCATGTCCTTAGACTATCACACCTTCACTCCAAAGCAAAACGCCCCGACCGTGAGGTCAGGGCGCTTGCTAGTGAAATTCATCTTACTAATGAAAGTATGACCATCGGGATCATACATCCATTATACCACTTTAGAAGGGCTTTGGCAACTCGGCCTTGTCCTTCTCCTTCTTGACGCCTTCAACGGCCTGCTTCACAGAGAACCCAATCCGGTGCATCCAGATCCAGACCATGAGCGGCCAGACAACCCAGCCCCATGCACCGAACTGCACCAGCATAATGCCAGCAGCAACGCACCATGCCCCAATCAGGAACACCGTAAGCAGCACTCCAAGGATGCCTCCACGCTTAGCGGCCTTCACCCTGCGGTCGGCGGGCAGCTTGGCCTTCCGATCAGCAGCCTCTGCCTTACCGTCTCTCCAGCCTTCGGCCACGGCTTCTTTAATGCTCGTCATTCAGTTCCTCTTTCGTCGTTTCTTCGCCTGCCTTGTCCAGCAGGTCCTTCAATTCACTTTCAAACGTCTGGTTGAAGGAGGACACCTCACTCTCCGTGAGCTTGTCGTCCGTGTCCTCCATCAGCTTGACGAATCCCGTATTTACAAAAGTTAGTACCGGCACAGCCAACTCGCGCAGCTTGACCCCGTCATCCTTTGCTGCTATGATCCTCGCCTCGTACAGCCCCTGAATCAGCGCCACCAGTTCCGCACGCCCCTGCAACACTGCCAAGGGCTTTCCGTTCAGCACAGCAGCCAGACGCAGCGTCCGCATCGGCTTCGCCATCAACTGCCGGTGGATGTCCTCCGAGACCAAGGGGTTCATGTACCGGATCATGGCCATCTCTTTGTGCGTGGCCTTGAGCATGATTCCGGAACCGTCGTCAGTCACGCCGACGATGTACCCCGCAATCTTGCGGTCATCATCCAACTCAATCACGACATGGTTCCCAATGTCAAACGATTCCATCATGCCTCAAATCTAAAAGCCGCTTAGCTCTATGTATCGCCTAGAAATACTCTTGGCTCTAGTATACCCTGAAATTTCGTCGGCATAGTCAAAGGCCAGATCCTGTGCCCCGGTTTCCCCGTGCTTCGCAACCATGCCTTCAAAGTCTTCAAGCTGGTCGGCCAGCACTTCAAGACGCTGCATGACCTCTTCGTGCTCCCTCTGCTCATCCTGAAGCTTATCGAGTCGGGCCTTTGCCGACAGGTAGGACTTCTCCTTCCGTGCAAGGCTTGCCTGAGCATCTTCCAGCAAAGGCGGCAGGATGCTCTTGAGTCGCCCGTTAAGACTACGTGCCTCGCTCCTTGCGTACTTGGACGCCTTGATGATTATATCTTCTTTACTGCTCATTGTCTACTCCCACCTCTTCACATCGAAGGGGTTCTTCTGTACGTTCTCTGTATCTGTCTGATCCGCTCCGGAAGCCACCTTGACAGCCGCCAAGGCCGAACAGTAGCACCTCATGATCTTCCATGCAATTGCCACCTGCTCATCCTGTAGCTCAAGCCATTGCTCGTGCGCCTCAGCCCACTGCTTCCGGAGTGCATCCTTCTCTTCGCCTTCCGGGAGTGTCGAAGCCTGCTTCACTGAGACACCCATCGTCCCGTAAGCTTTCTTGACTTCCTTGTTCTTGTCGTAGATCTGTCGGCGCAGCTTGACTGCCTTGTCTACGATTGGGAACACATCCGTCTCGTACAGCCAGAGCATGTCATCCGCGTCAAGGTCTTCCTGAAGCTGCTTCCACCGGAGCATGGACTGGACCTGTCGGGTTGCCTCATCCTTGATGGCCGTCTGCACCCTGACCACATCGAAGCTTTTGAACTCTTCGAAGTATCCTTCCAGTGTCGGTACCTTGGGCATGACTACCTCCGGTAGTAGATCTTGTTAGCTGCTGTCTCAATCTCCGCAAGCCTCGCATTGATCTCGAACCGTTCCGCAACCTTCTCGGCGTAGTCCGTCGATTCGATCTTCTCGTCTTCCGGCTGTCCGGGACGCCACGGGATCGATCCGAACTTCTCCACGAGTGCATCCGTGTAAGCCTGAAGCGCGTCACGTTCCTTGAGCAGTCCGTCAGCCTCGACCTTCAGGTCCAGAAGAAGATCAAGCTCCTGCTGCTTCTGTTCGATGTCGGCCTCGGTCCGGATCACGGCCTTGGAGTACACGTTGATCTGGTCCTTGAGGTTGGAGACCTTAGTCTTGTCTTTGTCAATGGCAACGGACTTCTTGCCGATGCGGGTTGTGAGTGTTTCCATCGTGTTCATACCTCTATTATACCACAGACCATGCCCCCATGCCAAATCCGTACTACACTAGACTATAACACCCTCAAAACCACCAGCCAAGAACACCCTCCGCAGCAAACCCCTTCTCGAATAAAGTTCCCCAGAAGAGAGCCGGGGAGGCTATTTTTTAAGAGTAATACAGGGTAGGTAGGGGTATATACCCCCTATTTTTAACTCTATAGACTCTCATATAGAGAAGTATATTAGGATTTCAGAACCAAGAAGAAGAAGAAGATCCGCCCCAGCACTGGCATCCAAGCCCGAAACCAGTCAGTCCTACCTGCGAAATAAAAAACCCGCCAATGGGAACTTTTTGCCCTCGCCCCGACACCCTCCGAAATCCACCATACCGTTTTGCTGTCAATCTGTGTCAACCTGACGGCTTCCCACACGCCCCTCCGGCACTCCGAAACGCACCGAAAACACCCGGTTTCAGATTTATATTAGGATTGGCCCTCTCCGGCCACAACCCTCCACACATACCCTATACAGTATGACCCAAGTACCTCATCACACCTAAAATGAGGTCAGAAATCCCCTCCGCGTGTTCCCTCCAAGCCGACAGTAACGTGCGGATGGACCCGGCAGGCACACCGACAGTGCGTGAGCATGAACAGCACACCACCCTCAAAAGGTGCTTCAACCAACTCCGACTGCCCTGTCATCTGCCAGCCCGGACAGCCAGCCCCGACGTGATCCCAGTCGTAGTCGCGCCAGTCCCCGTCCCAGTCTTCGTCCTTGACCGGACGGCCACACTCCAGCAGCAGGCTCCTGATCTCCGCAAGCGCCTCAGTCGCCGCAGACGCCATCAGCCGTCCACCTTCCGAAGCTCACTCCGACCGGTATACGCAGCCGACCGCCCGTCGTCCAGTGTCACCACAAACGGGTACTCTTCTCCGGACCACGAGTCGTAGTTCGTAATCGTCCCGACCTCGCCAGCAGCGATCCGGTACACCTCGACCAGCGTCTCAACCCGGTCCCCTACATTGAATGCAGCCATAGTCTATCCTTCTTCCTTGTTGTCTGCAAAATCCGCCAGAATGCCCAGTCCTTTCCGGACCCACCCGTCCGCCTCCAGCAGGTCAGCCGCTTCCCGGTGGTTGAACAGCCGAAGCTCTGCCACCAGCCGCTCACGTGCCTCCACAGGTCCTTCCACGGCCACGACAGCCGCCTTCTTACGCCCCATCCCAGACCTCCAGTTCATCCTCAGCAAACACGTCCCACGACTCAGCCGCAGTGTCCCGCACCATGTACGGCCACGGGCTGTCCACATCGATGTCCACGATGTAGCCCCGGCGCATCACTTCGCCTTCCAAGACTCCCTGCACCAGATCCCCGTAACCGAATTTGGCCTTAGCCCCTACCTCAATCATTCCAGTCCACCTTGCTCTCAGGGCCGCGTACGGCCTCCATAATCTTGTTTGCTTCCACCACTCCGTCGAAGGCGTCCGCGTCCGACACAACGCCACACACGGCCTCCAGACGCTCATTGAGACGGCGCACCTCAAGCACCAGTTCGATCCCGTCCAATGCACGGTTGGCTTGGTCATAGTAGTCCTCGATGCTCTGGCCCGACTTCCGGGGTACGTTCAGTGCCGCGAGGAACTTGTCATGCAGTGCCTGTTGCCTGTCCTCGTCCACGGTTAGCCCACCTTCGAAACGTGGTAGTTGGCAACGAAAGAGTACGTGCCGTCATCGTTCTTCACGATCAACTCCACGTCATCCGACTTGTACTTCTGTGCCCACGCGCTACGTTCCTTGTAATAGATAGCCTCGATGGTTCCGGTTCCGGTCTCGTAGCCGAAGTGCTGGTTGCGCTTGCGGACACGGTCCCCGATGGCAAGCCGGTAGTTCGGGTCCTTTGTCGAATCCTTGTGTGAGCCGCAGAACGCGTAGCCCCGCGCTTCCAAGTCCTTTGCATGTTCTTCCGGTGTCATGTCTTCTCCTTATAGTCTATGTTGTTTGCTTGCTGCAAGACTAGCCTAGGCCAGCCTCCGTGTCAATCTGTGTGCACCCATTCCCCGTCATCAACCTTCTTGACGAGGTATGCCGGTACATCCATCTGAGCTAGGTTGAGTTGGTGTCTGGCTTCAGCCTCCGACTCATACTCGTAGACTCCGTGGTACCATACGCCCCACCGGATGTCGTCCAGATCAGTCATCTTCCGGGTGCGCCTTCTCCATCATCTCGACCATCTCGTGGTGGCGCACGAGGAAGGTGTAGTCCACGCCTTCGAGGAACCATCCGTCCATGCCCCGACGCCACACGTTCCCGTCAGCGCTCGTGTACGTGCCCGCCTCATACGCTGCCCGTACTGCCTTGTTCTTACTGAGTGCCATTGTGTACCCTTTCCAGATTCTGTAGTTCCCCATCCAGCAGGTTTGCTGCAATCGTATGCGTGTTGACTCCCAGCCAACTTTCGCCCTGTTCAGCAGCCGTTGCGCGGTCCTTGGTAATCTGCGCCCGCTTGTGGGCCATGAGATCCAGCAGCCGGGTCTCGATGCCCTGTAGCCGTCTGATCTCTGCCGCCGCCAGCACCATGGCATCTGCGGCCTCCACGGCTGCATCCCGCACGCCGCCCTCATAGGCCTCCCGTGCCATCGTCTCGACGTGATCCGTCAGGTTCTCAAACCATACCACGTTGAACTTCTCGCTCTCAAACTGTGCCATTGCCGCCTCCTTCATTCTTGTGACAAAGCGCTCTGCCTTGCCCTGTGACCGGTACCTCTTACCATACACTACACCATTGAAGCGCGCAACCCAAAGCATCCGTTGCGGTGTGCATGGCCGCTTCATGCCCAGTTCCGGCGTCACGGTCCACTCAGTCATAGTTGCGCCCTTCTACGAAGGCAGCGGCCAACTGTCTGCCCCACTTCACGGGCACGGCCCGGTGCCCCTCCCCGACCAGTGCTGCCTCTCTCCGGGCGTTCTTCTTGGTGGGCGGCTCCACAGTCCACAGAGTCCCTGTGGCGTCCTCGTAGACCCCGTAGGGCTTGTAGGGTTCCAACACGTTCTCCCACCTCATCCCCGTGTTTGAGTGTTCGCCCTTGTGGTTCTCCGTCAGGCGGCACTGGTAGATCAGTCCGGAACCAATGTTGTAGGTGGTGCTGCATCGTTGTTTGCTCATGGCTTCACCCTACACTAGCCCCGCCACCAAATCAAGCCGGATACAGAAAAAGAGCACACAGCCGAAGCCATGCGCTCTCTCCCTATCCTTCTCCGTCCCGCTTACGGCGTTGTTCCAGTTGCCATTTCAGCCGGTCCACAGATTCACCACGGCTGTCCAGCATCCAGTCCGCCGACGCTAGTTGTTTCTCGCACCTGTCCCGCCAGAGCCGTGCCCCGTTCAACTCCTGCTCAGCCGTCATTAGCTGAATCCTAATGTTCTCGGTTGGCTGTCCGTCCGGTGCCTCGCTGTACTCAGCCATCCAGTGCCTGCCGAATCCGGGCGGCGATCCATACCTTCTGTGTATCCAGTTCCGGGTCACTCCCGATGTGGAATGAGTGCTGGATCACGGACGGGTCGTGCAGTTGCAGGGCAAGCCTGCGGACCCTCGCCTCCATCTTCTGGAGCCGGTCAAGCTCGGCAATGGCCCATTCCAGCGCCTCGACTCCCGGAGTCATACCCTCTACGGACTCTCCCCAGCCCATCTTTTCGAAGTAGGTTCGGGAACCCCGCTGGCCTTCCAACAGCTTGTCCAGTTCATCCAGCTTCGCGCCATCCATCAGACCTCCAGCCATTCCCCGCCACGGTCGTCAAAGGCGTTCTGTGCGGTCCGGTCATTCGCCTTGAATACCGCTTCTGTGGTGAGGAAGAAGTCGGACCACGTGTCTTCCGCGACCTTCGTCAGCAGGCGCTTCCCCACGGGGCCGTGGCTGGTCCTGAACTGCGTCCCGACCTCGGCGGTAGCTGTCGTGAGTACCGGCTCCGGGGCAGGGCGCTCCAGAAGCTCGTACGTGATCTCATGGCCGTTCCGGTAGGGGTTGATGCGGTAGCCCAGCTTGGAGTCGAACTTGTTCCCGCCCGTGATGGAGTGCACCGTACCCTCGCGCACAACTCCGGCAGCAGTCTCGGTGACATCCCCGTAGGTCGCTGACTCCTCATCGTAGGTCACCCGAATCCGGTCCCCGACCCGGATCTCTTCCAGCTTCACCTCACGCGGAAGTTCGTTGACCCGGACCTTGTCGCCCATAGCCAGCGGGGCAGTGGCAGGGATCAGTTCAAGGTTTCCCGCAAGCAGTCTTGCCGCCTGTCCGGTGTAGGTCCCCATTGTCCGGCCCGTGTCCTTGGTCACGGTGATGTCAGCAAAAAGCGATACGGGATCGTGCGACACAACCACACCTTCCAGTCCGGCCCAATTCTCGTACCCCCGAACCTGCCTGTAGCGTACCTTGTCACCCTTGTTGAACGTCGTCATGCTTCTCTTTCTGTTGAAGTTGTTTACTTGCTAATACTCTACACCACTCAGGTCAGAGTGTCAATACCGTGGCCGTCCAAGAAGTCCACGACAGCCGCGTAGCCCTTGATCTGGTCCCGTGGCCGTGCGTTGCCGTGCACCAGTGTCAGGTCTTCCGTCTCGTTGAACACGTCAATGCCTTCCGAGAAGATGTAGGTCTCCAGCTTGAACGTCTCCCGTGTGTAGCCCATTTTGATGCTGTACTTCCAGCCGGACACCCTGAGGTCGAATACCGCCTCGCTTGTCTCAAGATCAACCTGAGCATCTGCCAGCGACCGGTTGATCTTCGGCAGCAGTCCGGACATGAAGGACAGGATCATTGCCTCGCGCTTGTCCACGGACCGTTCGGCCCATGCAGCTTCCCGCGCTTCACGGTCCAGCCGTGCCTTCTCTTCCCAGTCCACGGTCATGGCGTACTTGTACTGCCCCCATGTCCGCAGCGCATCCGTCAGGCTCCGGGTGATCCAGTGCTGGTAGCCGTACGGGCCGTGCACGTGTTCGTCGCTGGTGACATTGTGCAGGTACGGGTCAACCGGCCCGAACTCGCCCTCCAGCGCATTCAGCGCCTCGATCTGGTGCGGTGTAAATCCTGTAGGTTCAGTCATGCTTGTAGCTTATCCTTCTTTCGTCTCCGTGTCAATTTCGGTCAGCCCCTGTCGGAGGGTTCGCCGCAGAACAGGCAGCGGTCGTGCCACGAGTCCAAGGCATCATTGTAGATGCAGTAGTCGGTCGGTGATCCTTCGCACGCCCAGCCTCCGAAGTGCAGGATGTCCGGTGCAAGCCCCTGTAGCTCATCGGCCAGCCCCACAAGAATCTCTGCGGCTTCCCGCTTCAACCGGGCACTGCGTTCCTTAGCGGCCTGCGCCATCTGGAACAGCGCCGCCTCCGTCCTGCTCGCGTCCTTGAGACGGGACAGCACCTGATAGACGCTCTTGCCGCGCCACTTCACTCCCTCAGGCATCAGTGCCACTCCCGCTCAATGCCCAGCAGTTCCCGAAGAAGCTCCATGGTCCCGCCCTCGACTCCGATGATCCGGTCCTTGATGAATCCGCACATGCAGTCCACGTGCGTCAGCGACAGGAGCGTCTTCTGCTGGCTGTCTACGTCCGTCCCTTCGAACTCCGTGTAGACATGCTCGACCATTGTGCTTGCGGATGTAGGAACCCACGTACAGCCGTCCACGTGCAGCCCGTCGTACTTGTACCGGACATCCCCGCTACCGGCACGCCAGCCCCACACCCATTCGCCTTGCTCGGTCAACTGACCCTTCTGCAACAGGAACGCCGTTGCATCATCTTTGAAGCTCATGTTATCTCCTTATAGTCTATGTTAGCTTCTTGAAGAAGCTCTTCCACCAGCCGGTTGCCGGTCGGTTCGGAGGGCCGTAATCCTCAAGGCCTCCCCAGCCGTGGTTGTTCCTGAACACTGTAGCATGGACGGGGCAGAACCACAACTTGGCTCCGGTCCCCCACCGCTCCCAGCGGATGGCTGCGTTGGCGTACCAGCCCCAGCCCAGATCTCGGGCGGCTTTCTCGTGGTCGGCTCCGGAGACGTTCTGCACCTCCCCGCACACCTCTCCGAGTTCGTTCTTCCAGTCACAGGTGTACTCCACCAGTGTCAGGTTAGTTGCCATGATGCGGCCTTTCGATCAGTTCGATCTCATCCTCGTAGTACGTGATGGTCTTCCGGACGGTTCCGTCCCAGCGCGGTACCGGCTCAAAGAGCCTCACCTTGAGGGCCTGTTCGTCGTTGACCACCTTGACCTCGATGACTTCCCCGGTCGGCTCTTCCTCCCCGACCTCGCGGACCACGTCCCCTTCCTTGAAGGGGAGATCCTTGAGCAGACCCTTCCAGCGGTCAAGCTCACTCTTCAGCCCGTCGATCTCGTCCAGCAGTTCCAGCGTAATCGCGGCCCTGTTCCGCACGTACCCTGAGGACCAGTTGTTTCCGTAGCCTCCGACCACCTTCACGGATTCCTCCCGGATGTCCTTCAGCTTCTCTGCGTCGATCACTTCTCCACCTTCTTCATCGTCATGGTCGGCTGGTACCGGTTCGGGTCATGGGCTACAGCGAACTCCGAGACCAGCCGGAGCAGGACAGCGGCCTCGGTGTCGGTCAGTTCCATGGTGGCGTACGTCGAGTCCTCTGCCGCCATCTCGATCTCGTACGTGGACTTTACCGCCTCCAAGTCGTCCTCATCGAATGAGACAGACTTGGTCTCCCCGTCGAACCGAACCTCAGCACGGTTGCCGTCGAAGTCCCGGTAGCTGTCAGTCACCACACCTTCTCGTCCCGTCCATTTCGTATGCAGCCCTTCGACCCCCACGAACCGGACGCGCTCTCCGTCTTCAAATGCTCTCATGATCTTCTCCTTACCTCGTCGGTGTCTTGCTTACATACTCTACAGTACACCAGCCAAGGCTAGGTGTCAACTAGGGCTTGCGCCCCTTGTGGATGAACTGCGGCGCAATGGGACGAATCCAGTCATCGTCCATCTGGTGTTTCCGGAAGTACTTCGCTGAGGTCGGTCGAAGCACTAGGATGAAGTTCCATGGCTTTCCCCGACCGGACCAGTAAGCCGCTTCATGGGTGTAGCCTTTGCGCCTCCACCGTCGTTGAGCCTTGGTGCGTTTCACTTCCCCACCGCCTTGAGTGCTTCACGGACGGTGTTGCCGTCAAGGATCGAATCGTACACCCTGTCAGCGTGGGCGTATCGGGTGGCGTCATAACCGGCCCCGATGATCTGCTCCAGAGTGTCGTGCAGGGAGAGGGCGATTGTGCCGTAGACTCCGCGCTGGGACTGGATGACGAGTTCATCGATGGCGTTGGCCTGAAGCCGTGCCTTGTCCAGCGTCTCGGCCAGTTCGATCAGCGCCTCGCGCTTCTCGTCCGCGATTTCCAATTCATCCTTGAAGAACGCGGACCGGTTTCCAGTGTCCAGTTGCACAAGACACCCGCCATCCGTGTAGATGCGGTTCACGGTCCCCAGTTCCCCGAACTTGCTGTGGGTCTTGGCGATAATCCTGACTCGATCATTTTCCTTGAAGCTCATGTCCTTCTCCTTTGCTTGTCGGTGTCCTGCTTACATACACTACAGTACAGGCTTACGCCCGCCATGTCAACTACTCAGTCCAAAGCATCTTCCATGCCAGCCCCCGCGAGGGGTCATCCTGCCTCAGCATGAACTCTACCCTCTCCAGACCGGCAGGAGGCGTTTGCAGTGCACGGACCAGCATCCGGGCGTCCATCGGAACTGACACGTAGAAGACCCCGTGCACGTACGTGGTGAGCCGGAACCGGTACTTGTCCGACTTCGGGGCCTTCAGGAAGTCAGGGTACAGGCCCTTCAGGTGCGCCAGTGCAGCGTGGTCCTCGTCAGCGCTCACCAGTGTCTCGGTGTAGAAGGTCAGCGACCCGCCGCCAAAGGCCTCGTCCTCAAGGCTCACGAGTGTCACATGTGGACCCCACTTCACGACGGTTCCGGTCTGCCCTTCCAGCAGGCCCTCGTTGATGCGTACCTTGTCTCCTGCGTTGAACTGAGTCATTGTCTGCTCCTTTTCTTATCTTCCGGTTGCTTACGTAGATAGTCTATGATACCTAGTCCTCCGTGTCAAGTGGAATCTCCAATTCACCTTTGAGGTAGAGTTCCTGCCGGTGTCGGCGTGTCTTCTTGACGGCCTCGGTGTGCGTCTTGCGGTCGTAGTAGCGTCCGTCCTTTTGACGTTCGGCAAAGGCTTCCTTGTTTCTGGCTTCCTTGTCCGGGTCGATGACGAATTGGATCAGCCTGCGGCTCACCTTGAACTCCCCTGCGAGGCGGCGCTGTGACCAGTCGGGGAGCTTGTACAGTTCCCGTATCCGGTCCTTGTCCGCCTCGCTCAGCTTCCGTCGCCGGTCGTCCTTGGGCTTGATGTAGTTCCCCGGCTTCTCATTCTTGTACGGCATGGCACCATCCTAGGTGTGTAGCGCTCTCCGTGTCAAGCGGTCACGTACAGGGTGACAGTGGCACCGTGGGGGATCAGAACCTCCGACAGGTCTCCCCGGCTGTCGTTGCATGGGATGTAGGCGTTGAACTCGCCGTAGGCGTCCTGTGTGGCCCGGTAGAAGTAGTAGCGTCCACCGTGCATGTAGCGGAAGACCTGACCTTCCTTGATGTCGTACGGGCTGACAGGGCCGACAGGCTTCAGCAGCCCGAAGGTGTTGGCACCGGACTCGATGATGTCCACGGCGTCCCTGAGGGATTCCACGCTGTGCCCCGTCCGCATGTCCAGCCGTCCGAAGATCATGTCATCAGACAGGCTCCACTCCCACGGGTAGTTGTCCCGCCCGTGCTCCCCGGTCTGTGCTGCGGTGCCGATCTCCTTGCCCGTCGCGGTATCGACAAGCTGGTAGCTCCGGTCACCGATCTTCTTGCGCTTGAGTTTCATGGTCTGCTCCTTCGTTCGTTGCGGTTGCTTACATAGACTACAGTACCTGACTCAGGTTACGTTGTCAAGCCTTCCAGTACTTCCCGACCTGCTCCTTGGCCCAGTCCAGCGTCTCGTCATCGACATCCACGTTGGCACCGAACTCCAGCACATCAAGCCCCTGATAGGTCAACTGGTTCTTGACCATCTCCAGCAGCTTCTTCTCCGACAGTTCCTCACCGATCTCGCCGTAGGTCAGGGCGTAGATCGCCAGCAGGTTCGCCACCTGTGTCTTGTCCAGCCGGTACTCGACCCGGAGGTTGGTGCGTCGTTCTCCGTCGCGGCTCATTGTCGTCTTCATGGCGTTCCTTCCGTCGTTGATTGCTTACATAGACTACAGTACACCCGTCAGGGTTAGCTGTCAACTACCTCCACAGGACCGGCCTTGCGCCGACGCACCAGCGTGTACTCTGCCCATTCCGTGGTGATGTCCAGCAGCCCCTCATTGACCTCGTCACGGGTACTCCACCAGTCCCCCACGATGCTCGGCGGTTCCGACCCTCCGAGAACCTTTCGCTGGATGGCGTACTCGTACTCAAGCTCCCCGATCAGGTTCAGCAGGAACGCAATGTCTCGCCACGAAGGTACGGCTTCAATGTCCGCCTCACTCCGTGCGTTGTGTAGATCTTTGATCAACCCAAGCCGGAACTCTGCTGTCACGTCAGACATTGTCGCCCAGCTTCCGGATGTGTTCCCGTGCCTCCAGCAGTGCCAGACGCTTCAGGATCTCGGACAGAGTGCCCGCGTTGACGGCCACCAGATCATCCGGCTCGTGCGGCTCAAGCTGCTTCAGGTCTTGACGGATCTTCCGTACCTCGGCTTCAAGTTCCGGCTCCATTACTTGGCCTCCGGCTTCATCCACTTGACCTCAGCCTCACCGATCAGTCCGCGAAGACGGAAAGCCGACTCGACAGTGGCCTTCACCCCGTTCAGAAGGGTCCACGTCGTGTTGGCGTTACGGCAGGCCAGATACGCCCCGAAGGTGATGATCTGTCCGGTCCCCGACTCGTTCAGGCGTTCCAGCACCAGATCACGCTCGGGCGCTGCCTTGACCAGCGTGAACGTCTCCGCGAGGCCCTGACCCCAGTTGAGGCGGGCACCGTACCCGACCTTGAGCAGCAGACCGTGTCCATACTTGTCTTCGGTCTCGATGATGCGGTTCACGACACCTTGTCGGCTGTGGGTGATACCTTCGGTACCGACGCGGGTGACCCGGATCTCGTCTCCGGTCTGGATGGCCTTGGGCGCAATCTCCTTGCCCTCAACCCGGAAGGGTGCCAACTCGAATCGGTGAGCGTAGACGCTCCCGCTGGTCCGCCACGCTTTCTTGTCGTATGCCTCCACGTCAATGAGGGTAGTGTCCCCATTGGACTCCCTGACTGATGTGATGGTGTAGGTGCCGTCAGCGGACGGCCCCACCTGTGCGAGGACATCCTGAAGATGAATCCCCTTGGGTGTGACGATGTCTCCGACCTTGAATGTGGTGCTCATGTGTTCTCCTTAAGTGTTTGGTTGCTTGTTAGATACTCTACAGGACTGCCCTTAGGCTGTCAACTTCCGCAGTTCATCCCGTTTGAATTTAACGGGGTATTCGCTTTCGTGTCCGTCGAACCTAACCTCGAACGGGAAGGTGCTTCCGTTGAGCAGCAGACGGGAGACTCTGCCCTGCGCTCCTTCGCGGGTGTGGGACTTGCCCAAGTAGTCGATCTTCAGTTCAACCCGGTCCCCGACACCAAGAGCACACGTGTCTGCGTAGTCGTCGGCTACCTGCATCTCGGCCCACTCCAGCAGGGTCAGTAGGGTATCCGCGTCCACGGTGATGATGTCCGGAATGTAGCTGTCTCCCCCGAACTCTTCTCGAAGTGACTCAACTGCCTTGCGTACGTTCTTGTTCATGTTTCCTTTTCTCTATTCGTTCGGCCAGACCAATGAGTCTAGCATAGTCGTCTTCCAGCTTTTCCGCAAGCCGGAGACCTTCTTCAAACTCCATCGGGTCATCGGTCCAGTCCAGTTGCAGCCCTTCGGAGGCGTGGGCGTAGGCGTTGGCCCGTGCCCTGAGGCGCTTGCTTGATGTCGGCATGTCAGCCTACCTTGACCACCGTGAACGCCTCGTTCATCTCGCGCACGGCGTGCTCGATGTAGGTCTTGACATCCTCGCGTACGTCGTCACGGTGGACCCCGTATGTCATCGTCCAGTCGTGCACGTCCACCTCGACGGTGAGCGCCACGCGGACCTTGATCTTCTCCGGTCCCGGTGTGTTCCTCTGTTCCTGCCTGCTCTTTGCCATGGCCCTAGACCTCCGTGTCGTAGGTGACGCCGTAAGTGGTCCGGACCAAGCGCTCTTCGCCCCACGTACCGACCCGTGCCTTCTCGGCAAGCTCCTTGGCCCGCTCAAGGCTGGCGATCTTCCCGCCCGCCTCCGGGTCGTACTGGTGGAATCTCGGGCCGGAGGACCACTGGTGCGGCGTGCTGGTGGAGTAGAAGTAGCTCGCCTCCGGCTCTACTGCCTCCAGTTCGATCTCGTCCCGCTCGAAGAGCAGTACCGGGTCCTTCACGATGGTCGGGCATCCGGTAGGGTCCACGACGAACTCACCGTCGAACCTCACCCGGTACGGGTAGTGGTGTGGAGTGTGGACGGTTTCAATGACACCCGTGGTTCCCGCCTTCACCCACGGGTAGACCTCGCTCTCCGGCACCTTTGAGGTGAGGGTGACCGTATCTCCAACTGCGATATCCATTTCTTACTCCTTCTCGTGTCGTTGACTTGATAGCTATACACTACCATGGTCAGAGGCTGATGTCCAATATCCCGTCCAGCCAGTCGGGGATGTCAGACCCGTAGTAGCTCCGGTCGTGCTTGTACTTGCCGTCGCTTCCGTCCTTGAGGACAGCTTGTCCGCGTACGAACACGCGGGTGACGTTCCCGTCGATCCACGAGACGGTCACCATCTCCACCCTGAACCGGCCCTTGGAGAGCCGGTTGGGGTCCATGTCCACCACCGGCCCGTCCACGACGGTGTAGGTCTGGGTGACGCTCCTGCTGCCTTTGAAGAACTCCACGGTCAGCCCCGCCCCATGTAGTCGTTCTTGTGCATGTAGTGCTTGCCGTAGCCGCCCCTGCCGGTCGAGTCACGGATCGGGTCAGCAGCGACCCTGTTGCGGGAGAACCGGTAGGTCTGCCCGTTCGCGCCCTCCACGATGATCATCGTCTTGGTGATGCGCTTGATGGTCCCCGAGGTGTGGGTGCGGAACACCCGTCCTGCCGCGAGCGAGAGCCAGACTTTCCGTCCGAGTTCTTCTGCCCAGTTTTCTGTGCTGTCGTTCTGTGCCATGATCTTCTCCTTCTGTGTGGTGTTGGTAGTACCTGATGAAGATAGACTAGCATAGCCTACGCTAGCTGTCTAGTACCTCGCCTTTGATGACGACGGTGGTTTCCGGCTCGGCCACACGGCGGTAGCCCATCCGGTGCAGCTTGTCCGCGAACTCAAGGCAGTCCTCCCAGTAGACCTTGCCGAAGATCACATCCGGCTTGGTTGGGTCGAGTGAGTTTTCCGCCATGTTCCACATGATGTCGGCCATCTCGATTCCTTCGTACTTCTCTCGTGTGCTCATGACTATAGACTAACACGAAGAAAGGCCCCACACAAGTAGGGCCTCTCTTAATCGTTCTGCTATCGGATGACGATCCGGTACGCTCTGCCCGGATGCTCCTTCCGGAGACTCAGGATGCTTCGGACTGCCGCTATCAGTGACTGCCCTTGATACTCTGTCCTCCAGCCGTCTTCCTCGTACATGAAGACCTCTGTCTCATATTTCCAACCCATTAGTTTCCTTTCGTTTGGCTACCAGCCAAATTCCTTGTCGTGCCATTCTGATTTCTTCAACCAGCGCTCGTATAGCTCGTCCTGATCACCTTCACCGGTCAGAATAGCGGTGATGTAGTTGATCTCCGCGTCCAGTACCTTGTTGTAGGACTTGTTGCGGGCCTCCAGTGCTGCCCCGCTGTCGGACTTGGACAGCTTGTCACCGCCCACTCCGGGGTCCTGCTCTACCATGAGACCTCCACCAGATACTTGCCCCTCGGGAGGTGCCCCTTGTTGATCAGGTCAGCCAAGACGTTGGGCGGCGTGGGTGCCTCGCGCTCGATCTCAAAATCGTACTTGATCACACCGTCAGGGTAGTGGTAGGACGGGTTGGGGTCACCGATCTTGAGGCCCTGCCAGCGCTCCAGTTGCTCGTCAAAGTACTCATCGGCGTACCAGTCAAGCTGTTCTCCGGAGAAGTCGTAGACCTGATACGTGTCATTGCTGATCATTTCTCCGGTCTGCTGTCCCTTGTACTTCTGGCCGTAGAACTCCGTGGCAATGGCGTCCAGCGACACCGGACCTTCGTGGGCGAACATCGGCAGGATGTAGAACTCATCCCTCTCAAGTTCGATCATTACTGCTTCCCCGTCTGGATCTCGATTTCGGGCAGCTTCACGCCCTCCGACACTACCATGTGGCCAACGTAGGCGTCAAGGAGTTCTCCAGCGCCGTACCACTCTTCGTCCGACCCGTACCACGGGAGATCCGTCTTAGGGTTCGGGTCAGCGAACACGAACGTGTACTCGGTGCCGCTGCGGTCTTCAGCCGTGATGACTGACCCTAGTGTGGTGGGCATCACGAAATCGGGCCGCTTCCGGTAGATGATCAGGTCGTGGATGGTGGTCGGTTCGACAGGCCATCCGGCAATGATCCATGAACCACTCCGTGCCGTGCCGACGACACCTTCCAGCGTTCCCGGAGTGATGTAATCGATGCTGGAGTGCCGGACCACGAGAAGCGTGTCCTGACTCTCGATGGTCTCAAAAGCGATCCGTTCCCACTTGTTCTTGTCAACGTTCATCTCAGGCCTCCGACTTCAGGGCCGTGTTGATGAGTACGCGCTCGGCGCGTTCCAGCGAAGACTTGGCGATCACGAGTTCAGTCTCGCGTTCCCGCTTTTCCTTCTGGGCCTTGGTCGTGGCCGACTGTGCCTCAAGCACGTCAGCGTTGGCCTGTCGTACGGCTTCTGCCGCCTCAGCCAGTGTTGGTTCGTAGTCCATTTGTTCCTTTACTCTATGATTTCCATGGGATTGCCGTTGGCGCAGATCTCGTCCGAACCCCAACAGCCTTTCACGTTCTCCACCAGCCACAAATCGGCCAGCGTTTTTTCAAGTGTAACACCTGACGTGGTGAAACGCAAACGCGTTCCCTTGGGCAGGGCGTCTAGCTCGTGCTCTTTACTTACGGTCTTCCCTGTCACTCTAGGTTACTCAGGGTGTGGAGGGCGAACAAGGCCCCAGCGGTGTTCAGCAAGGCGATAGGCCACGCTCCACCGAAGATCAGCAGAACGGCGCACGCCACGTTGGCAATGGCAAGGAACAGCAGCAGAAGGATCGTCAGACTTCTAGACATCAGTTACCTCCGGCCATCTGGATGATTTGCATAGTACTCTTCCCATTCTGCTTCTAGTCGTTTTTTGTGGTCTCTCTTGGCCCGCTCCATGGCGGTGTCAAAGATGTTTGCAACCTGTTCGGTTTCTTCGGCTGTCATGGACAGCGAATGTGTCACCATATCCGCCACGGAGATGTCGTGGATGTCGGATGTCAGGTGGATGGCTTTGCGCATCTTCCCAAGCTTGGTGGTGTAGGACCCCGGAGTCACCGGCGTCTCCGCGTCACGTACCTTCACGAGAATGTACTTGTCAGTCATCCGTTCACCGGCCCCAGCACCCGAAGATTTTCCTGACAATCGACCGGCTCCCTGCATGTAACACATCGAAGATTTCCGTGATAGGTCTGGACGGTCCGGACCCAAGTTGCACAGGCAGCATACACCATGTCGTGCCCACAGTCCTCGTGCCACACGTGGATGTAGTGGGTGGCCGGTCCGCTGTCGTGGCGCTTGCCGGTGTGGTGCCGTGAGTGTTCACAGCCAATCTCATCCATCGGCCCGACCAGTACACTCAGGTCGATGTCGAAGTCAATTTCTGTAACTGTCAAAGCGATCCTATCTCCCCTACAACTTCAAGGAACTCGGAAGCGAGTCCTAGGGTGCGGCATTCGACACACCGGATCTTTATGAGATCGGCCTTGACATACCAGACGAATAGTTTACAGGCAGCGTAGACTCTCGTACTCTTGCAGGGATGGATTGTCCTGATGTAGTGGGTGGCAGGGCCTTCCCCATGTGCTCGGTGGTTTCCGTGCTCGGAGTGCTCACACCCCTGATCCTCCAATGGCCCCACCAGAAGGGAGAGGTCGATGTCAAAATCAATGTCAACTGCTGTGCTCAAAGCTTGGCCACCGCGTCTTCCAGCTTGCCGACCAGTTCTGCTGCGGACCGTTCGTACGTCTTGGCCCGCTCTTCCCAGTCTGGCCGGTGGTCGTAGTTGTTGTGCCGGATGTTCCGGGCGAATGTCCTGAACTCATCAACCATGGCGTAGGCAGCGGAGACAACTACCCACAGATCCTGACGGTCACGTTGGGTCTGGTCCAGCGGAACTCCGGTGTCCTTGCTGGTCTGGTAGTCAGCCGCGCTCCGGTCAGCGATCTCTTCAAGTTTGTTGCGGTGGTTTACGTTTTCTTCCATGCTTCTAAGGTACAGCCTTTCTAGTGAGAAGTCAAATCAGAGGTTGTGGTTGATCAAGGTGACATCTTCATCGTGGAGACGTGCCGTGATGTTGTCCCCCTTGATGCTGACGAAGTCCCCGAATCCGATGCGGTGTGTGAAGACTTCTCCACGGTACTTGATCTCAGCCCCGTCACTGAGGGTCCGGTAGGTGTCCTTCAGATTGATGTAACGCGGAAGAGGGTCACGATACTTGAAGGCACGTTCCTCCAGCCACGTCTGGGTCTTGCCCAGCACGTCAAGCTTGGCTAGGTCGATCTCGTTGGACCCCCAACCAGCCTGAAACCCAAGGCACTCCCGGCTAAAGGCTTTCGACGCTGACTCCAGAACCTCCACCTTGGCCTCCTGCACACGGGCCTCAGCCTCGCGCCGTGCGTCATCCACGACAACAGCCAGACGGCGGCGGAACTCTGCCTCGTACATGTCATCGATCTCGTCCGCGCAGATCCGGTCCGAGATGGTGGGTATGCCGGTCGCGTTCTTCCCGAGACGCCGTTCCTCGATGATCTGTGCGGCCTTGTATGCTTGGGTCTCTGCCATTTCTTGCTCCTTAGATAGTCTTTGGTCGGTATGAGAAGAGCCTAACACACTCTCCGGGTAAAAGCAAAGAGGCCGGGTTTCCCCGACCTCAAGCCTACGCGTTCATCATGTTCTGGTAGAGCGCTATGACACCATTCCATCCCATGAGTGAGAGGCCCAGCAGGGGTAGGAACCCCAGTACGGAAGCAGGGTACCCCGTGAAGGTGGCGATCAGGAAAGCCACTGACGCAAGCGAAATACACACCACTACGGTCCCGACAACCAGAAGCGCACCGAGAAACAGGATGGTCTCGCCCCAGTCCCGCACTACCAGTCCTTGCCGACAGAGTTCATGATGACACGCTGTCCGATCACGGCGACAGTCAGCACAAGGATGTACCCGCCTGCAAATGCGGTACCAATGAAGAACCACGGAGAGAAGGTAAGCGCCAGCCAGATGGACAGGCCGGTGAGGGTCAGCATCACCACAAGATACGCCAAGGCAATGGCTGTCATGCTGTTCTTGGCGGCTTTGAAGTGCCGACCTGCGGAGTCCGGAGCGGTGGTTCGGGTCGGGAAGGCGGTTCGGGTATGCGTGCGGTTCATAGTTTTTCCTTAGCAGGTTCAGTGGTGGAGAGGTCGTCGTCAACGTCCTCGTCGTTCCATACGGAAGTGTTCATTTCGAGGTCGGGGGCGTCCTCGGGGCGGGTCAGCAGCCACAGGATCAGGCCGAAGATCAGGGCTACAGTCAGCAGTGCATGCGGCAGCGGGAACGCCAGCACGAACATGAGGAAGGTCAGGGTACCTGCTGCGAGCGCCAGCACGGCCAGTGCACCCAGCAGGTACCCGACGACGAATCCGCCCTTCTGGAGCTTACTCATGGACATCAACCAGTTTCATGACGCGGTATTCGTGGCCGTACTCGGTGTTCCAGCGGTCCTTGATTTCAATGGCCCGCTGCTTGGGGCGCGGTGCCGTCTGGACGGTGCCGATCTCACCGTCATTGAAACGCACCACTACGTGGTCCTTGGGTTCGGGGCGCTCCACAAGCTCGTAGGTGTAGGTCCATCCGGCAATCGTCGTGTTGGCCGCGAGGGTGTTCCCCAATGCGGATTTCCAGACGACCATCCGAACCCCGGAACTCATCTTGTTGTCTGCGACTCCGGTCACTGTGACGGCAGTGCCATCCTTGTGGGTCTTGGTGATCTTGACCGTGTCGCCCTTCTGGATGTCCTCGAAGCCGAAGTCCGGTTCCTTGGTGCAGCGGTTGTCACTGATAGTGTAGCTGGTGCGTGTGGGGTTCATGTCTTCTTTCAGTTGGTTGATGTTTGAATTCAGTGTAGCAGATGCAGGGTTACCATGCAAATGCCCCGTTGGTCTTGGCCTTCATCTCTTCGGCCTTGTTGCCGTTGTAGACATGTGCCTGTCCTTCTTTTCGGGACTTAGTCTGGGCCGAATCAAGGGAAGTGTAGACACCTGTCGGTGTATAGCCTGACCCTCCACACTTGCAAACCCATTCAGGCCACAGGCTCCCGTCGTACGCCGTGTGGTATTGGTGCCGGATGATGGCGTGCTTGGGCGGTGCCGGAGGTGGAGGCGGTACCAGTGGTTCATTGATCTGCCCGATGTCCTCAGGCTCGGGTACGGAGCGGGCATGCTCGTGGACCCTGACCACTTCGGCTGAGATGGTTTCAGCCTCCACGGGCGATTCGCGGGGCTTCAGTCCGAAGCTTCTCTTGAAGTGGTCAGGGGCCATAAAGAACCAGACAGCAGTCGGGAGTCCGACGATGGTTAGTAGTGCGACAATTTCCAAATCAGGTTCCTTCCGGGATCACGTGGTCTTCGACCAGTGCAAGTGCTAGTTCGTTGGCAATCGTCTCATAGATGAGTGCCTTGGTTCGGGACATGACGACACCCTCTTTGGGCATCTCCCGTAGTTCCATCTCGTCCGCGACTTTGCGCAGATTGATGGCCGCGTTCTGGTACGACTTCAGGAGCCGCTTGGTTGCTTCCATTGCCATGACTTCCTCCTTTGTTGGTTGATATATCTAGACTATAGCAAAAGGGAGCCACTGTCAAGTGACTCCCTTAGCTATTTAGAGTACTGCCCACTTGTCGTTGTTGTCCAAGATGTGCTTGTGCTCGATGGAGTGGATGCCGGGAGGTTCTTCCTCAAGCGCGGCAAGAAGCTCCTGAAAGTTCCGCACCCGCGACCGGTACTCAACACCGCTGTGGATCAACACGACGCGGTAATGCTGGTACGTGTGATCCGTGGGGCTGAACTTCTCGCGCAGAGCGTCAGAGAGTGCTGACACTACTCACCGCCGTCCAGAATGGTGTAGCTGTCTCCAGCTTCCTTCAGGGACTCCCGGAGTGTCGCCGTACGGATCATCTGCCCCGCTGTCCCGACAAGCTGACCCCAATGGGAGTCGGAGCGCTTCACGGCCACGCGGAGCCGGTATGGACTCGGCTCGCCGCTTTCGTAGTACGAGAGGATGGCCCCGACAGGGAACCCCTTCAGGGCGGTCAGCACCTCGTCGTTTCCTACTGCCTTGAGCAGCTTGATCCCGGTGTGTATCCGTGCGTCGTAGATGTCAACACCGGCCCGGTTCTTCAGCAGCGGGACGCGCAGACTGACGGCGTCCACGACACCTTCGGTGTAGGTCTTCTGCTTGACGCCGCTCTTCTCCCGGAAGCTCAGCGTCTCGATCAGGTCGCCCTTCTTCACGTGCTCGAAGAGGATGGCTTCACCTTCGACACGGCGCTCAATGGGGGCAGCGTCGAAGACCTCGACCTCCTTGACGTGAAGGCGTGCCGGAGAGGTCTGGTCCTCGTCCAGCAGGACGTTGACCACCTTGTCGTAGACCGACGAGACGGTTCCCTCATGGGCCTGCCAGCGTCCGGGCTGGAGCACCCGCACGCGGTCACCCTTCTCGGGGTTCTTCAGCTTGGTCACCGACTCGTTCTTGAAGCTGCATGCCGCCAGCGGGGACGATGGGAACCTCACCCAGACGTGGGTGGCCGTTGTAAATGCAACCTCACCGATCTGGTTGTGGTACTCGTGCATCTCGTTCGTGATCTTGACCCGATCCCCGAGAGCGTGGGTGCTTTCTGTAATGCTCAATGTATTCTCCTTAAGTAGTGTGGTTGACTCGTTGATATCAGTCTAGACTAGACCGGCCCGCAAGTCAACTCAAGGCCTTCAGTGCTTCAGCGGCCTCGTCGCACTTGACGGCCATGGACCTCCACGTATCGATCTCATCCTTCGGGTCGCCGTAGCGGTACTCGCCGTCGTTGGCAATGCGCCGATAGTAGTCAGCCTTGTTCTCCAGTACCGAGATGGCCAGTCCGTGCTTATTCATCCGGGAAGAACACCGCCGTAACGGTGTCCACGTGCCTCAGGAAGACCCCGCGCAGCGTGTCTGGGGCATCTGCCCACTCGGTCTTCAGTTCGGCGTCAGTGGACCGCCAGCGGTCGTACAGGGCCTTCCCAGCGTCATCCCTCTGTTGGCTTGTCGGCTTCGTCATTCTTCGCTTCCTCCTTGGCAATCAGGGGCTGGATGACTCCGATCAGAGCCTCCAGCGGTTCGGCTTCATCTCGGGCCTTGTCGGATGCGATCTGCTTCTCCAGTGCCGCGAGTGTGTGGCTGGTGCGCTTCTTGCGTTCCGCCATCAGCTTTTCACCGTCAGAGGTCGGATGATTATCCCCTTGGGCATCACGGACTCCAAGGCGGCGGCACGCGAGGTGTGTACACTAATCAGGGTTTCCTTGTACGTGGTGCCTTCGCGCTGGTCGGAGTACGCCACTTCACGCTTCACGACTTCGAAGTACTCGGGCTTGGATTGCAACTGGATGCGACGGTTGGTGTCGGCCCAGTCTTGCTGTTCTGTTGTCATACTGTATCCTTCTTCTTGTTGAGTGTCTTGGGAGGGTAGCTGCCGACGAGACGTGCGGCTTCCTTGGCATGGGCTGTTTTCTTTTCCCAGTCAACGTAAAGGGATTCGGCCTTTGACCTGATCTTGTCTTCGGTCAGCCTGTCGTAGATCCATGCATGGCTCAGTTCACTGCTGAACCACCGCGTCCAGCCGACTCTCAGGGAGAACCGGTAATCTCCAGCCCTGTCACGTCGGCCTACATGCCAGAAGTGCCAATCGGGAAGCTTGGGAAGGCCGGTGCGCTCGTCAATTTCCATGCTCACGCGTCCACCAGATCCTTGAGCGACTTGGGTGGGTAGTCTCCGAGAATCCGGTCAAGCTCACGCTGGCGGTCCTCATTCAGGGCCTCTGCGTGCTGGAGGTCGAGGTAGTGCTTCAGTGTGTCGATGGCAGCTTCCAGAAGATTTTCCGGGGTTGCCGGGGTCACCTTGTAGTAGCGCTTGTGGGTGTTGCCGCTGCTGTAGCCGGTGTAAGTGTGCTCGGCCCATCCTGACATGTCTTTAGGCTCTTGTGACGTGTCCGAGAGCATGTTGTAGTAGCTTACCCGCCTCACGTTGTCCTCGGTCTTCTCCGGGACAGTGTAGTTTTCCTTCGTATTTGTCTCTCCGGTCCACATACGCTTCCAGAAGCCGTTTCTACGGAAGCGGTAGTCTTCGTAGGCCTTGGTGACCGTGGTGTATTTCTGCATCAGCGAGATCTCCACCGCCCCGACACTCTTCGCTTCGCCGTATCGGGTACTGAGCTTCACTTCGGTGACCCGCCAAAACATGTCATGCGGGAGTGCTGGCAGGCCTGTTGTTTCGTCAATCTTTGTCAAGCTGTTGGTCTCTCTTCCATCGTAGTTTTTCCTTGAGTCGTGCAATCTTTCGTACGACACGGCGCTCCTGTTTGGTGTTGCAGCAGGAGCAGCCGTTGTTGTGGAGTTTGTTGGGCGCGTTCTTCCCGTTCTTCAGCATCAGTCGCCCTCACTGCTTACTCCGTGTCCACGGCTGGGCGGGCTTTTCTTGAGCTTGTCGTAGACCAGCCAGACGATCACCGCGAACTGCGCGATAATGATGAACCAGAGTCCGATCATTGCTTGTTCCTCCATTCGATGAGGTCGTTGTTTGTGTCCTTACAGTAGCACGTTTCGACGTACCAATCAAACATGGCCTTGAGCTTGTCGTAGCGCTGCTTCCAGCCGTCCTCGTTGACTGAGGCGAACAGCGCGGCGTGTCCGCTGAACTGCTTGACAACGTTCTCTTCACTCCCGAGAACCCTGTCCTTGATGTTGGTCGCCATGCCTTGGGTGCCGCAGGTGCAAAGGAAGCGCCAGCCGGGTAGGCCTCCGTCTATCGGGTCGGGTTCGATCCACGTCCGGACCAGCCGGTGCGCCTTGGGGGCCTCCAGTTCGTAGGCATCCCTGTATTGTCTGGGCGGCTTGAGTTGCCCCAGCCGGTGCGCCATCACCAGATTGGAGATGAGCAGGATGATTCCGATTGCGATTTCCATGGTTCCTCCTTATGAAGTGGTTGTTCCGATAGTCTAAGACTAGCCCACTCCACTAGGGATGTCAAGCTACCAGCACCCGCACGGCAGGACGGTCTTGCTGCACGGGCCGGAAGTGGCTTCGAGGATGTACTGCTCTTCATCCCACGCGTCCTGTAGCTGCTCGGCTCGGTCCTCCTTCAGGAGTCTGCGGGTCGCCTCGACGCTGCTGAACTGTTGTTGCAGGTCGTTGCGGATCTTGGTCAACTGGGAGATGTTGCCGCCCCAGAGTGCCACCCTGAGGTTGTATCCGGGCATGTCTCCTGTCTGGTAGCACCGTTGCAGTTCGTTGATCTTGGGCTTGACATCCTTGAGCGCATCCTCCAGATCGTCCCGCTCTTCCAGCAGCAGGTCCAGCGCTTTTCCGTGTGGATCAAGTTTCTTCGTCATCTGTCTTTTCCTCTTTCTTTGTCTTGGGCTTTGCTACTTCATACCGTACTATATCACGGCTCTCCAGTGTACGGCTACCCTTGTGCCCGCATGTGCAGGCACAGGAGCGCGTGGCGAAGTGCTCGGGGCACCCGTCATGTTCTGCCGTATTATAGGCGCTTAGAGGCCACTTCATGCACCAGCCAGAGTGTGCTGTGAGGTCGATCTTAGGCGCTGCCGCCATACGTGACTCCCTCGATCCCTTCTAGGTCTTCAGGTGTGCCAAGGGCACCAGTGTATTCGTCCCGACATGCCATGCAGCAGTAACCACCGGCACCGATGTGTCGCTCTACATCGGTAAAGTTGATTTCCTCGTCGGCCTCGGTACGCCATATCCGGTCTTCATCAGCCTTGACACCACGTTTTCCTTTGGACCAGTCACAGCATCCACAGGTGAATCGTCGTCCACCGGACATTCCGATCATCCTAGCCATCAGTAGATCAGCCTAGCCGTGTCCGTCCAGACTCCCTTGATGCCATCAAGCTCTGAGGCGTCGAAGTAGTCTGTGCTGTCGTAGCAGTAGTCACACCCGTACATCTTGGTCTTCGGGTCGAAGCAGATACCTCGGGCGTGACGCTCGTCGCGCTCGTCGTAGAGTTCATCTGCTGCCTCAGCAGTCCACTGGGTTTTCTCCTGCTGCTTGGTGGTGGTCTTATCTTTCCATCCACGACAGCATCCATACGGGCACTGCGGGTGCCACTGGGACTTCCCAATCATTCTAGCCATCGTAATCCTCCGTGTAGGGGTCGAGTCCGCGTGCAAGGTGCCAGCACTCGTGGCAGGCGTTGCGTCCAGCTATCTGGTCAGCGGTGGACAGTCCGTGAGGGCAGTCCTGTTTCCACTCTCCCTCAGCCTCTACGTCCTTGGCGATCTGACGCTCTTCGTCATGGCGCATTGCCGCCTTGGTCCAGCCTTTGGAGTTCTGGTGGGCTGCAACGAACTTGCCGTACATCTTTGCCATGACGAACCTTTCTGTTAGTTTTCTATGCTGATAGCCCCAACGCTACCACAAAGTCGAGAAGAAGGAAAGCAATCCGAGTCATCATTCTCCCAACTCCGTGCTCAGATCCAGCAGGATCATATCGGCGCTCAGCCCAAGGCTGTGGCCCCGCGAGATGATTGAGCGGATCTTGTCCTTGACGTGGGTTTCCGCGACAGGCAGAACCTGTACAAGGACCGGAAGGACCCGCATCTTGAGGTTGAACTGCACGATCTTTTCCTGAGCCTCCAGCGGACCCTTGAACCCGAACGGGTCCTCAGCCTCCCAGATCTTGGCGGCTACGTCGTGCGTAAGCTGTGTCTTGTCGATTTCCATACTAAGTCCTTTTCGTTTGATTTTATCTAATCAGCCGTTAGAGGCTGCGAATAAGCTTTCGCTGCTTCAGCGCTTTCTTAATCATAGCGTATACATGCTTGGCATACAACTCGGAGGCTGTGTCCTTGTCGGAACATTCCTTCTCCCAGCCACAGCCACAGGTTGCCATGGCCGTGTACCATTCACCATTGAGGTACGATCCGGTATCCGTGTGCCATCTGAGGGTACGGATGATGGTTTTCTTCTTGCTCACCAAGAGCCTACTCTCTTCTCGTTGAACTTCTTCGGGTTGTGCTTGGTCAGGTGGAAACCACCACAACCCTGAGTGCAAGGGTAAGTGTATTGCCGCCGTCCCTTGCCTCGAACCTCAGGCTTGTTCAACTGTCGGGCAAACGCTGCGGCCTGACTCTCCGTTTCAAAGTATGCCTTGCGGGTAATACATTTTTGCCGGTTCTCACTGGCGAACTTCTCCAGCTTGGGCGGAAGCGGGGGCTGCTTCTTCTTGGCGACGTGGGTTGCCTTGGGAAGTGGCTTCTCCGGGCCGTAGACGGTCTGTGGCATCTTCAGGATCAGGTGGGAGAGCTTGATGCATTTCTGCTCCCCGCAGTTCGTCGTGAGGCCGTTCGCCATGGCAGGGACCTTCCGGCCTTCCATCCACCAGACGATGTGTCGGGCCAGCACTGTTTCGGTGCCCCGAGTGGTGCGGAGGTGGCGACGTTTCTGATCTCCCCAGAAGAAGAAAACGTGGTCACCCTCCTTCTCGACTCCCTTGATCAGTTCTCCTACAAGGTACTCCGGGTTGGGCGGTTCAGGTGAGGGAAAGGGCCACGGATGGCCGATGGAGAATCCTGTATTCTCCGGTGGTGGAACTGCAATGGTCGTGGTTTTGTCGGCTCCGAAGATTCGCTTCAGGAACCCTTTTACTGCTGAAAGCATGAAATTGTTTGAGACCTTCCGTTGATGGTGCTTGGTTGATGTCTCTAACTTACACGAATGTAGTTCCCCCTGTCAACGCGAAAAGGCCCTCAGAGAAGGCCTTTTTCTTAGGTACTGTATGCGGTCCAGATCTGTGCCAGTGTTCCGAGGGCGAACAGGATGCCAAAGATGAGCAGCAGGGTTCCCAGAAGTGATACGACGGGCATGACGATGGGGACGGCGAAGAGGATGCAGATGGTTGCGGAGATGTTGAGCAGGATGGAGAAAACGGTCGTAGCGTTCAAGTGTGTTGTCTTTCTATTGGTTGGTTATCAGATACAGTATAGCACTCCGTACCGACAAAAGCAAGTGGCCCCGCCTCATATACTGAGACAGGGCCACCTTCGTTCACTTATAGGTCGCTTCGTTTACGGTTACCTAGTAGGATTCGAACCAGCCATACCGCGCCCACCACAATCAAAACCCATCCGAGGATGGTGAGAAGAATGTGGACAGCCCAGAAGGACAGGATCAGGATGCCTAGAATTAGTGCAATAATTGCGCCAGTGGTAGTCATATGATTCTCCAATCGGTGAACCTCTATTGTACCATACTGTAAGGGTGCTTACAAAATCGTCTTGGGCGGGTAGTCCCCGTAGATTTCGTCACGCATCTTTTTCTTTGCCTCTTCGCCTTCGTTGTACTTCTTCCAATACAGTTCGCTTGCCGTGTAAGCCTTCAGGAGTTTTTCTGCAAGCCAGAGTGTACCCTCTCGGGTCACCGGAATCTCGTAGTTCCACTCGGTGGTCTTGCCGTGCATGCTCATGGAGCCGGTCTCGTATCCGATGGAGGGTATCTCCGTCTTCGAGTAGGCCGTGTGGCCGGTGAAGAGTGCGGCCCGGACAGTCTGGGCCTCCTTTTCGGTCGTGTAGTCAATATCGTACTCCACGACGGTCTTCTTATTGTACCAGCGCGTACCATAGATGGGGGTCGTGACTGCCTTCTTGACATACTCCCACCTCATGATGCCGATTCCGGGAAGGAGACCCCCGCTGCCCCTTGACCAGCCGCCCGACGCGTACGAACGGGCGAAGTCCCCTACCCGCCAGAACAACCCTTCAGGGAGTTCCGGCAGGCCCGTAGCCGGATCGATGACGATCTCTTCACTCGCGCTCACAGGACTGATTTCGGCGGGTAGAGGCCAACGAGGTCTTCCATGACCTGATTGCTCTGATGCCTTGAGTAGACGAACCCGTAGATCTTGGTGGCAGCGTCGAGAACGTCCTGCTTGGTAGGTTCATCACTGTAGATGTAGGTGTATGAGTCCGCGCCCTTTGTCTCTTCCCACGTGACATCTTCCCATGTAACCCGTGGCTCTACCCCGAAGAGCTTCTTCCAGAAGGTCTGGTGTTCACGCCGTACCACCAACTCGACTGTGAGTGTGCTTGATCCGATTGACCGGACCCTCCAAGCAAGACCATCCGGCAGGGCAGGAAGCCCAGTCTCCGGGTCAATTGTCAGTTCATCTGTAAAGCTACGCGCCACAGTCTACCTCTCCGTTGTCGAAAAACAAATCCAAAATTTCTTCCAGCACATCCAGCCCTGTCTCGCGGTGCTTACCCTTCATAAACGTTTACCTTTCCATCCTTCTTGTTGAACATGACGTAATCCCAGTTGACTTCCTCGCCGTCCCAGACGCGGACAAAGAAAACGCTGACCTGATTTACCAAGTGCTCCGGCTCTCCAACGATGGAGTACCGCTCGTCACCCCGACTGACCTTCTTAAGAGCTTCCATTGCTTCGCTCTTCGTGATGACCTTCATATTCTCCTTTTGGTATATCTTGTTTGGCTGTTGGAACAAGCTTACGTCAACCGTTACTGGTTGTCAATCTTGTGCAGCAGGTTCGAAATAACGTCAATGGCTCGCTTCTCGGCCTCGATCAGTGCTCCGTAGGTGAAGTCACGGACCGAGAGCGCGGAGGTCGGGTAGAGCATCTTGAATGCTTCGTACTGCCGTTCCTTGAGCTTGGCTGCTGCCTCGATTTCCTTCTTCCGGTCCACGTGTTCGGCCAAGGCAAGATACTCATAGGCCATTTTCCGCATCACAGCCGGGTCGCCATTGCCGGAAGTTTCGTTGACGTAGATCAGAGAGGTGGTGCCGTTGGTGCCAATGACGGGGAGAATGGCCTTGGGGATCAACAGGTAGCTCCTGTCGATGTCAGCAAGCGCAGGCTGGACACCCATCCAGCCCTGTGCGTTTTCGATGATTCGCTTGACATTACTGAGGTGTGCTTCTTTGTTCTCCAAGTATTTCTCCTTTTGATTGGTAAAACGTGCTAATTATGGTATAATAGAGTATGACAACTCTAACAAATGACTTTGCCGGTGCCGTACTGGTGCTGACCGACTCCACACGCGCTGAAGAAATCGCAGCACGCGTAGCTGCCGGTTACTTTCCTGATTCAGAATACCACTTTACGGTCACTGAGTCAACTCCTACCAACATTCCCGTGGATCTACGGGACCAGACTGACGCACATCAACGAGATCTCGGTGTGAAAACCGAAGTCCTGACAGTATACCCTTGGGCGTTGGCCGAAAGCAAACTACCCGAGAGGCCACTGAATGGCAAAATCCCTAGCTGAAGAAATTGCGAGCCTGTCTCCTGAAGAGCAGGCCGAAATCTTCAAAGATTATACCCCAGCAGACTACGAAAAGCTCAACTACGATGCCAACTTCTGGCTTCGACCTGAGCAGAAGATTCCGGACGGCGACTGGTTCATCACGGCCCTTGTCGCTGGCCGTGGTTTTGGTAAGACTCTGACAGCATCCCAGTGGATCAGGCGCAAGGCGCTGGAACATCCGGGCTGTCGTATCGCCATTGCCGCCCGTACCGTGGCTGACGTTCGTAACACCATGATTATGGGTGAGTCCGGAGTGCTGGCAGTACATGCCCCGCACGAGAGGCCGGAATACAAGCCCTCCACCACGTCCCTCATTTGGCCTGAAGTGGATGGCAAGCAGTCAACAGCCCTGCTGCTGTCCTCCGAAAGCCCTGACGGTGCCCGTGGACCCCAGTTCCATTATGGTGTAGGTGACGAGTTTGCGGCGTGGAAGACCACGGTGGACTCATCTGGAGCCACCCTGTTCTCCAACCTCGTAGCCGCCACCCGTCTGGGTGACAACCCTCAGCTTCTTCTTGCGACCACGCCTAAGCGTACGAAGGTCATGAAGAACCTGATGGAGGATGCGAAAGATCCCCAGCGACGTATCAAGATCATCACCGGTTCCACGTTCGACAACACCTCCCTCTCCAAGAACTACATCGACAACCTTGTGGGCCAGTACGGTAACTCCGATCTTGCCAAGCAGGAGCTTGACGGTCAGATGCTTGAAGATCAGGAAGGCCTTGTCTTCACCACTGAGATGCTGGACAAGGCTTTGGATGAATCCGGGGAAACTCCATACATGCCTCTCCGTTTCGTAGCCGTTGACCCGTCCGTGTCGGAGACTCCAACTGACGAATGCGGCATCATGGTCATGGGTGTCACGCAGGAGCGTGATCTAACTAAGAGAACAGTCTACGTCCTTGAGGACTGTTCTGTCAAGGCCGGTCCTGACGTGTGGTCCAAGGTCGTTGTTGATGCAGCGGCACGCTGGAACACCAAGTTCGTAGTCTATGAGAAGAACCAAGGCGGCGCTCTGGTGTCAATGGCCCTGACAGCCCTTGACGAGTCCCTGAAGACGTTCCCCGTCGTGGCGACCAAGGGCAAGCAGACTCGTGCTGAGCCGGTCGTCGTGGCCATGCAGCAGGAGCGTGTGAGGTTCAACGGAATGATGGCGGAACTCATGGAGCAGTGTCTGTACTTCGATCCCGAGACATCTCGCTTCTCACCTGACCGAATGGATGCCATGGTCTGGGGCGTCTACGCGGCCATTCTAAGCCCTCCACCGGGCCTGAGGGCTGGCAGGTACTCTGCACAGTCTGCGGCTGGCAGAAAGCTTCCTACGGGCTTGGGAAGCGGTCGTACGCGCAACGTCGGCCCTGTCCGACAACAAAGGCGCTTCTAACAAGAAAGACCCGATACTCTGGGTATAGAGTATCGGGTCTTTTCTTATTTGGCGGGATGGATGATTGCGCCGTCCCAGTCGCATGACATGGTGGGTGAGGCTCCATTGGAGTACCCGTTGATGTCTACTTCACGGTAGAGGCAGAGAACCGTGCGCCCGTCCTTGAGCTTCTGGTACTTCTCTTGGAAGAACTCAGGTGCAGGTTTGGGTGCCGGTGCAGGCTCTTGGTAATTTGACTTCTTACCTTCAGGCTCTGATGAGCATGAGGTCAGAAGCAGCGCCATGGAGCAGATGACAGCCAACAGGAGAAGTCCTGCTACGAGGCGCTTCATGGCTTCTTTTTATCAGTCGGTGCGGCCCCACCGAGACGCGGAACGTCGAGGGTCATGGGCCGGTCGGAGATCACGTAGTCGAGGGAAGTCTCAACCATCATGCCGTCCGTGGTGAAGAAGAACACACCGGGATCGCCGTCACCGTAGGTTCCGTCATCCTGTGCGGAGTCCAGCACGTAGCCGTCGCTCCAGCGCTTGATGATTTCCTGCTCCGGGCCGATCTGCGAGCCGCTGGATGAGACCTTTCCCTTGATGACGTAGAAACCGGTGATGTTGCCGTAGTTCATCAGGTAGACGTAGCGGATGGCGTTGGAGTCTTCTTCCTTGTCCCGCTTCTTCTCAAGGTTCTGCTTCTCCAGCGAGTTCGTGATCTGGCTGGTGGACTGTGCTGCCTTGCGGTCCTGATACTCGTCCGTGACGGTCGAGCAAGCGGAGAGTCCGCCGACAGTCAGCGCACCAAGGAGGGCGACCGATGCAATCTTCTTACCAAAGTTCTTCAAAAGTTATCTTCTTCCTGTAGTTGTTATGTGTTAGTTGCAGCCAGCAGTGGTGAGGCTGTCGGGCAGGTCTGCTGCCTTCCAGTCCATCGAGAGTACCTTGCGGGCTTCAGCGTTGTACGTGTTGACCGAGGCGGCACACGCGCTCTGGACGCCGGAGAGGGTCTGCTGTGCGGTCTTGTCAGTCGGGTTGGCCTCAACGGTCTTGGTGTGCTGGGCAACCAGATCCTTGTTGGTCTGGACCTGTGCGAACAGCTTCTCGAACTTTTCCTGCTTCTCGGTGCGGTTCGCCACACTGTTGTTCTTGATGACCGTGTCACCGGCACCCTTCGCATTCGAGGTTAGCACATTGAAACCCCAAATGCCAGCCGACGTGAGTCCGCCGATCACCAGCAGCACGATCAGGAGAATCCAGCCTGCTCCGATGCCCTTTGCTGCGTCTGTCTTGTAACCCATATGTTATTTGCCTCTCGTAGTTTGGTCTGGGGAGATCCAGCAGGTAATTTTGTCTGAGAATTTCAAGCAGTCCAGCATTTCTCCACTGCCGTACTTGTACCTGAATTCTGTCATTCCGCCCTGTGTCACGTCATAGGTCTGCCCGGAGTCAATCCGGCACCCTGTCAGTGCAAGGAGCGAGAGGATGGTTACTCCCGCAAGTGCGATTGCTTTCTTCATAGCCTAGCGCACTCGTGCAGCGTTGTCAAGCAGTTCCTTGTCCGTGGTGACAGTCAGCCGTCCACCGGTTCCCGGATCGACGGATGCCGCGACACGGAGCGCGTCACCGACAGAGCCACCGTTTGCGATCACGCCGAAGGCGTAGGGGCTTCCGGAGCCGACAGTGTACAGGCCGTCCTTGCGGCGGTGCCAGCCGGTGTCACCGGAGATCTCGTAGACCTTGCCGTGGATGACCACGAGAATGGACATGCCGAAGCCGTCACTGTCGCGGCGCGGTGCGATCTCGTTGAGGATCTGGCGGATCTTCGGGATGAGCCGTGACGTGAGCCACTTCTCGATACCGGCTGCGGGCGGTGCGGGGAGGTCAGCGTGCTTGAGTTCGGTGGCGATCAGCAGGCGACCGGCAACACCGAAGATCATGCCAGCGTTGACGAAGACCTTGTTCTGGTCGAGGTCGAAGGAATCGTATCCGGTGCACAGGGAGTCAAAGGCGATCTCTACACCCTTGTTGGTCTCTTTAGCGATAATGGTTGTCATGTCTGTATCCTACTCTACTTCTGCTGCCTTGGTCAAAACGCGGTCGAGTGCATCTTTGCTCTCCGAGAAGATGTCCACGATGGGGAACTTCCGGAGTGTGTCCTTCTTGGACCGTTCCTCGTAGCCGACAGGCTCATCACCGATGAGATCCTTGACTACTTTGCGCCAGTTGCTGGTGTTTGCTACCAGCTTGACGGAGGTGCGGTGAAGGGTCAGGTCCTGCTTGGTCAAATGATTTCCTTTGCATAGTGTATTGTGATTGATCTGAAAAGAAGAGTCCCGCAGGAGCTAGGGTCGAAACCCATTTTCGCTCGACTGCGGGACTCCCGATCCGGGTACCAAACCGGATCTGTGCCAATGAGGATTAGGAGGAAGTTCCCTCACCGGCTACCAACGTACTAAGTATAACACGCTGGGAGTGTTGGTGTCAAGCTAGTTGTTGCAGGTACATCCGGGATGCGAGCACTTGGGGTTAGGTACGTACGGTGGTCTGATGTAGGTGTCCCATGGGAGGTCTTCAAGCCTGCTGTTCATGGGGACTACCCACATGACTTCGTATTCACCGTCTTTGAGTTCGTAGGCATACATGATCTTATCAGATCGGCTACTCAGGCTGCTCCGAATCGCGTTCTTGACGTGTCCGATGTTGGTGTGGGGCTTGAAGATCTTGGCCCTGCCCGGTACATGTGTCATGTAGGCGGCGGGCGGTGGTGGTAGCGGGGCTACTGGTGCGGTCATCAGTCTCCCAACCCGTCTTCGATGAGTTCCTGAGTGGAGCCTAGCACATCAAAGTAGGCATCCGCCACGTCGATCTGCTTGTTTGTCTCCACGGTGGACAGGGAACTGTGAATCTCTTCCAGCAGATGGGTCAGGAAGACACGGTCCTCTCGCCCGATGGTGCCGTGGTCGATGTTGCTGAGGGTCAGGTCAATCTGATCCTTTAGTGCTTTGTACACGTGGTCCTTTTCTTTGCATGGTTGAGGGAGGTAGCCGGGTGACTACCTCCCTCGTGGTTAGAGGTTGAAGGGGTTCTTCCAGTTGATCCGGTACGAGATCTTCTCGACCACGAACTGGACGACGACTTCGGGGAACATGTCCTTGATGGCCTTCTTGTTCCACTCTTCGCCCTCCACCCGGTCACGGGAGACGATCTCCACGCCCTTGCGGGTCAGGACATCGACGCCGCGCTTGTCCATCTCGCTGTAGATGTCGCCCTTGATCATTTCGATCTCGGCCAGAAGCGGTGCCATCTGCTCCTTGAGGTGGTGAACCCGCTGGACCTTCTTCAGTCCGGAGGCCGAAATCGGTGCGGTGGGCCGCTTCTGTTCCGCCTTTACTGCCGCCGCTTCTTCAGCGAGGGAGACTGACTTCTCGGTCTTGGTCTTTGCTGCCATTGTCTTTGTCCTTTCAAGTGGTTGGTTTGTCTTGATGTATAAAGACTACAGGAGGTTGGTTCCTGTGTCAACCCTAGTCTAAGGCCGGGTTTCGGCTATCGGTGTTGCCACCGTTGCGGCATAGGGTTTGCGGATCAGGACTGGTACATCCTGACCTTCGAACTTCACGGCCACGACGAGTTCAGTTTCCGCCAGCACCGTGCCGATGCGGTCATAGCCGCTAGGCAGTGGGAACTTAGGACTGATGCGTACTGTGTTTCCTTTAATCTTCGCCTCCGAGTTTGAGAATGTGTTCTACAAGTTCCTCTTCAGTATTGCATACTGCGAGGTCTTCGTCAACCTTCTCGCCATACTCCAGTTTCTCCAGCACAAGGGTTTCGGTGTCAGCGAACCAGTCGCCCTCTTCGAACCATGCTTCAGAGATCAGTACAACGGTGTCCCCTACCGTCACCTTGATCGGACTGATCTCTTCCAGCCCTCCGTCGTGCTCGACTTCGCAGCCAGCTTCCCACAGAAGTTCCTCGATCTTTTCGCCAGACAGTTCAGACATTAATAGTGCTCTCTTTCAGTTTAGTGCTTTAGTAGGGGTTTTTGTTTTGCATACAGGAAATGCCCCGACAAGCAGGGCATTACCTTAGAATCCGCTGATGATGGCGTTGATTCCATTTCCGCCGTGGATTCTCCGGAACTCGGGTGTGACAGTCAAACCCTTGAAACGGTGCACTCCACCAACTCTTACAGATCCATCAAAGCGGTTTTCAATATCCTGCTTGAAGAACTTCATAGTCAGCGGGTGCTTCTCTCCGGACATTACGATCCAGTTCTGGTAACGCTGGTAGGCGTCCTTCACTGGAAGGAAGTACTCTTCGGGAGACTCAAAGTCTACCATAAGAAGTCCGTCTTCTTGGAACTCGTCAACCCAACGAAGGGCTGTTGACGCCTCCATGACGACGCTTGTCTGGAGATCCACTACGGACTGTGGCGGTGTTAGCTGACGGTTGTCTAGTGTGACGTAACGTCGCATGCCTTGAATTACCCACTCTAGCACACGTTCACTGTCAGCCATAATCAGTTCCTCAAGGCCCTTGATCTTGCGTCGGGCAGGGTCCGGATGATCATACTCGAACTCCACGGGGAACTCAATCATCTGGACGCGTTCGACAATGGCCTTATCACGGGTGTTGATCTTCATGGGCTTGTTGGTCGCCACGAACGGCACACCCTGAGGAATCCAGCCAGCGGACTGGACGTTCAGGGTACGGGTCTCCACCCATTCGTCACCGGTCAGCTTCTTCAGGAACTCGTTGTCGATGGGGTCATGCATCGGAGGTTCCGAGATACCGTAGAATCTGCGGCCCTTGAATGAGTCCTGCTCAAAGTTCTGTCCGGACACCTTGATAATGGACTTGGAGTCAGGCATGCAGACGTATCCTGCTCCCTCCTTACCAAGCTTGAAGAAGGTGTTGATGAACACGGACTTGCCGGACCCCGGAGGGCCGTGCAGGTTCATGATGGCACGCAGCTTGGACTCACCCATGAACGCCGCCCCAACCACCTTCTGGAGGTAGTTACGGGCTTCCTCATCCGGGATGGAGTACAACAGGAAGTTGTCCCAGTGCCCAAGGTTCAGGCGCTCGTGCTCGTGCTTGTAGTCAGCGTCGAAGAACTTGGTCACGGGCCGGTTAGGGTCGTGCTCATGGATCTCCCAGCGGCCTTCCTTGAGGGCGAAGAGGTCAAGGACCATGTTGCGCATGACAAACCACTGCTGGTCATTGTCAAAGTACTTCGGGTCCACGTCGCACTCCGTACGCATGATGCGCGAGAGGGCAGTCAGACCGGCCTCACCGGACACACGGTCACGGAAACGCTTGTGCTTGGCTAGCTCTCCCTTGTCGTACTGGGCACGGATCTTCTTGGCTTCATCCTTGGCACCGGTTGCGTTGGACGCTTCCACCTTCTTGGCTTCGGATTCAAGGTACTCCTTGCAGAAGTCCAGTGCGTCCGCCATGGCCTCAAAGTAGAACTTTGCGATCTTGATGGAGATGCCGTCACCCGTGCACGGAACGTGGATGGTTCCGTTCCAGATGTACCACTGCTTGGACCCCTCATTGAAGGAGAGGATGTGCCTGAATTTATTGCTGACAGCCTTAGCTGCCTTCACTTCCGTTCGCGGAAGCGAATCGATGGCCTTGTCCAGATCGAACGTCTCGAATCGAGGGTCCTTCTGGGCAAGGAGTTCCTGCCACCACAGGTCTAGGCGAAGCTCCTGATAGAGCTTGTCCAGAATTTCTTTTTCTCCCATAGTCTACCTTTTGTATTTGTACTCATATTTACCTGTCGTTCGACGTTTTACTTTTGGTACTGACGAGGTCCAGCGTAACCGGATGAGAATGCGTTCTCTGCTTTTCCGTTTTCGTTGAACTTCTTCAGGACATATCTGCGGGAGCGGGGAATGCGCTTCTCGATGACTCGGGTGATGAAGTTGCCTTCTTTGTCGGTGTAGGTCTCGGTCCACGTCTCGTCGCCGTCAGCCTCTTCCCACTCATTGTCGATCCAAGCGCCCTGAAGCTCTTCGATGGCAATAAAGTATACACCTTCAGGCTTACCAACGGGAGTCGGGACGAACTCGACCTCTTCCGGTCGCCACACCTTCTTCTCGTTGGGGGCGTAATCTGCTTTGGGTTTGAAGTCGTTCATTGTAGTTCCTAAAATTTCTTTGGTTAGTTCTTGTCTTTGGTGACTCTCCATGATACCATACTTTTGAGGAGAAATCTAGCTGGGGCTTACCATGTGAGTCCCGTAGGCCCAGCCTCAAGCGGCGGAAGATCCAGATCCTTGACTCGCTGACCATCGGATGAGTTGCAGAAGCTGCAAGCGGGCCGGATGTTGGATCGAATGTACCGTCCACCCTCTTTGCCGGATAACGGGTAGCGGTCTGCCGTGACGGTCTCATAGGTGAGAATTGCGTCACAGTCCTCGAAGGAGCAGGGAACTGTTTCCCCGTCCCCGAAGTGCTCCAGCATCCAGAGCTTGCGGGCTTTGCGGTCTTTGCTGTTTCCACGGAGATCTGGTCCGCCGTGGCCTCTTGTTTTGTAAATGGGTATAGCCTATCATAGTTGGGTTGAAACGACGAAACCCTCCCGCACAAGGCAGGAGGGCGTTCGTCATCGGAAGGTGCGCTTCTGTTCCCGGAAGAACTTCACGTTACGTCGGTAGTCCATGTACTCATCCACTTTGTGGTCGATGACGATCCACGTATACAGGTAGACGTACAGGGCTAGGTCGTACAGTTTGCTGATGTTGTTTCCTCTCTCTTAGAAAAATCCGTCCGCTTCCATGCGCTGGATGACCCAGTTGAGCATGGGCATAGGGTCGTCGTTGTCATCGAACCTCAGTCGCCTGAGCACTCGGAACTTGGTCAGCGGGATTCCCGCGTCCTTCAGGTCGCTCAGACCTGTCTCATCCGCCATAGACAGCAGGGACATCACAGGGGAGTCCTCGTAATCCACGACGGCGCTGCGTTCGTTGCGTCCCGGTCTGGCCCACTCGTTGGAGCCATCCCGAAGAGTCCGCTGCCACGTCCACCCGTAGGGTTCCAGAATCTCGGCCCACGACATCTGCTTGTTGACGTAGTCCTCCAGTTCGGAGATGGCACGGAGCAGCCTCCAGTAGTTGTCGCTGCGTTCCTTGAGGGCGTTGCGGGCGAACCCGTCCATCTCCAGACGTGCGTTGGCGTCCTTGGTGATGACGGCCTTGCGCCGGTTATGTTTGACCGTGAAGGCCTCTGCGGAGATGGAATGGATTTCCTCAATGGTGTAGGTGTTGTCGATCTTGTACAGGATCTCCACCTTGCCCACCTTGGAAGCCGTGTCAGCCTTGGGGAAGTACACCGATCCGGGCATACGGAGGATACGAGTGAGGTCCACCAGCTTGTCGATCTTGCGCTCACCGGCAGCTTCATCAAGGTAGCACCACCAGCGGTCCACCAGTTCCTTGGTTCCGCGTTCGCCCTCTGAGAGCTTCCAGTAGGCGTGGACACCTCCCGAACCTGACCCTACCACCATCGTAGGGTGCAGGGTCAGTCCGAACAGGTATTGGATGATGTCTTCCTGTGTCTCGAATCCCTTGGGCTTGATGTCAATATCGGCCCAGACCCCCGTGACATAGTCAATGTTGTCCTCGGTGCCGCGCTTGTTGTAGTCCACGTCCTCCAGAATTGGACAGACGCCGAAGTAGAGGTTCCACTTGCCGCCGTCCTCATCGAAGATCATGCTTTCAAGGGTCTCGTCGTCCATGCCAGCAAAATCCTTTGCCAACATCGACTGTGATAGTGTATCGTGCTTGCCGGTTTTCTCTGTCCTACGCCCGACAATGACAAATTTGTCCTCAGGTGCGAACCACGTGGAGACGAATGTTCTGGCGTGGTGAGCAGAGATCTTGACCTGTCCGGTCAGATCTGATAGCTTCAATTGATTTTGTCCTTAGGATAGAAATGCTTTGACTGCGGCAATGTCCTGTGTGATCGGAGAGCCAAGCGTCGTGACGCCCAGCTTTGCCGTCTTGAAGACGTTGCTATCCGCGTCGTTTGCCCTAAAGTCTAGCAGAGAAACGACGCCTTTGCAACCTGAGGAACGGATGAGACGGCCAGACGCCTGCCCGAAGAGGGTCAGCGACTCGCGTTCGTACCACCGTGGGAAGCCACGGGCACGCCAGTGGACGATCTGCTGTTTGCACAGAGCATCATAGCGGGCATTGGGCCACTTGGCAAGGGCGAGATGGGACAGGGCTTCGCCGGGAACGTCGATGCCCACGAAGAATGACTTGGTTGCCAGAAGTACCGACGCCGTGTCGGACTTGAACTGATCCATGAGCATCTGCTTGTCAGCGTCCTTGGTCTGTACCAGAAGCTGGTACGGGAAGCTTCCCATGTTGCGCATGAACTGAAGCTGCTCGGTGGCATGATCAAGTTCCTTACGCGACGTGAAGAGGACCAGTGAGCGACCGCGTGCGGCCATGATCAGATCCAGCAGTTCCGAGAAACTGTACTGCGCCCCTTCCTCCCTCTTCCGGTTGGCCGGTGTGATGTACACAAGCTGCTGCTGGGCCATATCAAATGCTGAGCCTACCCGAAGTTCCGGGCCAGCGGGGAATCCGACACACTCACGTGCGTAGCGGAAAGAGCCGTCAGTCAGGTCAGTCAGGGTGGCAGAGAGCAGGATGTTGGTCTGCCCGCCTTCTTTACCCCAGAGCGCCTTGGCACGTGTGGAGACATCCAGCGGGACCAGACGGATTGTCATGCCTGAGGTACCGTCACGCTTCTCCCAGCCGTCCACAAGCGCCCCGTAGGTGCCGTAGGCCTGAATGATGCCGTCATTGGTTTCGAGAGCCTTAGAGATGATCTGGACGATTTCCAGCATTTCCCTAGCGGCGGTGTAACCCTTGCGGATTTTACGGACACCCTTGATCTTCTCATCAATGGCCTTGATGACCACCTTGGACAGGTACGCGGAGATGGCCTCCAGAGACTTCTCAGCACGTACCAGACGGCCCGGATTCTCGTTCTCGAACTCATTCATGGCGTAGAGCAACGGACCCGTTACAGCGCCGCGTACGGTCTTCAGGGACAAGGACGTTGACGAGTTCTGCCACTCCTGATTTGCCTTTTCGCCCAAAAGCATGTAGAAGCTCTTGACGTTCGCCAGCAAGGCCCGAAGTTCCTCCATGGAGTCGTTGGCGATCTTGCCGATTTCGTGGTTGGCAACGATGCCCTTGGCGTCCTCGACGCCCTGCTGTACGGAAGCTGCCTTGGTGGTCAGTTCCCACTCGGAGAACTCCTTGGTCCATTGGCTGACCAGTACCGGCTCTAGCTGGTGGCCTTCATCGACCACGAGGGCTTCGAACTGCCCCAGCATACCATCTGCCAGCGGGTCACCGGCCTTCATTTCAAGGTCGGTGGCGAGGATGGCATGGTTCACTACCACAAGGTCAGCGGCCTTGGCACGCTCACGGGCCAGAGTGCTGTAGCACTTCTCGGTGCTGCACTGGTTGTCCGGGCAAAAGCTGGACGATGAGGCAATCTTGCTCCACTGGTCGGGGGTCAGGGCGCGTCCAATGATGCGCTCAATCTCTCCCTTTTCACCGTGCTCAATGCTGGACTGGCGTGTCTTCAGCTTCTCCACAATGTGGTTCATCTGAATGTCACCCACGGCGGCGCTCTTGGCTACTTCGAAGCACAGGTAATTGCTCCGGCCCATAAGCTTGCGGTAAGTGAATCCCTTGTATAGTGTAGAGAGGAAGGGAAGATCCTTCTCGATAAGCTGCTTCTGGAGGATCAGGGTCTCAGTGGAGACGATGGCTCGGTAGGGCTTCTTGTGTTTCTTGGCCGTCTGGATCTGGTGGATGAGAGGAATCAGTGACGCGAATGATTTTCCCGTGCCAGTGCTCGCCTCAGCCACGAGGTTTGATTTGGTTTCAACGGCGTTGATGACGGCCTGCCCAAGCTGGGTCTGTCCTTCACGCGTCTCTCTCCCCAGCGCCATGACTGGCGCGAAGATGTCATTCCATTTAGTTGTGCTCATATGCTGCCTTTTCTTGTACTTGTATGTTACATTGTACGGCAGGATATGAGTTAAGTCAACGTCCTACCAGTTACTACGCTTGTTGTTGATCGATTTCCGGGCAACCCAGTCGATCCCGCAGACGGTGCACTTGATGTGCGTACGGGTTCGCTTACGTTCGATGATGTCTAGATTTTTGGTGGAGTAGGGGCCACAGTTTGGGCAGCGGATCGGACCCAGCTTGGACACGTGAGCCTCACCAAGTGAGTTGATGGCTTGTACGCGGCGTAGCTCGGTCTCGTCGGCACCTCCGTGGATGCCCCAGCGTTCGTGGTTGTTGAGGGCCAGTTGCAGGCATTGTAGTTTAAAGGGGCATTCACCGCAGACGGCCTTGGCCCTGACCTTTTCTTCCGAATCGTTGCTGTAGAAGTCGAGCATTCGAGGTTCTTCAGCATCATTCGTCGTCTGAGGCAGGGCGCAAGGCGCGTCAGCTATCCAGTTAGCATTAGTCATTGACGATGAGACCTTCGAGGATTTCTCCGGTATCTTCAATGAAGTGATCAGTCGGGTCGATCTTGGTGATGGCTACGCGCTCGTAGCCTCCCTGATGGCCGATGGTCCTTGCGATCTCCAAGAACTCTTCTTCAGTCTTCGGTTCCTTATCCGTGTTGATAGGGATGGACCCGCTGCCCCAGCGCTGATCTTCCGGTCGGAGATCACTCTTGGGGAATGCAAACTGGTAGTGTACTAGAAAATTGTGCGACATAGATGTCCTTTGGTAGAAACTTATGTCTTCTATTCTACACTATAGACGCACTTTTGTAAAGTTTACCCTACTAGGCGACCTTTGTCAAGGCCTTTTTGGCCCTCTTTTTCGTCTTCTTCTGGATGAATGCAACCATGTCCGGACCTGCGTTTTCGAAGTCCGGGAGGTGCTTGCGGACGACACCCATGACCTCAGCGGAAGTGATACCGTCTGCCGGTGTGATGACCGGAAGATCCTCGGGAACGTGGCCCATGAAGTAGGAGCATAGACCGCGAAGCTGCGAATCGTCAAGGCAGTCAAGCTCTTCCTCAAGATCCACACGGCCCGGACGGATGATTGCAGGGTCGAGTACGTCCTTGCGGTTGGTGGTCATGATGGTGATCACTCCGGGAGGGGACTGGAAGCCGTCCAGCACGTTCAGCATACCAGACATGGTCACGCCCTTATCGTCGTCACCGTCACGATCCTTCACAGCAGACGCAATGTCGATGTCCTCAAGGATGACAATTGAGTTGGCCGGAATGGCGCTGAAGCAGTCATTCAGGGATTCGTCGTTGAGCAATGAGGACAGGGCAATGATGTAGACGTTCATCTTCAGTTCGTTGGCAATGGCCAGCGCTGTGGACGACTTGCCTGATCCCGGATCGCCGTAAAGCAGGATGCCGGTGCGGAACGGGATGTCCGCCTTGCGGTACGCCTCACGGTTGGACAGGAAGTTGTTCAGGTAGTCCATGATACGGTCCATCTGGCCGTCCTTCAGGATGACCGAGTCGCGGGAGCGGGGCTGGATTTCAGCCCGCTTGCGCCAGTCGCCCCACCGTGAGGTCACGTACATGCGCGGCTGGGATTCCACGAGGAACTGGGACTGGTTCTGGATCTCCGTCAGGACCGCTGTACGGGCCTCTACGGTCTTGCAAACGATGTTGATGGACCGAGAGTTCCAACCGGCTTTCTGACCGCCCTCACCGGCCCCTACGCGGTGCTCAGGGATGGTTGAGTAGACCTCCACATCGTATCCTCCGATGTTGATGGTCTGTACCACCGTACCGTCGAAGGAATGTTCGATGACAACCCGGCTCTTCTCATCGTCCAACCGGTCTTCCTCGATGCGGGAGAGGATGTCCATGTCATCGTAGCGGTTGCGTTTGGTATCCGTACCTTTGACGATGGTCGAGTGGGCGTAAATGGAGCGCTGGTCCTCTTCGGGAAGGGCCTCCATGAGCCAGTCTTCCACGATGTCGAAGATTGCATCATCTTCGGTGATCTTGATGGTGTAGGTGTCTTCAACGTTGCTCTTCTTGTAGATCCCCCAGAGCTTCTTACCGGCCACACACAGGGTGTAGACTGCGGACCCGATGGCTACGGCCTTGGAGAGCCGTGGGTTTGACGAACCTTCCAGTGCATTGTTGACCAGATAAAGGATATCGCGTGAGATGTCAATTGCCTCACCCTTTGCGTCCTTGTCTTCCGCAATGAAAGACTTCAGACGATCTAGCTTATTGTTCTTTTCCATATCCTTCTCTCTAATTGTTACGTCTAATCTCCCGAAGGAAATCTCTTACTGTATCACGGTCAGGCTTGTCTGGTAAAACGGACTCAGAAGTGTTGATAAGTGCCACGGATTGTCCTAGCATTAGGCTAAGGTCTGTGAAATTCATCTCATCTAGGGCGAAATACCTCTGAGGGTCAGCCACTTTCGGGCTGCATGTTCCTGTGGTCAGGAGATCAATGGCCTGATCCGTGATTCTCAGGCAGTGTCGTGCCATTTTGATCTTGTGGTCAGGGTATTCCCGAAGCACTCTGGAGTGCTGGGCGACTGCGTAACCGTAGTACGCGTTTCTGATACCATCAGTGTACAGGACGGCGTCCCTGATGTCAACCAGACCTGCACCTTCCGGTGTCAGGATTTCGTACTCGTTCATGAAGAAGAGTTCGATGAGGGTTGGGTTGGACTTCAGCGCGAGCTTGAGGAACTTCCCAATCTCGTGGTAAGTGGTGTCGTCACCTTCGGGTCCTGCATCGGACCATGATTCCTTGCTGGAGTTCCAGTCGAGACCGGCCACTTCCACGGTCGGGGCAACAAAGATGCCCATTTTGTCGGTGTCTGATTTTTCGTGATGTAGGCCATAAGCGCGAGAGCCTGTGATAGCCTCTAATACAATGTTTTCCATTGACTAGAGTCTACCACAGGCTACTCGAAAAGTAAACTACCCGAACTTCGGGAGCACCACACGGATGTTGGATGTCATCAGTCCGACGCACCCAAGTGCGAGAGCGCGGTCACGGTCTGCAATAGAGCGAATCTCCCACATAATGACCTTCTTGCCGACAGCATTGGCACGGGCCACGATGTCTGATACGAACGCGTCAGAGGCAATGCGCTCCACGCCGATCATATCAACGTTGGCCTGAGGGATCAACGTGTCGAGGCTGCTGGTGTGGTTGGTGTCCTGTGACAGCACATAGCCCCATGTTGTCCAGCCGCGAGCCTTGGCGTTGCCCCATTGACCGGAGTTGATGGGTTGCTTCCAGACGACACGGGTAGGGTCAGAGACCTTGGACTGGATCAAAGGCATCAGAGTGTTTAGCTGCCATGATCCGCCAACCTTCGGCTCTATAAAGAGTACGTGAGAGTTACCCAACTTGTCAAGCACGTCGGTGAGAAGTGGTATTGGCTGGCTAGGTTGGCTGGTATAGTCCGTGAAAGCCGCTGTGTTGGATAGCGTATCAAGCTGGGCTTTCGTGGAGGAACCGATATTCATATCCACACCGGTCATCCGGAGCGTACTGGCGTCATGGTGGCAGACGATCAGCCCATCAGAGGTTATATGGCAGGAGATTTCAATCGCCTTCATACCCCAGTTGGCCGCAGAGGTGTAGCTTCGGTAGGTGTGTTCCGGCCAGTTCCCTCCACTGCCACGGTGTGCAATGTAGAACGGAGTGGTGGAGAGAAGATCGGCAATGTGCCAGTTGCCGTTGTACGGCTCCACGACGGGTGTAGGGATCTCCGAGGTGCCGTTCCAGTGAGTAGCCGTGACAGCATGCTCCTGACCGCCTGTGTAGATACGCAGAGGCCCCATAGGGGCAGCAGGAGCCGCTGCTGCCGGGAGTCCGATCTGGATTCCGTAGCCATTAGATGCCTGTGTGTTGGGGTAGACTACGGTTACGTCACCGGTGGTGCCAGCCGAAGGCATGTCCTTGTAGGCAATGAGGATGGTCTCGATGTAGGACGCAGTCTGCCCATAGTAGAACCACGGGGTAGCGCCAGAGATGGATGTGTATGACACTTCCGTGGCGCTGGTGCGCTCTGTGGAGATGGTGAGCGCCATCATGCTACCAGTCGTAGCAATGGATGGGGCAATGTTGTTGAACGTGCTGCCAGTGGCGCTGCGGTTCATCCCGGTTCCGATGACCCAGCCGGTGTCTGCAACGCCTCTGAACCACATCAGGGAGACAGTCACAAGGGTGCCAGCAGTGACATGGAGTGCGTAGGTGCTATCTGTGCTGGTGCGCTTTTTTGTGAAGATGGCCGTGGACAGTGTACCAGACACTTGCATGTTCTTGATGGATGTCCAACCGGTAGGTACAGTTAGCACCTGCGACTGATTCGCCGCAACGACCATAACCATCCAGTCGCCCTCTTGGATTGTTCCTCCAGTAGGGCCTATGGTTACGTCCTGTGACCCACCAGTATTGACTACTGTGGTGTACCCTATACGTTCGACAGCCATTACGCAGTCCTATAAATAACTGTACCTGCTGGAGTGTTCGGCGGGATCGGATCGTTGGGTCCAAGCACGAGAGTCATTGCCGGTCCCGTTGGACCTGTAGCTCCTGTAGCTCCTGTAGCTCCTGTAGCTCCTGTAGCTCCTGCCGGACCTGTAGGCCCTGCTGGTCCCGTAGCGCCTGTGGCCCCTGTAGCTCCTGCCGGTCCGGTAGCGCCGTCTGCTCCGTCCTGACCGTCAGCCCCTGCCGGTCCAGCGGGTCCTTGAGGTCCTGCCGGTCCTGCTGGCCCGATGAGGCCTACCGTGCCGCCGTCACCGGCTGCTTGGATGATGGGTTCCAATGCAGTGCGAAGTGCCGATGCAGTTTCACTGTCGGAAATTAGAAGTTCGGCAACTTTCCTGTCGCCCCATGGAAGTTCAATGGACATAATGTCCCCCGTATTGAAGTGGTATTACTCTATGATACCATGAAAGAAGAGACCCGCATCACAGGGATACGGGTCTCAACTTATAGTGTAGAGGTTACTTCATGTCAAAGTCATCTAGAACACGGGAAACAAGCTCTGCAACGTCGGAACGTTCGGACTTTTTGAGGCTAGTGTGGGCGAACAGCTTCTCACCAAGAAGCCTGCTGGCAACCTCGTAAACGCCATCGTGACGGCCTACGCGGAAGTTGTCACGCTGGGACACGTCCCACGTCATGACAGCCTTAGAGTTCTTTCCAAGGCGGGAGAGCGCGGTCAGGAGGGTTGCACGCTCAAGGTTCTGGGACTCATCAATGATGATGAATGCGTTGTTGAACGTACGTCCACGGATGTGTGTCAGCGGAAGAACCTCGATAGCCTGACGAACCTTCAGATCACCAATCTGCTTCGGTGTGAGGAAGGAGTTTAGACTATCATAGACGGCTGCGGTCCAAGGGTCCATCTTCTCGGACTCGGTTCCCGGAAGGAAGCCAAGCTCTTCGCCGCCAACGGACTGCATGGAGCGGAAGACGATGATCTTCTTGTACGTGCCATTGTTGATGTTTAGCTGTTCAACACCGGCAGCAAGTGCTAGGGTAGTCTTACCGGTACCTGCACGCCCGCCAAGGGAGACAATCTTGATTGAGTCATCCATGAGGTAGTTGACCGCGAAAGCCTGCTCGGCAGACCGGGAAGCCAGCCCAGCAACGTTGTGCTGTTCGATGAGGTCAAACTCGTACTGCTTTCCGGAGATCACCATGGCGGTGTTCTTGGGATTCTCTTCACTGCGGAGAATGACACCAACGTTACGCGGGATGTCCAGATCAAGGCGGATGAATCCGGCAGCGTGGACTTCAGCGATCTGATCAGCGGTAACCCAGTGGATTTCCGTGTTGTCGATGTAGTCTCCGGAGATGTTCGCCGGAGTAAAATTCTGGGTCTTGACATTCACGATGGAAGCCTTTACCCTGAGAGGGATGTCCTTAGTAACAAGGAACACATCCCCATCTAGCTCATTGCTGAGCATGAGGGCAACCGTGATGATCTTCGTGTCGTTGGACTGGCTACTCTTCAGAGCAGCCGGAACGTCGGTCACATGGTTGGTTTCGATGCGGATGGTGCCATAGCCCTCCCCAAGGGAGACGCCTTCCCGGATGTCACCCTGAGAGATGAGGGTATCCAAGGCTCGTAGGACGGAGCGAGCAGCAAGACCAAGATCGGGGTCATTGCGTTTCGTCTCAAGCTCACTTACAACTACAAGGGGGAGGACTACGTTTTGTTCACCAAAGGAATACAACGCCGTCCTTCCAGCGGATAGGAGTACGGACGTGTCTAGAACAACGGTATTAGCCATTTGTATTCACTTACGGTGGTAGTTACCCCATTACGGGGACTTACCACTCTATTCTACCACGAATTCCAAGGACATACAACTATCCTTTGACCGTAGGCAGCAGCCACATGTCTCCGGAGAAGATCGAAGCCGTCAGAGCGTGGTAGGACTGGAGGTAATACAACGTCTCCAGAGTATCAGCCTTGAACGCCTTGGTCAACTCTTCGCGGATGCGCTCCGACGAGACGTTATCCAGTAGCGGTACGTTGTTGACATCATACAGGAATCCAACGATTTCGTTGGACAGGTTGAAGTCAAGTTGAACCGCGAACCTGATGGCCCGGAGCATCCTCAGGGAATCCTCCCTCAGACGCTCTGTACCGCCCACACAGCGGATCAAACCGACCTTGATGTCCTCAGCCCCACCGAAGGGGTCAATGAGGCCTCCAGCGGCGTCCAGAGCGATTGCGTTCATCGTGAAGTCACGACGCGCCAGATCCTCCCGGATGGTGCCGACCTCAACCGAGTCCGGGTGACGGCCATCGGTGTAATCGCCCTCAGAGCGGCACAGCGTGAAGTCGAACGTCTTCCCCGTCATGTCCAGCCCAGCGAACGTGAACGTGTCCTTGGGCGCACGGGCACGGATGGTGAAGTACTGCGGGGTTTCGAGGAAGATCTCGAAACCGTTCTCGATCAGGTAGTCACGCATCTCATCAAACGAACGTGCCGCTACAGCGAAGTCCCAGTCCTTGACCTTCTCCGGGAACCCGCGAACGATCTCACGGACAGCGCCACCTACGAGGTAGATGGATACATTGTCCAGTGGATCACTGACCGGCTTGGACAGGGCTTCCATGAGTTCTTCTTCGAAGGTCATTTCGCTTGGGCTTGGAGGGCCTGACTCCGGCCCTCGGATGATGGTTGTCATTCTAGTTTTCTGATCCTGTCTTTCGGTTTTCGATGAGTCGTGCTTCTTCGGTGTACCACTGCTTGGAGATGGGCTTGAGGGCCGCTTCCTCCTTGTCGGCGTGGTGCTTGCAGAAGAACAGGCTTCCGCCCGACTTCAGCGTCACCTTGACGTAGGACTGGGAGCCACAGGTGATGCCTGTCTTCCCGCCAGCGGTGTATTCGTTGCCGACTGTGGCACTGTGGTCACAACGGATTCGGGCGTCAAGCTCGTAGTCCTCGCTGTCCTCCGGGAGTTTGATGATCTCGCACTCCGGCTCGATGCTCTCGACAATCGGATCGGCGGTCTTCGTTGTAGCAGACATGGTGACTCCTTCGTTGTTGTAGTTCAATTATACTGCAAAAGCAGGCTGTCATGTATGAGTCTACACGACAGCCTGCTCTTGGTCAAGCTACGGGATAAGCGGGTTCTTATTGTAGCGGTGACGCGGGACCTTCTTGTTGTTCACAAGAAGCTCGGAATCAACCTTCTGAATCCGTCGTACCCAGTTGTAATACTCTTCCTCGTCCCGCTCAAGCCATGAATTTCTTTCCTCAAAGGTGAGGATGGTGAGCGGGTCTGGTGGTATCCGGCCCATCAGAAGTTACCCGGCTGTACTTGCAGTACCGGGATCTTCAGGACATCACGAGTGAAGTCCACTACCTGCTGGCGGTCGTCAAGGCAGAACTCCACGTTGTACTTCGGGGCAACGTTATCCCAGAAGAGATCGTGCTTGACAAGGTTGTCCTTTCGGCCCTTGTCAAGCTCCGTACGGCGCATGAAGATCTCGTCGTACGGGATGTTGTTGTCCCGAAGCCAGCGCTCAGTCTCAGGCTGGCAGGAGTCCGTTCGTCCGGACATGATGATGATCTTGTACCCGGCAGCGTGAAGCAGTCGGACCAGTTCAGCAATGTGCTCGATCACGGCGTCCTCGTAGACTCGTGCCTCGTCAAACGGGCCACGGACGGGCTGGGGAGCCAGATCGTGGACGCGCTCAGCTAGAGTGCCGTCGATGTCAACCCAGATAGCCTTAGGCAGGTCAGGATTGGGTGTCCACGCCCTGCCCAGAGGCTCAGCGAGAACGTTAGGAGGGACAGGCGGGAGCTTGCCCTTGTTGAAAAAGCGGTCATTGTAGTGTCTGATAACGTCCTCACCTACCTTCTTTTCTCGGTTCTGATCATTAACAATACACTCTTCCAGCGGAGTGTCAATGTCGTGGACTCGAACGGGGACTCCGGCCTTGTTCGCTACACCGTACCAGTCCTTGACGGCCTTGGCCCTCAGGTTGGTGGCGTCAACGATGACGGAGATTCCGGCAGCGAGCAAGACTTCTGCCTGTGCCGTTTCGGAGAGTGTGACGTTCTCTTCCATGTGGTGGGAGAGTCCGTGCAGCTTGTTGTAAGCTGCCTTGCGGGTATCGTCACGGTTGAGGCGGAAACGCCAGTCCGGGTTTTCTGCTACCCACTGGTGGGCAAACGTGGTCTTGCCTGAACCCTGAAGGCCTCTAAGCACTACCAGTTCTTGGTTCTTGTTCTGCATGTTGCCTTTCTATTTACCCGACTTCGTTGCGGGACGTGGTGCTGACGGTGCCTTGTAGCTGTTCTGCTTCGGGGCACTGTTCTGCTTTTGCTGTTGCTGCTGGCGCTGCTGTGTAGCCTGCTGGCGCTTCTGCTGAATCTCCTTGGGCGGTGCCTGCTGGGTCTTCGGCGGGACAATGGGGGCTTTGGGCCGTGCCGATGGGCGCGAGGTCACTCCATTGTTGACGCAAGAGTACTGATTGCCTGCAAGTGGCTGGTACGTTCCGCCGTGGCAGTAGGAGTTGTTGTTCCAAACTGACGGGTTGTTCATGTCCCAGTCGGAGGAATTCCAACCTCCATTGTTGGAGTATCCGTCGTTGAACCCGTCGAAACCGGAGTTGTATCCGGAACTTCCACAGGCTGTCAGGGTAAGGGCGGATGCCAGTACGATACCGGCCACTGCAAGCTTCTTCAATTAATCCTCTTCTGTTCTAAATGGGGTGTCATCACCTTCCGGCTTTGCAAATTTCCATGCCTTGAGTGTGATTCGGGACAGATCTCGGTCGTCAACGTAGTTCAGGATCTCCTTGCAAAGAGGGTGATCCTTCACGAGTTCGTGGCGCTTACGCTTGTCAGTGACAAGAGCAGCTTGGCCGCTCAACGCTATAGCCTGAGAAATCAGGTCTGATACAGTGTCGTTGATGCCGTCGATCTTCTTGGTAACCCAATCATAGAACTCATCGGGTACATTTGTCAAGAGGGTATCGACAATGTCCTTTTCGATCTTGACGCGCTTGAAGTCCTCCGGATCACCTCCGACGTACGTAGCCCAGACCTTCTCGACCTCCTTGCCGTTGTTGGCGGCGGTCTGCTCGACAAGCTGATGGCATGCACGTGCTGCAAGCTGGACCCAGATCCGGCGTGCGTTGGTGTTCGTCAGCAGGCCGTGGAGAATCTTGTACTCTTCGCCCTTGAGCTTAATGTGGCCCGTCACGGTTCCGGTACCCCACTCGTCAAAATCTTTCGAGAAGATGTCGAGAACGTACCCTTCCTCGTCGGCAGGGATAGGGAAGACAAGCGCCTCTGAGAGGGGCATGTACCACCGGCCCCTAATAGCGTCACGACGCCTGTTGACAATCAGGCCGGACTTGTTATCCACAGTGCCGAGTTCGATAAGCTCGTCACGGTCGCCGTAATCAAGCACAATCCGGTTTTCGGGATAGACTATCTCAAAGATGCTCGTCTTGTCGTGGTCCATGTGCCACTTGAAAGACTCTCTCCGGAAGTCGGGAAGCATGGCCGAGGCGTGTTTGGCCTGATCTGAGGCGAAGCTTCCGCGAGTGGCGACACCGGAGAATCCGTCATAGTACCATCCGATACCGAGAGAGCCGTCCTCCTTCTGGGTAATCATCACGGGAGAATCCAGATCGATCTCCGGTGCTCCGGGCTGGCCGTAGTTGAAGAACTTCTCCGGACCACGGGCAATGACCTTGTTGGTGCCGTCTTCGACAATGAGACCACGGCAGACACGCTCCGACTGGGTCCATTTGTTCATGAATTGGGCGCGGTTTGTGTAGTTGTAGATGGAGATGGGCAGGGAAGGATGGACCTGCTTGGCGATCCTCTTCTCAGAAATCATCTGGGAGAGTTCTTCAGGATCAAGCAAGTCAAAAAGTGTTGTCATTTCGTCTTTCTTTTGATATGTTATTTGTTGAGTAGTCTGTCCTTCTCGCGCTCTATATCAACAACGCGGACAGACTTGCGGTAGCGGTAGATGGCTAGCGCAGCAATCCCCCAGATGAATCCAGTGAAGAAGAAAATGAATGCAGCAGGGATTGAGCTAAGGAATGCGATTCCAATGGTCAGGTACAGAATGGCGCGAAGAATCCTTAGGACAATGTAAATTCCTAGGCACCACCACAGGGTTTTCTTGAATCGGCTTTTGGTGTAGACGTACTCTAGTTCGTAATCTGGCTTTTTAGTCATGATTATTCCCCTGTAGTCAGGGGCCTCCATTACCAGTTTACCATAGAGTAACTTACCAACGGTCCGGGCGACCTGACGTGTTCCCTACCCAATGGCAGTATGCCCAAGTTTTCTTTGCCACGTGGACGATCTTGGCTCCCTGCTTGTTGGCAGTGTAGATCATCCGGAAGTCTTCACCGGCAGTGTTGCCTTGAGCGAACTCGCTAAGATCTTCCTCAGTCATACCTTCCTTGACGGAATATCCTCCTGCCTGACGGATGACATCAGCCTTGGCAAGGATGGTGACGGTCGTCTGGACAGGCTTGTCCGGGTTCCATGGCTTGCCGAAGTTTTCGGGGAATGGATCTTCCCCGCCTTCAACGTCGAACCAAGAATACACGATGTCTGCGCCTGTGTCAACCGCTGCCGTGTAGAGAGTTTCCAAGTGGTCAGGGTAGAAGTAGTCGTCATCGTCCAGCATGGCGACCCACTCCGTGGAAACCCTTGCTAGTCCTGCATCACGGTTGCCCGGTGCGCCTAGTCTAGCAGTGTCTTCGGAGATAATCAAGGCCTGAGGACGGAGTGTCTGGGTGTAAACACTGGCCACAGCCCGGTTGAGTTGTTCTTGGCGTGTGGCAATGGTCGGAATAACCACTGTGACAGGCGCTGTGGGGGCCGCTGCGCCCCTCGCACGGACCGACCCGATAAGTTGCCCCTCCACGCCTTCCTCGACGCCTGAGAGGGCACACAGGGCCTCGTAGTCGAAGAAGGAGAGGTGTGCCTCGTGGATGTTTCCTTCTTCCTCTCCCTGTGGCCAGTCCACAATCGGGGTGGAGAGCAGGACTTGTCCGGTGGGACCGGCAATCAGACGTGCCTTCACCCAGACCTTGAGCGCGTCTTCCATCTCAAAGTGTTCCAGAACGTCCCCAAGGATCACTGTGGTGAAGTGTCCGTACGGGATCACCAGTTCCCTGAAGTCACCGAGATAGATGCTGTCGTACTTGCCCTTGAGGCCGAAGCGCTCGATGTAGGGTTCGAAAATCTCCACAGCGGAGATAGTCTCAACGCGGGATCGTAGGAGGTCTGACCATATTCCGGCTCCTGCCCCTACATCCAGCACCCTGTCGGCCTTGGTAACGTGGGAGAGTACCCAATCACGGTTTTCGTCGGCGCTCCATGGCATGTATTTGTTCCTTAAACAACAGTAGGATGGTTCTATTTCTAGAACCATCCTACCATTATTCACTTAGTTTTGCAAGTTACTTGCCGTCAGGGGCAGGAAGCTGGAGCATGGTGCCCGAACCGTTTCCGCCGCCAGCGATCAGGTACTTCGAGTTCTTCAGAGCGTCGATGTAGTTGTTCTGAAGGATCTTGTCAGTGAGGGAATCGCTCTTGATGCGGTTGGCATCGGCTTCGCCCTTGGCCTCGATGACCTTCTGCTTGGCCTGTTCTTCAATGACCTTCGTCTGAGCCTGTTCAGCAATGATCTGAGCGTTGGCTTCCTGAGTCTTGGTGAACTTGTCCTGAACAGATGCAGGGATGCGGATGTTCTGGAGAGCAATCGAGTCTACCTTGATGCCCAGCGGTTCCCAGCGTGCCCGGAGGTTGTCTTCGATGGCCTTGGAGTAGTCAGCACGCTTGACCGGAAGGTCTTCGGTGAGGAACTTGTTGGCTGAATCTCGGATGACCGTCTGGCTGTCCTTGCTGATGACCCGGTTCTCAAAGTTTTCCTGAGTCTTGTAGGCCGTGTAGATCTCTTCGATCTTCCGTGCGTCCAGCGAGTACCGGACTGCCGCGTCAACGTTGGACGAGAGCTTGTCGCTGCCGGAGACCGTGATCTCCGGGCCGTCTACGACTTCATTCTGCTGGGTTGCCTGTCCGTTGCCCTTGTACACGATCTGCTGACCGGTGATGTCCCAAGAGATGGTGTCCTGCCACGGGGCCTTGAAGCCCAATCCGGCTTCCATGTCAACGCTTGCTACCGTGCCATCGGAGTTCTTGATGACCAGTGCCTCTCCGACGTCCTGTGTGTATACGGACGAGAAGAACAGCAAACCAATGCCGACAATCGTTCCGATAACACCGATGAACAGGTGCGTTGTAATCCGTGCTGCTACCCAGCTTGCGGCGATAACAATTGCCGCGATAATCAACCATGCCATGTAATAAATACCCTTCGTCGTTCTGTCATTTGTCTTGGTAAATCTTTCGGTAGGCTAGCCTCCGTTGAGACTAGCCTACCATCCTCTCACTTACTTTGCAAGTGCGAGAAGTGCTTTGTGGGCCTTGGGGCGAAGTGCTTCCCCGAAACCCTGACCCGTTCCGGTTCCGATGACGGAGTTGAACTTGGATTCGGGAGTCTTGTATTCCTTGTGATCGATGAAGAACGTCATGGCGTTGAATGCGCCCCATGCGTTGTCTTCGCCGCCGCCCATCTTGCAGGTGTCTTCGAACTCCCAGATGTTCATGATCTCATCGACCGTGAGGGCGTGCTGGACAGTGGAGGCCGGGACGATCTTGTCGGCCACTGCGTACATCTGGTCCTTGGAGACCGGAATGGCCATCAGCTTCTCGACTTCCTTCTGGAAGGCATCCTCGTAGCTGAATCCGAGTTCGAGGATGTCACGGGCCTTCTGGGTCTGCTGCTCAAGGGAGATCTTGTGACGGATGCTCCACTTGGCCTTTGCTGCCGCGAGACCCATGGTGACCGTGTTGTTGCAGACGGCGCGGATCGGGGTGACCGTGACACTGAAGGCCTGAGAACCGTCGTGGCTGTTGGTGGCCATGAGGTAGAGGTCATGGGCGTCGTTGTCGCCTACGGTGAAGCCGTTGGTGAGCTTCAGGACCATGAAGGTCCGGGAGCCGCCGAAGAGAGAGCCAGCCGAGGTGAATACCGCGTCACCGGAGGCCGTATCCGTGAGCTTGTTGAGGAACTGGAAGGCCTCAAGGTTGTTGTACACGTGGTAGTCCTTGGAGACGATGCCAAGATCCTTGCCGTCCGTCATGCGGGTAGTGGAGAAGCGGTCCTTGATCGGAACAACCTCACCGTTCCACAGCTTCGTGGCCTGAATCATCTCAACTTCCCAGTCGAGACCGGCGAGCTTCAGGGCTTCCTCAGAGGTGGCCAGTCCGGGGATGACGGTCCCGAGGTTGTGCCACGGGGTGATTCCCTCTCCGGAGAACATCTGACCCTTGCCGTTTTTCATCTCAATTTCATGTGCCATGATCTTAATCCTTTTCTTTGAGTGGTTGACTGCTTATGTCTCAACTATAGTCTAGAGAGGCTAGCTTGTCAACACTATGATTGGTGGATTCCGATGCCCGGCATTTGAACCTGAAAAGCTCTCCTGTAGTGCACCGTCTTGCTTATGGACGATACTCTACAGGAGAGCCTTCATAGTGTCAAGCTGTCTACCAGATGACCGCAACCTTCGTGAGATCCCGCTCGATTTCCTCCGGTGAGTAATCTTCCTGAACGTCATCTTCTGAGAGTAGACTTTCAATCTCCCACGATTCGGACTCTTCTTTACGGATGTAATCCACTGAGATTCCGGATATCCATCGGTACCCGTTCCCTTCGTCGTCCTTGGAGGACAGGAACTCGATGTTGTCAGGCAGCTTATTGATCTCTTCGATCAGTTGCGATTTATTCATGGTGGGTCTTTCGATAGTCTATAGCTTTCTCCCAAGCGTCGATCCACTTGGGGGCGTTTACACGATACGTAAACTCTGCTTCAATTCTATCACGGGCCTCACGGGCGATACGTTCGGTTTCTTCCGGACGGTCGATCATTCGCTGGAGGTGCTTGCGCCATTCTCCGGGAGTCTTGGCCGTCTTTCCGATGCCGTAGGCTTCCAGACGCTCATATTCCCTTGTCGGGGAAGCCACGAACGGGATGCCCAGTGCTGCATATTCCAGACCCTTCAGGGCAGACTTCGCCTGATTGAACGGGGACAGTTCCAACGGAACGATGCCAATGTCCAGATACCGTGCAATGAACTGGTAGTAGAGGCTCAGATCAACCCAGCCGGTGGCGTAGACTTCCGTGTCTTTGTGCAGTCCTAGGTGTGCGGCCACGTATTTGCCGTCACCAATGACGTTGAAGGGCAGGTCATTGTCCTTCAGGACGGTGCCCAGCGCCTTCTTCGTCTCCTGTAGGTCATTGGGGTGGGTCTGTACCGTACCAGTCCATCCAACCCTAGGCCATTGCTGCTCCGACTTGTGGACCGGAGTGGTGAAGATGGAGTTCGGGACACAGTTCCTCAGGATTTCGAACCGTCCGTGACGTGCATACTTGGATAGCTGTGGCGTAGATACTGTAACAAGGTCAGCAATGTTGGCCGCTTCAGTGAGCCAGTGGTTTCCGGTGGCTTTGTCGCCCTTGATGATGTCATGGGCAATGTTTTTCTGGTGGACACTGGAGAAATCGTCATCGAGTTCAACAACGGTGGCGATCCCCTGACGCTGCGCCTGCTTGATGACGGCTGTCATGGCGTTGTCCAGCGGACGCTGGAATACAATCAGGTCTGCGTCTGTGTTGACCTCGGCCACCGTGACAATTCCGTCTGAATCTTTATAGGCTTGAGCGTCGATTCCGTCAGAAACGGTAACATCGACACCCAGCCGTGTCAACTCTTCAGCGGGAGCGCGGACTCTGTAGAATCCGCACCCGCCAGAGTCAGCCGCGAGGGCTAGTACTTTCATTAGTCTCCAATAACAGGAACGATTTCGAGTTCCTTGACATCTAGTTCGGGGAATGCTACGTTTAGATCAGTAAGAACCGCAAGCTTTTCCAGCGCGGCAAGCTCGAATACGTCATCCGGATCTTCAGGGAAGACTTCGGACTCGTAGGTGAACTTGACAGATACTTCGTATTTCTGGTACGCTCCAAGCATTAGCGCTGTACCTCGAACCGAACAGCATCAATCGCAGCCTTGCGGATGGCATCCTCATCCAGCTTTGCGCCTGTGATGGTTCCCGACTTGATGTCTCGTGCCCACAGACCGGCAGTGAACTTTGCTTCAGATGCCTTCTTGGCTTCTGCTTCGCGCTTGGCGATTTCGCGGTCGATGTACCAGCGGGCCTTTTTCAGGTCTTCGATGGCGTCCTTCTTCAGGTCGCAGCGCCAAATGTACTTGGTGGCGTTCCCGAGGTTGAAGCCCATGTGCTCAGTGATTTGAATCGCTTCGATGCCGGAAGGATGTTCCGTGTAGTGCTTCGGGTGGTTGACGGGGTCGTTAGAAACTTCTGTTTCAGGGGTTGTGTTTGTCATCCAACTAGTATACCATTTTTCGTGGCTTTTCGCAAAATGGGCGCGGTGTGGTAAAATAGGTACATGACAACTAACCCCACAGGATATTCCCAACAGTGCCGCACGTGCAACGCGGACCCCGAGATCCAACAGCGGATTCTCGACATGTTCAACGCGGGAGATACCTACGAGTATATCGCTAGCAGCGTGTACCCCGCATTCCCGATCTCTGCCGATGCCGTCTCAAACCACCTTCGAAAGCACGCTCTCATCACCGTTCCCGGTCCTGATACTACTGTACAGCCGCTCGTCGGTGTTGTCAAGCCTCCTGCTACACCGCCCAAGGGCTGGGAAGCAAAGCTTGAACTCGATGGGGACACCGGATCGGTAACCTCCACTCCACAGACTGACGGCAAGCTCTCAGACTTCTCCGCAATCCTCGAAGAGTTCAACGTAGATCCAGACGAATTTGAAGTCGTTGGCTCTGTCAAAATCTCCAAGTGGCAGTCCATGTCCGGAGAATGGCTCACTTCCTACAAGTTCGAAATCCAGAAGAAGACCTCCGGCGAGACCGTAGACCTCCCTACCCTCTTCGCTGAGGTAAAGGCATCGGCCAATCTCCGGGCCGCGAACAATTACTACTTTAGCGCCATCCCCGAGAAGAAGTCAAATCGGACGCTCGTCGTCCCGTTTTCTGACCTTCAGGCAGGCAAAGTAGGTTCCCGTGGAGACTCCAATGACCTCATGGAGCGTGTCATGGAGAAGAAAGAGAAGCTGGCCTACTACATTGCAGATCAGAACTGCTCTGAGGCCGTATTCCTTGACGGTGGGGACGTTGTCGAGAGCTTTGAGAACGTGGCCCAGCAGGGATTCACCAACGATCTGTCCATCATGCAGCAGCTTGACCTAGCCGGTACGCTGGAGCAGGAGTTCATCACGCTTCTGGCTGAGACCCACGACAGGGTTATTGTCGGTGGCGTCCCGTCCAATCACGCTGCATGGCGCAAGGGCAAGGACATTCTGGGCCGTCCGTCAGATGACTGGGGCCTGTTCCTCTTGAAGCAGATCCAGAAGGCGTACAAGCTCGCTCCACAGGCTTTCGGCCACGTGGAGTTCGTCTATCCCGGAGACTGGGAGAAAAGCCTCTCAATCCCCGTTCAGGGCCTCGACATCGGCCTTGTACATGGTGAGGACTCGTCTCTCGCGCAGATGGAGAACTGGTGGGCCAAGCAGGTTCACGGAAACAGCCCGATTGCTGACGCTGACATTCTCATCACTGCCCACTACCACACGCTGGGACTCAAGCCTTCAGGCCGTTCCCGCAAGACCGGCAAGCAGAAGTACTGGATCGCCACTCCGACGCTCGACAACGGCTCCGACTGGTGGGCCAACAAGTCCGGTTCGGACTCTGATCCCGGCTTGATGGCATTCGTCATTGACAGCGAGATCGGCTTCGATCTCCAAAGCTTCACAGTTCTATAGAGTATATACGAAAGGCCCTCTTCGGAGGGCCTTTCTTATTGCTCTTTTACAGGTCAAACAGCAATAGTGTATCTCTTGTTGCTGTTTAGGCATAGAAATAGCCCCCATCCGGAGATGAGGGCTGCTTCTATCGGTCCTTCTTGCGCTTGCGCCTAGGGTTTTCGCCTCTGAAGTACATCTTGCGAGGGATCATACGGTCCTCAGACATGTCGAAGAGGACAGGCTTACCCCATTCCTCCATTGTCAGGTTGGACTTCTGGCCGTTACACTTGACACAGGCTGCTACGGTGTTCATCCACTCGTCCCTTCCTCCCAAGTCCTTGGCGAGGATGTGGTCCACCGTGTCTCCATGCTTCCCACAGTACGCACAGGTGGCGTTGTCACGCTTGATGACACCGTGCTTGGACCACGTCTCCGGAGCGAAGTGGAAGGATACCTTGCGCATCGTGAGCAGGCGAATGATCTTCGGCAGGAAGAACTCACGGCCACCCATTGTTCGGATGGTGGTGTTCTCATCAACCATGATGATTTCCGCACGTCCCTGAACTTCGACAAGCGCAATGGCGCGATCCAGTGTGGTGGGTCCTAGGTCTTCGTAGGAGGCGTTGAACACTCTTACTGGTAGCGTGGCGATTGTCATGACAGTCCTTTCGTAGGGTCGTGCGATTAAGTGGAGCGGGAACCCGGAATCGAACCGAGATCTTTTGGGTTGCAACCAAACGACTTGCCTTTCATCCATACCCGCAAGTGGAATGCCTTCCGTGTGGGATTCGAACCCACGGACCCTCCCCAGTGCGTTGACACTATAGGGTTAGGCCTATCAACGTACCCAATAGGCCAACTATGGGGAACGGAAAGCACCGAGCTTCAGACGGGGATTGAACCCGTGACCTCGTTCTTACCAAGAACGCGCTCTACCACTGAGCTACGGAAGCAGTTCATCAACTAGTTGTTGATAAACTCTATTATACCATTAAAATCTTCCTTTGTCATCCCCCAGTCAGTGAACGGGGAGACAGGGTGGATAATCTCGGGTCCAAGGAAGTTGGCCCACTCCATGGCGTTGCCTTCGTACTTGAAGTCATCGTCAATCCAGACCATCTTATCAGGCTTGCTGATGTTGTAGTCTTTGATGATCGCACGGAGCTTCCACCAGCCGTTGGACAGGTCGAACAGGTCTTCCTGATCCGCAGCGTAGAGAACGTCCCAAGAGGTGCCCTCGATCCCCAGAGCGGGGCACAGATCCGTTACGGCCTTGTCCTGCCACGTGGTGAGCCACTTGACCTCGACGTTCTCCATCTTGGAGAGCTTGTTGATTTCCTCAACGAGGTCAGTGTACCAGTGGATCTTGTAGCCGATGACCTGTGCAAGCTCCCACTCGCCCTTCCATCCGGCCTGCTTGGTCCGGTGGAAGCTGTTGATGACGCCGTCAACATCGAAATATACGATTGTTTTCATTTGTCTTTCCTTTCTGTGAGTACCCCTGACCAGATTCGAACTGGTGACCTTCCGCTTAGGAGGCGGACGCTCTATCCAACTGAGCTACAGGGGTATAAAAATACCGCCCCACGTGGAGGCGGTACTTCTATTTTACTACATTATTGTTAGCTGGTCAAGACCCCGATAATCAGGATAATTACCCAGAAGATGACGGTCAGGCTGACGCCGATCAGCAGCGGGGTAAGGATCAGCCATCCGGAGATGGCGATCAGGCCGGTCATCTGGAGGATGAACAGGACTAGGGTGCCTAGTGCACCCAGCCAGATCAACTGTCCACCCGTTCGTAGCGCTCAAGGGTGACGGTGCGCTTCTCCACACGGAAAAGGCCGTTGTCCCACTCGCTGCCCCACGAACTGTAATAGCCCGCGAGAGCGAACAGTTCGTCGTTGACGGTGAATACAGCTAGGGCAGTGTCTCCGTCTCGCTCGATGTCAACGAACTCGACCCTGCCTGACGGGAGGACTACGTCTCCGTGGCTCTCTGACCGATCAACGAAGTTGGCGTTGGGTTCCTTCCACTTGTCGTACTGGTCCTTGTTGGATGCGTCCCACTCAAGGATTTCCTGCTTGATCTTATCGATGCTGCTCATTTAGACCTTTCGTCTTACGTATTGTACTTCATTGACGGGTACCGGGATGACAAGGTAGGGTTCAGTGACACTGCTCTCTTCGTCCCACGAGTCATACTCGTCAACGTCCATGCGGTAGGTGGAGCCGTCATAGTCGAAGATGACGTACGAGATGTCATCGTAGTTCTCGTAACCGCCCGAATGGTGCTTGACCAGTTGGACATAGCCGTCGTTGAGTTCGACAACCTTTCCGCTGGTTACAGCGTCATAGAATGCCTTGTTCGTGTTGGCCTCGTAGGACCGGGAAGACAGGAGGTGCCAGACGGCGATCTCCTGACCGATGGTCTTGAAGGTGAATGCCATTAGACACCCTTCTTCTTGTACTTGGTCACGAGAACCTGAACTGCCTCAACTTCGGTGAGCTTGACGGAGTCCCAGTTTACGCCTTCCCAAGAAGAGTAGTAGCCCTCGACCTTGAAGATGTCATCGTTGACACTGAAGACAACCCAGTAGTCGGAACCCTCATCTTCGCCGCCGTGCTGGTCCAGCAGTTTGGCCGGTCCTGACGGGAGAGGGATTCCCGTCTTTCGGTCCAAGGAGTCAGTGAACTCGTCAATGGCAGAGTCAAGGTGCTCAGCCTGCTCGTCCTCGACTAGGTACTCCTTGTTTTCCTCATTGTACCAGTCGATGATCTCTTGTTCGATCTTCTCTGTAAGTGCTGACATTAGACGGCCTCGTATTCGATAACGGTGACTTCCTTGGGTGTAACCTCATACGGGGTCGGGTCATCCCAGTTGGAGCCGTCCCAAGAGGCGTAGTAGCCATCCACCCGGTAGAACTTGTCACCTACGGAGAACACGACGTAGCGCTGGTCTCCCTGACCTTCGCCGCCGAAGTCCTGCACGATGCGGGCCTCTCCCGAAGCCAGAATAACGGGTTTCCGTTTGGAGGTCCAGTTGTAGCGGTCGTTGGGCATTTCCTCGTAGAATTCCATCCACTCAGAGGTGCCGTAGCTATCTAGATTATCGTAATCATTTCCTGTGTTGAGCCAGTCAATGATTTCCTGTGTGATTGACATTGTGTTGCCTTTCGTTTTACTTATAGGGTCTTAGCATGTGGGCGTTGTCCTTGTGGCGCTTGACGTAATCGACATCGGCCTTTGTAAGGTCTTTGAAGTTTTCGACAACGAACAATGCGAACCAGCCCTTGGTGAGGGACGTGATAGTCTTACGGAGCGTCCAGTTGTAGGCTGCTCCGGGGCTTGAGGTGTAGTCGGAGGGAATCAGCTTGCGCTCAAGAGCGGTGGCGTAGATTTCCTCACGGACCATCTTCAGCTTGTCCTCGTGATCCATGGCGTCCCACTTTGACTTGTCCACGGCGACATCCGAATCATCCCTCAGGATGCGCTCAAAGAGCGGACGGTCGTAGTAAGCTACGGACTCGTGGATGGAGTCGTGGTCATAGATGCGCTTGACGATCTTGTCATTGAAGAATTCCTCCGGGTCAGCCTCAAGATTGACCTTCTTCTTGCCGTGGGTGTCTTCCCAGACCTTGTAGAGGATCTTGTAAAGCTCCGGGATGAGCTTAGCACCCTTGGACTGGAGAAACAACACGTCCATCATGTGCTTGGCCCAAGAGCCGTTCTTCAGTTCCCAGAAAGCGTGGGAGACCTTGATAGTGTATAGCTCGTCCGGAGTTGCAACTTCTCCCCAGTTCCACTTTGCGAGATCCGGGTGCCAGAAGTTCTCCACCCTGACCCTTGCACCGTCTACAACGAAGACCAGCTTTTCGGAGAAGTAGTCTACATCCTTCTGCTCTCGGGCGTCCGAGAACCAGTGGTACATGGCTTTGGAGCCAACCAATACTTCAGTCATGTTTCTCCTTTACTTTTGCTTGGCGAGGTACTTGTTGGAGATGGCCTTGAAGCCCGGACGGTTACCGAGGAACGGGAAGCCCTTCGGACCCTGCCAGACGATACCCTCTGCGAGGCGCTGTGGGGCGATCTGAGACTTCAAACCGTCAGCCTGCTCCACGATGTCATCGATGGTCTGCGGGAGCCTTAGAGGCAGTACAGGGACCTGTAGAGAGCGCAATGCGTCGGGCCACTCGTTGAACGGGATGGCTTCGGGGCCGTCTTCGGTCTTCTTGTAGAGATTGAAGGCCTTGAAGTCGGTTCCCTTGATGCCGAGAGGGTTGCTCTGGATGTTCTCACCGAAGTATTCACCCTGAAGTGTATGATCTACTGGAAGGATTTCAGCGAGATTGAGTTTGTCCGCAAGGTCGAAACGTGCTGAGGGGCGACTAATTTCCCAGTTTCGGGAGCAGATCCGGATGGTTCCGTCGTCATTGACAATTGTCGTTGAAGTGCCGTCGATCTTCTCGGTTGCAATCCACTCGTGCGAGAGAATTTCAGGGAGGACTCGACCGAGATTCTGGATGCGTTCAGCATCAGTTTTTGGTGCGAACTGGTAAAGGAATTGACCCTCCACCGAGCCGTCGAGGCCTGCTGGCAGGGGCGGATCGAACTTGGCGATATCAGGGATACCTTCTGGGAATTCCGAGACGGGTTTGAGAAGTCCTTGAGAGTACTGCCCACGAAGACGGACGGTCTTGAGGACATGCCCCGTGACTCCATCCTGTACACGGACGCCACGTGGCTCCAGAAATGCAAAGCGCGGATCTGAGATGGGCAAAAATGAGTCGATCTCGAAATACAGAATTTCTTCACCAACGGAGAACTCACCTTTTTTAACAACAACGTTCCATCCCTTAACTTTAGCTACCTCAATTTGGTCAGCATCTGGGATGGGATTGATTTCGGAAATGGTTTCGAGCGTGACAAGCTGACGCAAAAATACTCCTTCTACTTTACTTTTCTTTGTTTTGTTTTGTGTTACGTATTGCGTTTCATAGCAAAGTGATCACGTACCGTTTGAATGTATTTATCACTAAGGTGTAGATTCTCTTCAGCGTACTTGGATGATACGGCCAGTGTTACAAGGTTATGGTGGGTGTACCAGAGAGACGGAATCTCTTGGCCGTGTCGCATACCGTCAACGTAGAGGTTCAGCGGGGCCTTTGTCTCATCGGGAACCTGCTTGTATGTGAGCATCCTGTCCTTCGGGATGACATCCGCATACTCTTCAGATTGGAATTTCAACTGCCGATAGTCCTCACATACGTAGTAGCCATCGGGATCTGCTGCTGCTGCGTGGATGGTCTCGTACGTCTTTCCCGAGCCATGTGCTCCTGCTATTATTCTCATATCATCCTAGTTTCTATTATTACCGGGTACTTCTAACTGAAGTGGGGTGACTGACGGGGCTTGAACCCGCGACATTCTGGACCACAACCAGACGCTCTACCAACTGAGCTACAGCCAACGCGGTACTGACGGGACTTGAACCCGCGACCTCCGTCTTGACAGGACGGCGAGCACTCCAACTGCTCCACAATACCAAAGCCGGAAATCGAGCGTGCGTTCCGGCACTCGCACAAGGGGATTAGGTTGCAGCCGCAAACCTAACCGCTCAAGCTTTACCTTCAAGTACAGCCTTTAGTTTACCATAATCAAAACAGTCACGAGTCTTCATCATCTGAAGCTCATAAAGGGCTTTTGCCACAATTTCTTGTGCGACTGTTTCTTCCATAGAAACTCCTTCGTTACTCGTAGGGTGGTGCGTGGAGGCTAAGGGATTCGAACCCTTGACATCTTGCTTGCAAAGCAAGTGCTCTACCAACTGAGCTAAGCCCCCATTGATCTGTGTGGTAGATCATACCTCTGTTTGGGTCCAGTCGCCTTTTGGGATGTTTAACGGCCTCGCGGCATTAAATTGCGCACCCATACTAGGATTCGAACCTAGAACCTACGAATTAACAGTTCGTCGCTCTGCCGTTGAGCTATACGGGTCTGATTAGTCTTTCCTGCCGCATACCTTCCTCTCGGTAAGGTAACTAATCGATACGCCCTCGTTGCGGAGAAGAGATTTGAACTCTTGATCTCTGGCTTATGAGGCCAGCGGGGGACAACCGAACTCCCCTACTCCGCAAGGTATAACATTAATTATACCATACCATTTACTTACTTGTCAACCGTTGAGAAGCTGGCGTCCGATTTCGATGTACCGGTCGGCAATCTGAAGACGGAGGTCGTCTTCAAAATCTCCGGCATTGGCCTCAAGATCCCCGAGAATCCGGAGCGCTTCGGTGTACGGCTCTACATTCGAGAAGTCCTTCGGGGCTACCGGCTCTCCGGGGTCCTTAGGCTCTGCTTCCTGTGAAGGTTTTTCAGGGGCGTTGAAGCCCTTGAGGAATGCATCGATTACTTCTGATACTAGCTTATCAGGCGTTGTCGTCTGTGTCAATGTGTCTCTTTCGTCGTTTGGAACGGCCACTCTGTGGAGATGACCGCGTTTGGTTCTACGAGGTTGCCCTCTTCGTCCGTCTTCTTCCGAAGGTAGCGCTGGAACGAAGTGCTTTGCTCCATCTTAGCATCCTTCTGGAATTCCTGCAACATCTCGATTGTCATCTCCGGCTTGAAGAACTTCCCAAGCTGGCGGGCGATATAGAGGGTTGCCGAAACGTCCGCAGTGGAGTTGTGGGCGTTCGTCAGGTCGAAGCCGTAGAGCTTGGCTGTGTCCGTCAGTTTGCGGGAACCCTTGCGGTACTTGTCGCACGCCTTGTCGATGACCAGAGGGTCGATGACTTTGGCGAACATCTGTTCCCTAGTGTACCGGAGCGGAACGTTGTAGCGTTCGAACTCGTTGTAGATCATCGTCGTGTCGAAGGGCGCATTGTAGATCACGAAAGGGATTCCATGGTCAACGATCTTCTCCATACGACGGGCAATGTACGGCATGGCGTTGTGCGCCTGCTTGCCGAACTCTGCCGCGTACTCCGTTGAGATCCCGTGTACTGCTGTGGCACCTTCCGCAATCTCAACTCCGGGGTCAATGAGCCATTCCAGAATCTCCGGATTGGCTCCCCTGTAGGCTGAGTACACCATAGAGAACGTTACCACACGATCCTCCCACTGGTCAACACCAGTGCTCTCGATGTCGAATCCTAAGAGGGGGCCGTCAAAGTAGTCAGTCATCGAAATCGTCTGCGTCTATCGTGGGGATCTTACCACTGGCATCCAGTTCGGAGGCTTCCTCATCTGTGATGAAGTTGCTCTTATCCGACGCCAGTGCGTTTACCTTATGCAGAAGTACGAGGATTTTCTCTGTAGCCTCATAAGATAGTCGGTGAGGGCATACGAACCCTACCTTCAGTCCTTGAAAGTTTCCATTGCTGATCGAAATCTTCTCAAAATCTCTTTGTTTCATCGTATACCTAACTTGTCAGCGATTAAACGCGGGTACGGGCGCTGGTGACTGACGCGGAGATGAAGTTGGAGGCGTCCATGGTGCCGCCGCGAGTTGCTGCGTAGGTCATGGATGCGCCCTTACGGAGGCCGAAGTCAGCGCCGGTCTGAATGGCGTCCTGATTGGCACCGAGGAACAGGAAGTCCCAGTTGTAGGTGTCCTGCTGGAGGGTGATGATGTCCTTGACATCCGAGATGTTTGCCTCTTTGGAGACGTTTTCGTGGCCGTCAGTAACGATGATAACCATGACGGTGCCGGGACGGTCCTCTTCTGCAAGCTGAGACAGGGATTCACCGAACTTGCGGGTGCTGGACACGATGGCGTCGTGCAGGGCCGTCATGCCGCGAGGTTCGATCTTGATGGATGCCGAATCGAGGGACAGGAAGCGCTCGTCGTAGATGATTTCGTCGTCAAAGTAGGCGACATCCACGGTAACTGTTCCCGGAATCTTCTTCTGCTCGTCCAGAACGGCGTTGATTCCGCCCTCCATGTCTTCCTTGATCGTCCGCATGGAGCCGGAACGGTCGATGATGAACAGAAGTGCGGTGTAATCTGGGTTTGTCATATTTCTCTTTCGTCGTTTGCTTGATCTTACAGTACCAACGGCGGGTGTCGATCCCGCTCAGACGAAGATATGAGCTTCATCCCTCTGCCGAGAAGCGCTGGCAATACCATTGTACCAGATTTAGATCTGCTACGCAACTCTAATGAAAACAGGGCCGGAGCCGACGTTCACAGAGAAGAGTGCTGTGGTTCCACCGTTCCAGCCGCCATGTACAGCCATGCCGTTGCCGACGTAGACTGCAATGTGGGCCATTCCGGTGCCACCGTTAGCGTAGTAGGCAAGGTCTCCAGCCTGTGCCTGTGAAGCAGGGATGACCGTTCCAAGGGTCAGGTAGCCAGCGGGCCAGTCGTGGAAGTGGATTCCGACTGCGGCTAGGGAATTCGTCACAAGGGCCGTGCAGTCCTGTGGAACTCCAAGCTGGGCGTAAGCAGCGGACGCTATGGCCGCTCCCTTACCGGAGGCAGAAACTGCTGGAGCTTCCTTGGCCTTGGGCGTAGCTGTAGCCTTAGGTGTAAGCGTTTGGGTTGGTGTGTTGGCGACTTTCTCCGGTGCGGCGTCCTGATACACAGGCTCAGAGACAGGGACGACTTCGATAGCTGCTGTGGTGGTGACCTCAGTACGTGCATAGCTGAGCTTTGCAGTGGCTGGAGCAGCAACGGGGATGTCTGCCGAAGCGGACTCACGCTGGATTGTGGTGTCCGTGTCGGCGTGGGCCGGTGTAGCGAAGAGGGCTACGGACAGCAGGATAGTAGAGACAAGGGCGGGGTACTTCGTGTGATTTTTCATAATTCCTATGGGTCGTTGTTGCTAGGCTGCCTTATTCTTTCTTGTTGGGGGGTCGGCATGGACAGGTCTCAATAGTATAACAACAAAGGGCAGGAGAGTCAAATTCCTCTCCTGCCCTTCAATGTAGCGCGGTGGGTCTTACTTAGTGGCCTTCACAAGGGCCGCTGCGCGAGCAGCGATAGCCTCAGCCTGTACGGCTTCAATCTTCTGGCTAGATACGTCAGCACCGAGTGTTTCCGGTGGGAAGTTCTGGATCTCGCCGTTCTTGTAGATGCTTAGGACGCCCCAAGCGGCGAGCTTCTGGTAATCTGCAAGGGTCTTCGGGTCTGGGATGTGGCGGCGGCTAACACCGTCACCGATCCAGATTGCGGGGTCTCCCTTGGACTGTGTAATGACGAGCATTTTGCCTTCTTTCGTTGGCGTTGGTGTGTTAGGTGTGACGGTTGAAGATTCGGGTGAGACAGCCGCTTGAACCTTTGCGAGCTTGTCGAGCTTGGCAAGGTCCCAGATTCCGGGGCAGGCTGTTGCGTGCCATTGGCGGTGGGGAATGAGCGGCAAATTTCCGTAGGCGGTTCTCAGGAAACGGATCAGTTCTGCTACAGTCTCATAGTCTTCCGGAGTTGCCTCTGGATGGCATTCAATTCCGATGCTGGTAGCGTTGCCCTTGGCCGACCCTGCATGCCACGCGGCATCTACTGGGCTGACCAGACAGTCAATGCGGCCAGCAGAGACGACAAAGTGAGCCGACGTGGTTCCGGGTCCGGACTCGAAAAAGCGCACAACGTCGTCGTGCTTCTGTCCGAAGACGCCCCAGTGGTGGATTGTGATGGACTCGATTGTACGGGCCTGCCCAAAGACAGACTTCACGTAAGCAGCAGGCGTGTAGCCCTTGGCTGTGTGGGATTCGTTGATGGTAGTCACTCAAGGCTCCTTAGAGTGTTTGTTATACTCTATTGTACCATCAGCCGACTATCACACTGCGCGGCAGTTTGTCAAGATTTCTTTCCGCCATCGTACTTCTTCGCCAGTCCAGAGGCAAGCAGGGCTTCATTGATGCTCTCACCATTTTCGAAGAGTTCCACCAAATAGCGTCCGTACTTCTCTGTGTTGGCGTAGTTCTTAGGCATCTTGAAGATCTTGGCCCTGAGAAGCGTTCCAGCGGGTGCCTGAGCCTCTGAGAATGCGGTAGCCTCATCGTGATTGACCTGCCCGTTCTCGGGAGTGTCAAGGCCGTTCAGGCGCATCTTGAGCTTGAAGAGGTGGGCGCTGTAGTTGTGGAACCCAAAGTCCAGCTTGACAACGATCTGGAGATCGACGGTATCACCGTCAGTCCAATCATTTACGTAGGCGTAGTATGTGTAGTCAGGGACAACAAGGGTGTACGGTATTTCATCGAACATAGTATATCTATCTTTAGTGGGTGGTTGATGCCGAAGCGGCTCCCCAGCCTGCTACTTCTTTTTCCCGCGCCTTTTCGCAATGTCAAGCATCGTGAACACGGAGATCTTGAAAGCCTTGGCGGTGTGGATCATGGCTAGGATTGAGGCGGTGGCTTCGTTGTCCTTCTTGGCAGCAGCCAGAGCAACCTTGTAGGCCATGTAAATCTTCTCTTCGCGGTTCATGATCTCCCCTAAATTGACGGGACCGACACGGCCTACTCGATTGTAGGCGGTGCCGGTCCGCTAGAGTACTATTGTACCATTATTTTCTGGTGACCACAACATCGGTCTTCTCATCGAGTTCTTTGAGGATGTCTTCGGCAACGGAATCTTCCGCCTGCCTGACCTCAACTCGTGAGGCCTGCCACGTGCTCCAGTGGCTTGCGACAATGGCGTACACGGAGACGAACACTAGGAACGGTACAGATGTTGAGAGGAAGATGCAGATCGGGAGGGACGCTGCGAGCCAGATGACCGCCAGCCATCCGTTGAGCTTGCGAGAGAATACGGGGTCATTCTGGAATTTGTCCCAGAAGAGGTAGAATTTTGTCTTGAGGTTGTCGAGCACTGGAACTCCTACTTGTTGGTAGTTCCATTATACTCTATAGTGGTGGGTCCAGCGGATCTCGAAACCGCATCTGCTGGGTAAAAGCCAGCGGTCCTGCCTTTGAACGATAGACCCTTGGCGGCAGCGGTGAGATTCGAACTCACGAAGTCTTACGACATCTGATTTACAGTCAGCACCCTTTGTCCTCTTGGATACACTGCCATTGTTTATTCAGTTGTTGCGTGTCCCCGGTGGGGTTCGAACCCACGACCCGCGCATTAAGAGTGCGCTGCTCTACCGCTGAGCTACAGAGACATATTGTTGATGGTGCCTTGTGTCCTTTGCGACGACGATATCACCCTGCAAAGAGTCTATAGGTGAAACTGTGGAACACAAAGTCTTACCGACTCCTTGTCCATACAACGCGCCCCTAGCAGGATTCGAACCTGCGACCAAGACTTTAGAAGGGTCCTGCTCTGTCCACTGAGCTACAGAGGCAAGTTCGCTTTCGAGTGTATACCCTCTGGATCGAACGTTCCAAACTGTACTCTAGCTCATGATCTAGAAGGTTGTCAACCTAGTCTATTCTATTGAGTAGAAAGACCAAAAAACTCGTGCCCAACACGAGAGTCGAACTCGCACGGGGTTACCCCCACTAGGGCCTAAACCTAGCGCGTCTGCCATTCCGCCAATTGGGCTTGCTGCGGTTTCCGTTGCAGTGAGGTCCATCACAGAATGTGGATCGCTGTACAACGGTCAAGCTAGGGTATCTGCATGCCTGCTTCGCTTACCTAGTCAGAAAGAGGAACCGCGCCCCTCCTGAATAATTCAAGTCTACCAGCTTCCGAAGAACCTGTCAACTCAGTGTGAATGATGGGAGTCGAACCCACACGTCCATAAGGACACTAGCACCTCAAGCTAGCGCGTCTGCCATTCCGCCACACTCACATTGTTACTCTATTATACCAGACTTTCGCGGTACGTGTCAAGCCGTTGTTCAGCCTTTCTAAGAAGTTCCTCGTGTTCCTCTGCCCGTGCTTCCAGCTTCAAGATTTCTACCGAACCGTCTGGTAGGCGTACATGGATCTCGCGCATACCTGTGATATTCTCCACCGATGCGAGGATTTTCTTGAGAAGTTCAACTTCTTCTACTAGGATTGATTCTACGCTATCCATATTACCCATCCTTCTAGTATTTCTTTAGAGTATTCACGCGGAGTGCAGAGAGACCGAGTCCCATGGTTTTACCCACCATCTGTTTAGCAAACAGAGACAGTCACCTGACTGCTTTACACTCCCTAGTGACGTGCTATCCGGAATTCAACCGGTATGGGTGATGAACCCACCAATCCAAGTTATGACCTTAGACTCCGACAACATGCCGATCTTTCACACATCAGTGCCCCCAGAGAGATTCGAACTCCCGACCTCTTCGTCCGTAGCGAAGCGCTCTATCCACTGAGCTATGGAGGCATATTTGTTGCGTAGCCCGAGAGGGTATTGATCCCTCGACTTCCACCTTATAAGAGTGGCACTCTTACCGTCTGAGTTACCGGGCCGTACAGTGCTCCCCGTGGGACTCGAACCCACACACCTTGCGATACCGGGTTTTGAAGCCAGCGCGTCTGCCATTCCGCCACGAGAGCAAGCGCAGATGTGTTGCAACCAGCAGGGAATCGAACCCACACAATCTGCTTGAGAGCCGTTAACTGCTCTCCGTGGTTCCTAAGGGACTCGAACCCATGACATCAACTGTGTAAAAGTCGCGCTCTACCAACTGAGCTAAAGAACCATTGGGATTTTACAGATCCCGAACTGTTACTCTATTATACCACCCTTTTAGAGGCGGTGTCAACTACTTGTCGAGTCGGAACTGCTCCATCAGGCAGTCATCAGGGTTCTTGTCGATGCGCTCAATCTTGAACTGCGGGTGGCGCGGGGTTCCGAACTCGCCGGAACCGACCAGATCATTGTACTTCACTTCGATGACTCGGAGAGCATTCTCCGTATCGTAATCACGGATCGATGTCCAGCGGTCACGCTCTGCATCGGTCATGCCGGAACACTGGCCGACCTCCACAAGCTCCTGCTGGTCATTGTAGGCACCGAAAATTAGTGCCCCTACCTTTCCCAGCCATTTGCCTGTCTTGCCTTCCTTGGCGTCCGTGTAGCCCATTACGACCACGTCAGCGGTGAGTTCGGCCTTGACCTTGTACCACGTGTTGGCACGTCGCTTGCCCGGAATGTAGACCGAGTCTACGTTCTTGAGGATCGCGCCCTCAATGCCTGCTGCCATCAGCTTGTCGATGAAGTCGTTGTCCCACTCCGTAAGTCGTGCGTTCTGGAAGACGTGAGGCATCATCCATTCCTTGCCGGTGAGGTAGTCGTTCAGGGCGAACATCCGAGAGTCGTAGGATGAACCCATGAGGTTTACTCCGTCAAGCTTTGGCATGTCGAACACACAGAACTCAATCGTGCTCTCTTCCTGACGCTTGATCGCCTTTTCCGGGCCGGAACCCATGATACGCATCGTGGCGTTGAAGTCAGCCACAGCAATCGTGTGTCCGTCAATGACGGTACGGTGTCTGACGATCATGAGTTCACCGTCAAGGGTGGTTCCGTCAGGGAGATGGGAAAGCTGCGAGACAAGGGCCGGGAGGTGTTCCTGATACTCCAGACCGACTCGGCTGTAGATCTTGACCTCTCCGTCGCGCTTGGAGATGACCGCCCGCATGCCGTCGTGCTTGGGTTCCAGCACGTAGCCAGTTGTGTCGGAGAGCGTAGCACGCTTCTTCTCGGGAGTGCTGGAGGCCAGCATGGGTTCAATAAACATAGTAATCCTTTTCCTTGTATTGGATGCGTAGTCATAGTCTATCGAAGACTATGCCAGTGTGCAACTCGCGGAAGAGGCGGGGTTCGAACCCGCATGGGCTTTCACACCCGCACCGTCTTTCCAAGACGGTCCCTAGCCATTCGGTTCTCTTCCAATGTCCAACAATCATCTGGCGGTTGGACTGGCACCAGTCTGGCCTTAGCTACTCGCAAGCATTACCAGCATTTTGATGACCACCTGTTTGCTACAAGTGTCGAGTCAGCGGAGCCTGTGGGGGTCGAACCCACACGAGTTTTACCTCAGGCAGTTTTCAAGACTGCTGCCGCCGCCATCTATCGGCTGGAGACTCCATTGGCATTGCAGGCTGGAGACCAATCCAACGTTTATCCGATAATTTGGCAGGCAGTTTAAAAGCTACCTGCTAACTCTCGGAGAGCGAGTCATTCTGCTCTACTGCTCCGCGTAGTCCATAGGGGACTCGAACCCCTAATCTTCACCGTGAGAGGGTGACGGCTTGGCCAATTCGCCTAATGGACCAGACAGGAAAGGACGGACTGCGATACCCTCATCCGCTTCGGCTACAAACCGACACGCTAGGTGATCAACCCCAACATGGGCACGTTCCGTTTGCAACCGTCACGACGCCAAGCACTCTACCTTGAGCTACTTTCCCGTACCCCCACCGAGACTCGAACTCGATACCCCGGAGTGAAAATCCAGAATCTTAACCCATAGACTATGGGGGCTTATTCAGTTATATTACGTGGCCACTGTGGGACTTGAACCCACGACATCCACCTTATCAGAGTGGCGCTCTACCTGCTGAGCTAAGCGACCTTATTGTGCTGCGCACCCACACAAGGATTCGAACCTCAATTAACGGTACCAGAAACCGTTGTATTGCCGTTATACGATGTGGGTAAGAAAAAGGGGCCGACTACTTGGTAGTAGTCAGCCCCTTAATCAGGTAATGATTAAGCCGGGTAGACTACGGTCCCGATACGCTTGTTTTCCGAGTTCTCGGTCGCGTGTGACTCGCCAGTGGAGTCACCGGCAGGGGAGTCGTCGCGCAGCGCAATGCGCTGGTTCTCGGTAATTTCGGCAGGGCGAGCACCCTGATTGACGTGACGGAGGTTTTCCGACATCTTTGAACTGTTAGCTGGAATAGCCATTTGAACTCCTAGTGTGTGTTACGTAACTCTATCATTATACCATAGATCCCCCACTGGGATTCGAACCTAGGCTAAGAGATCCAAAGGCTCTCGTGCTGCCGTTACACTACAGGGGAAGGTCTTACGTGGCACCAACGGGATTCGAACCCGTGGCCTCTGGGTTTTCAATCCAGTACTCTGTCCAACTGAGCTACAGTGCCATAATATACCGAGAAAAGGCTGGTCAAGTGATTTGCTATACGGTTGCTCTATCCGGACTGAGCTACCTCCCGATGAAGTCGGGAGAGCAGGATTTGAACCTGCGACCCACTGTTTCCTATGAAGTAACTTGACACGTCGCTTCGGTATAAATTTAGTGTCCAGAGAAAAAGGCGAACTCTGTGTGTTTTCCGTGCGAACCCTTACACTATCACACCCATACGGGCGTGAGCCGGAATCGAACCGGCACTGGTCATGTGCAATATGAAGTAACAGCTTTCAATCGCTTCTGAACATCGAGCTTCCTATCGGATTCGAACCGATGACCTACGCTTTACAAGAGCGCCGCTCTGGCCGTGCTGAGCTAAGGAAGCATTATACTGAGAAAGAGGTGAGAAACGTGTTTGATTTGCCAATTAATCTACCACCCGGAGGTGACTGGGACTCGAACCCAGAACTTTTTCATGAAAGGAAGTAACGCTTCTCTATCGCATCAGTAAATCTATTATACCACGTCTTCAGAAGCCTTGTCAACTTCTTCGTACGGTGACCCATGCTGGGCCTTGTACCGCTCTCCCGCAAATGCAAGGAGAGCGATACCAAGAGGAAACAGGAGCCAGAGACTCACTTAGTTTCCCAAGGCCATCCGGCATCACGCCCGGATTCGAGGATCGGGATCAGCTTGAAAGCCTGATCGGACAGTCCACCGAGGTACGTGCGGTTGGGCTTGGACTCGCCGTGGCCTGCCGCGTACCCCTCAAGGTTCCACGTGAACGTCGGAACGTTGGCCGGGACCGCATCGAGGACGTTGCCCTGAACACGGTCATAGCCGCTCCAGTAGTTCGCGTTGTTGCCGTTGAGACGGTGGTAGAACCCGTTCGCCTGCTCGTCCGTGATCAGAACCACACGGGTGTGCTTCTTCGGATCGAAGTGGTTCTTGATGGCGTCGTACGTTGCCGTTCCACCGAGGGATGAGAACTTCTCGATGGTCTTCAGAACGCTGTCGCTCTTCTTGAACGGTACCGCAACGGAGCTTGAACCGAACTGGACAAGCGTGGCATTTTCAGCACGCAGAGCCAGAGCAGATCCAAAGATCGCAGCGGAGTCCGCAAAGGTGAGGTCAGTGTTCTTGGAGAACGACTGGAACATGGAGCCGGAACGGTCCACAAGGATCAGGGTATTACCCTTCAGGGCCGGGACGTTCTCCAGAGAGGCCTTGAGAGCCTGCTCCAGCGGGAAGCCCCAACGCAGCGAACCGGAGTTCGCCTTGTAGGCCGCAAGGAAGCGGAACGGAAGCTGGCGGCTCTTGGCAACCTCTTCCGGATCAGCGATACGGGCCGCTACCTGAGCGAGAACGGCCTCAGAGACGCCCTTCTCTTCGAAGCTGCGGAGGTTGCGGAGCAGAGCCATGTAACCCATGGACGGGATTACAGCTTCCCACGCCTTGGCGTCGAGGCCACCCTTACCGTACGCAGAGGACAGAACCTCCCACGTCAGGCCAGCGTCCTTGAGAACCTGAATGGCCTCACCGGAGTTGACAAGAGCCTTCTGCTTGTCCGAGGACAGAGCGAGGAATTCCTTGCGCTTCTGGAGCATGACAAGGGACTCGGCAGGCTCAGCAGAAGCGTCACGACGACGGTCAAGCGCAAACTTGAAGAGGTCGGACTGGCGGTCATCCTTCGGGGAAGGGTGGGTCAGTTCGATCACGTCACCGAAGCGGAAGCCGTGCGAGGAGGTGTCGTACTTGGCAAGGGAGTACTCGTTGAAGGACTTGACAGCCCCGTCAGCGATACCACGCTTGATGGCAGAAGGGATCTTGCGACCGTGGGCAGCGAACCAGTAGGCCAGAGCCTCACCGGCCTCATCGGCACGACGGATCGCACCGGAGACAACCTTGCGTCCGCCCGGAATGTTTGCCGTGTTGAGTGCCTTGGCACCTTCCAGAGCAATCGTCAGGGAGATCGTACGCATGTTGGCCTCTTCACGAAGCCAGTTGGTGAACTGGGTCAGCCACTCCGGGTCAGCCACGGCGACCTCATGGGTCAGTCGGGTGATACGGTCAGAGCGGTTGGACGCGGACTCGTAGAACGAACCCTCTCCACCGAAGTCGGAGACAGCAGCGAGGAAGAGTTCGGACTTGGCGTCACGGTTGAAACCCTTGGCACCGTTGAAGGTGGTCGTTTCAGTGGTTGAGTTGATTGGACCTGCACCAGCGCGAGCGCGGGCAGAAGTGTTGTTGAACTTGGACATGTTTATTTACCTTTCGTCATTTTCAATTCAGGAATTCCTGATAACAGTTAAAGCTTAATACAGAGAACACGGTAAGTCAAGTGTTGATTTCAATTAACAGTTGGAAGTAACCTGACTAATCACATCTGTACTAGAGCGAAAGACGGGACTCGAACCCGCGACATCCTACTTGGAAGGAAGGCGCTCTACCAACTGAGCTACTTTCGCATTGTATGAAAGAGTAAAAGCGGAATCTGTGTAATGAGGGGTTTGAACCCTCACCAACCAGTTACGGTCGGTTTCATCCGAGAAGTAACAGAGTCCTAGCGCTTCTTTCAAAATTGTATGACCGAGAAAAACCAGAAAAAGAGGTTTGTACTGCGGGTAAAGCTATTGTACTACATGTGAAACTGAAAAACAAACTGGAAGGTTCCAGTGCTAGGGACAAGAGTTTCCTCTTGGCCGATACCTATATTATCTATTCGATGAAGTATCTTTTTCAATCGCATCGGTCATTCGTCGGGCAGACAGGATTTGAACCTGCGACTTCCTGTTCCCAAAACAGGCGCTCTACCAAGCTGAGCTACAGCCCGAAGCTGTGTTACTACATTCTATCACACATTTATAGTTTGTGCAAACTTGCAGGTCCTAGCAGGTTCGAACTGCTGACAACGGTTTTGGAGACCGACATGTTACCACTACACCAAAGACCTAAGTGACACGAGAAAAAACAGAGAAAGTGTGTTTTCACCCAAAGAAGTAACCTTCTCCAGCGCTTCGTGTACTTCTATTATACCATACTCTGAGAGGCTGTGTCAACTTCTCTGTGAAGCAGTTCGATTTCGAACTCTTCGGTAAGGTACCAATTCTTTCCTACCCGTATCATTGTATCATCTACGACTTCAGAAATCAAACCGAGCTTGTCGATCATCTCTCCGGTTGTCAGTCGTTTATGCGCTCCAACGATCTTAACTATATCACCCTTCAGGAGCTTTGTCAAAGATCTTCTCCAGTTCCCTGTTGGCGTGCTCCCAGTCGATGAACAGGATGCGGTTCTTGACAGTCTGCTCCATGGAGTCGATGATGTCCAGACGGTCATCAATGAAGATGTCAAGCTCAAGAGCCAGAGCCATCGGAGACTTCAGATGGCGCTTCCGCACGAAATGGACTCGGTGCGGGAGGATGTGATAGAAGAATCCCTCAGCATCCAGCCAGTCCATGGACCGTTCCTCCACAACTTCCCCACACTTGGAGATGATGTGGAGTTCATGCCGCTGCTTGGCGAGCTTGCTCACCGCTCTGTAGGCTCCCGGAACTTCCGGAGAGAGCAGGTAGTTCTCCTCGTTGAAGATGGTATCCTCACCCTCGCCGCCGATGATGACACGTCCAATGTCGATTCCAATCTTCACTTACGGGCCTCCCAATCTTCAAGTTCGGTGTTCCAGACGGCTCGCTGAGACACACTGTTCAGGTCTTCGGTGGGTCCGTCGAACCCAACCATTGTAGTATACCATCCGTTGTCGTGGCAGACCTTGACTCCGGGCCAATCACCGGTCCAGACGCACGGCTCACATTCGTGGTCGTTGGTCTCGATGACATCGATAGCCCCTGCTGCGTCGAAGCTGAAAGCGAATCCACACATGAGTTGCTGTTTGCCGGTGAATCGGCAACGCGTTACGTCACATCCGTCCTCATGCCGCTCACCCGGAGCCACCTGACAGTCAGGGCACTTCTCAAATTCTGGTTCTTTACTCATGCTTACAGCTTACCATAGGGCAAAAGAAAAGTCCAGCTACCCGAGTGGATAGCTGGACTAGTCTTAGAAGTCGAAGTCGTCTTCCTCGAAAGCGACCTTCTTGCCGATCACGTAGGAGGAACCGGACCCTGAGAAGAAGTCGTGGTTCTCGTTGGCGTTCGGTGCGAGAGCCGACAGGATGGACGCCGATACATCCGTCACCGAAGCCGGGAACATGGCCTCGTATCCGAGGTTCTGAAGGGCCTTGTTGGCGTTGTAGTGTAGGAACTTCTTGACATCTTCCGTGAGGCCGATGCCGTCGTAGAGTTCCTGAGCGTACTTGCACTCCACGTCGTAAAGCTCCAGCAGGAGTTCATATGTGTAGTCCTTGTAGTACTGGCGCTCTTCAGCCGTGAGCTTGGCCTGACCCTTCTGATACTTGTACCCGATGTAGTAGCCGTGTACGGCCTCATCACGGATGATCAGGCGGATAAGGTCCGCCGTGTTGGTGAGCTTGGTCCGTGAAGACCAGTACAGCGGAAGATAGAAGCCCGAGTAGAAGAGGAAGCTCTCAAGCAGGGTTGAGGCGATCTTCTTCTTGTGCGGGTCCGTGTCCGTGTAGTCATCCAACACAAGATCAGCCTTGGCCTGAAGCTGCTTGTTGGCCTTGGACCAAGCAAACGCCTCATCGATCTCTTTGGTGGAGCATAGTGTAGAGAAGATGGATGAGTAGGATTTGGCGTGCACGGACTCCATGAACGCAATGTTGGTGTACACTGCCTCTTCATGGGCTGTCACAGCGTCCTTGATGAGGCTCACAGCGCCTACCGTGCCCTGAATGGTGTCCAGCAGGGTCAGCCCGGTAAAGACGCGCATAGTCGTCTGCTGCTCTTCCGGGGAGAGTGTTCCCCACGTCTTGATGTCGTTGGAAATCGGGACCTTCTCCGGGAGCCAGAAGTTGCTTGTGAGTCTGTTCCAGATCTCAACGTCCTTGTCGTCCTCGATGCGGTTCCAGTTGATGGCTTCTTTTGACATTCGTTCCTTCATAATAGAAATTGTAAGTTTGGTTGGTGGGCAAGTTTTACAGAGGGTGTCGGGACGCGGCATAATCCGGTAACCCTAGTCCAAAGCATTACTACCTATATTTAAGTACCCCGCAACTACAGGTACCCCACCACTCTCTAGCCTACACTAGAGGGCGCAGCTTACGCAACCCTCTAGCTCAGTACCAGCGATATCCCCTTGACGAACTCTCGAATAATAAAGAGTTTTGATGCCCTTGCGCCATGCGTAGATCTGTGCCTTGTTGATATCACGAGTCGTGGCGGTGTCCGGGAAGAACAGCGTCAGCGACAGACCCTGATCGACGTGCTTTGTTGCCTCAGCGTAAACATCGATGGTGCGTTCCGGGCCAACCTGATACGCGTCCTCCACGTCAGCGAAGTTCTCGTTGGTGACGTACGGCTGCGGGAAGTAGACGCGGCCTGTGAGGCCTTCCTTGCGGGTCTCAATCGCCTGTGCCACCGGGTGAATGCTGCTGGTGGAGTAGTTGATGTAGGAGATTGAACCGGTCGGCGGGATCGCCTGAAGGTAGGCGTTGTAGAGGCCGTGCTCAGCAATATCTTCCGCGAGGTAGAGCCAATCAGAAGCAGTTGGGATCTTAATGCCATACCCTGCAAAGAGGTCATGTGTTGCATCAGTGAACTCAATCATATCTGCTGCGCTGTACTTTCTTGTCAGATAGTCAGAATCAGCGTACTTGGACTTCTCGAATCCGTCAAACGGACTTCCGGTCTCCTTGGCAAGTTCCATGGATGCGTGATACGCGTGGTACGCGACAGTCATGAAGTAGGCGTTGGTGAAGTCCAGCGACTCTGGGCTACCGTACTTCCATCCGTGCTTGATGAAGAATCCGTGGAGGTTCATCTGGCCCAGACCGATGGCGCGGCTCTTGTCGTTGCCCTCACGGACAGACGGAACCGAGTCGATGGACGACAGATCAGAGACAGCCGACAGGGCGCGGATGGCTGTAGCAACCGTCTCACCCAGCTTACCACCTTCCATCGTCTTGGCAATGTTCAGTGACGCAAGGTTACAGGAGATGTCCCGGCCCATGGTGTCGTAGGACAGGTCAGCGTTGAAGACGGACGGAGTGTTCGCCTGAAGGATTTCCGTGCAGAGGTTGGACATGTTGATGCGTCCAAGTTCACCGTTGGCATGTGCCCGGTTTGCGTTGTCCTCAAAGAGGATGTACGGGTAGCCGGATTCGAACAAGAGTTCTGCCGTTGTCTGGAGGAAGCCACGTGCGCCGCCCTCGAACTTGTACTTCTTGATTCGGGCGTCAGCAACCATCTCTCGGTACTTTTCCGTCACAGAAATATCCGCGAAAGGCTTGCCATAGACGCGCTCAACGTCGTACGGTGAGAAGAGGTACATATCTTCGTTGTTTTTGGCAAGCTCGTAGGTGATGTCAGGGACGACAACACCGAGGGAGAGGGTCTTGATGCGGATCTTCTCGTCCGCGTTCTCGCGCTTGGTGTCAAGGAACTTGGAGATATCCGGGTGGTGGGCGTTCAGGTAGACCGCTCCAGCGCCCTGACGGGTGCCAAGCTGGTTCGCGTAGCTGAAGGCATCCTCAAGCATCTTCATGACCGGGATGATACCGGATGAAGCGTTCTCAATGTGCTTGATAACCGCGCCTGTTTCACGGATGTTGGACAGGAGCAGCGCCACACCTCCACCGCGCTTGGAAAGCTGGAGGGCAGAGTTAATGGACCGGCCAATCGACTCCATGTTGTCTTCGATGCGGAGCAGGAAGCAGGAGACGAACTCGCCACGCTGAGCCTTGCCAGCGTTGGAGAACGTAGGCGTGGCAGGCTGGAGACGGCCAGTGACGATCTCCACGGCAATCTTCCGGGCATGCTCGATGTTGCCGCGTCCCAGCAGAGCAGCGTTGGCGACAACGCGGTCCTCAAAGCGCTCCAGACGGGTCTTACCGTCGAAGGACTTCATGCCGTACTGCTTGTCGTACTTGAACGCGGAGAAGTAGGACTCAAAGCGCGGCTTGTAGCTGTAGACAAGCTGGTAGAGGGCCTTCAGATCCTCGAAATCGTACTGCTCAAAGACCTCGCGCTCGTAGTACTCGTTGTCGAAGAGGAAGTTTAGCTTCTCTTCTAGTGTATAGAAGTGCTGGGTGGTAGGGTTGATGTCCTGAAGGAATAGCTGCTTGGCAGCTTCCTTGTCTTTGCCGAACTGGATCTTGCCGTCCGGGCCGTAGAGGTTCAGTTCTGCGTTGAGTTCAACGGGTGACTCATCTGTTACTTTTGCCAAAAATTATTCAGTCCTTCTTGTGTTTTAGTTATGTCTTCTGCGGTGCCTGCTAGCTCAAACTGGTAGAGCAGTGGCACCTGTAGCTTGGCTGAGATGATATCCCCGGCCTTGGCGAAGTCCTCAAAGAAATTCCGGTTGCCGGAACTGATGACTCCCTTACATCTTACCCTATTTTGCTCCAAATTCAAAAACTTGACGACCTGCGGCGGTACCCGTCCATCCGCGTAGGTTGGGGTCACGAGGACAAAATCTTCATCCACGGTGAACTCAGCAGCTTCGGCGGTCTTGAGAGGGATACGCACGGCAGGTACGTCAAGTTTTTCTACAAATCTGGCGGTGTTCTCGGTAGTTGAGCTAAAGAACACCAGCACGACTATCCTACAGGCTGGGCGTAGAACTCTGCAAGTTCTTTGATCTTGCCCGGATTGAACCCGGACCAGTCACCAATCGGGGCGGATACAACAGGTGCCTGCTGGTATCCGAGGGCCTTGAGTTCGTCAAGGGCGTTCTCATCGGTGGAGATATCGACCGTGTTGTATGCGATTCCCTCCCTGTCGAGGGCGCGGTAGGTCGCGTTGCACTGAACGCAAGCTGGTTTGGTGTATACTGTCACCATTTATGTACTCCTAGTTATTTTGTGAGGGTCTTCTATTGTACCCGTATTTGAGAGAGTCAAGTTTCTCCATCGGGTGCCGCTGGCTGCTTCTGGAGGCCAATCCAATGTACTTGACGGTACATTGACCGCCTCGCATGTCGGTGAGCACGCCCACCAAACCGTTGTGCTTGACTCCGGTGTCTGAATCGTACGCATCATGCTTGATGCGGACAAGATTGAAGAGGCGGACGTTGCCGTAATCGAAGTCCTGCCACGACTCTTCCGAAAGGTCCGGGAGGTTGTTGAGGTCTTCCCGCCCAGTGGCACTCAGGAGGTCCAGAATGGCCTCTCTAGCGGCCTTAGATAGCTCCAAGGTCTCCAAGGTCAGGTGCACTGCTACGAGGCCCTGTATGACGCTCTCATCGTCTCTGTGCTCTCCGGTGTATCCGAGAGCTACAAGGTCTTCCCGGATACCCTCAAAGTCATTCGCCAGCGTAAGCAATGTCGTCACCGAACACGATGGTCCAGATGTCCTTGGTCGGCGTCACGTAGTTCGGACCCTTGAGAACCTTGCGGTCAGTTGCGCGGTAAATCGGCAATCCGTCTTCGCCAAGCTTGGACATGTTCGACTTGTGGATTGCATCGACCACGGCTACAAGATCGATATTGTACATATCTGCCAGACGATCTACCCCCGTCAGAACATCCTTCAGTGTGCGGGCAACCATCAACTGGCTGTTATACAGGATACCCCAGCGGAGATCCTGAATGGTACTCCGATCTTCTTGGGAATTTCCGATTTGCAGGCCAGCGGAGTGGGAGGTCTCAGAGACCAGCTTCTCTAGTCCGAAGACGAGAACAGCACCGTGGGCGACATACTGGATATCACCGAGAGCGTCAGCGATCTCTACAATATCAAGGTTGTCTACGGCTTCCTGAAGCTCTTCAAGCTCTTCGCGGATCAGTTCCACACGGAGCGGGGCTTCAGGGAGTCGGACGTTGGGGGTTTCGGACATGCGGACGCCGAAAGTAGTGTTGAATTCGCGGACCTGTTCGATTGACAAAATTGTTCCTTTTCTTAGTGTATAGGGAAAAGTGTGGCCCTGCAACCGAAGTCACAGGGCCACACTCTAGAGGGTGGTGATTAGCCGAAGGACGGCGGGAGCGGAACCGAGTTGTTGAAAGCCGGTGCCGGTGCTGCGGCAGGAGTTGCCCACGGCGAGCCTGCATCGACCGGAGCAGCTACAGGAGCAGCCGCTGCAACCGGAGCAGGAGCAGCGGACGGAAGACCGCCCGGAACGCCTGCGGACGGAGCCGCATTGGTCGGAGCCGCGAAGTTGCGCAGACGTGCGAACTTCTTGGTCGGATCGCTGTGACCCGGCTCGTGGAATACTTCAGCAACGAAGCGACGGCCCTGAAGAGCCTGTGCAATCTGCTGGTCAGTCGGGTTGGTGTCGAAGAACGAAGCACCAAGACCCAGAACAGCAAGGTCACCGAAGAAGAAGTTCTTCATGGCGAAAGCGCTGTCCGAGACAATGAAGTCGTGGTAAACGCGGGCGTTTGCACGCGGGCCGGACTCAACGGACGGGTTGATCGTGAACTTGGGGTTGTCCTTTGAGGTCGTACCGACCTTTGCTGCGTCCTTGACAACGAAGGAGTACATACCCTCATCGAGGATAGTAAATTCCTTTGCGCCCTCTTCGGCGTCGTTCATCAGTTCTTTCCAAGACTTAGCTGGCATTCTGTATTTTTCCTATCAGGTTATTGTTTTTGATTAGCTATTCAGTTATATTGGAGGGAGATTTAGAGGCTAGGAGGTTCTGGCTGGCCCGATGGTGCGGCAACCTGAGCTTCCTGAACCGGAGCAGACTGGATTTCTGCGACCGGAACCTGTACAACGTCTTCAGGACCGAAGATGTTGTTCAGCATGACCGTTACGTCAGGGTTGTCGATCACGGTTGGCAGTCCCGGAACACGAGACTTTGCCTCGTAGTTCGGGTGGTTGCCGATCAGGAGGTTTCGCTGGTCAGTAAGAGTTCCCTGAGCGTCAGCAATCTGCTGGACGTACAGGTAGCCGGTGATGTCAAACCAGTACGGAGCCTGAGATGCAATCTGGCCCTGAAGGTACGGCTTGATAATTCCGTCATAGTCTTTCGACGTGGCCGTGATGATGATCGCTTCGATCTTGTCATCAGCTTCCGCGAGGTCACGAAGATCCTTGCAGAAGAAGCTCATAACGGACAGAAGCTTTCCCCAGTCCTGAGTCTGGAACTGCTGGCGACCCTTGATCTTCTCTACAGCCTTAGACTGAAGTTCAGAGATGGAGTCAACAACAACGGACTTGAACGGGTGGTTACCGCTCTTCAGGTACTCGTACGCAACCTGTGCCTTCTGGAACTCGTTGACGGATACCACACAGATATCCCAACTTCCATCAGCAACAGGCGGGGCCTCAGTGAGAGGGTTCCACTTGATCTTACGTCCACGGACAAACCTGCTTGCCATCTCTACGTCAAGTAGAAGCAAGGGCTTTGGTGCCGTGGTTGCGAGGGTAGTTTTACCCGCACCAGACAGACCGTGCATTAGGATTGTTAGTGCTCTATCGGACAATGTAGTCCTGCTTTCTTATGTTTCGTTTTCATCTTCATATCGCGCATTCGGATCAACCTGCTCGTAGAGTTCTTCAAGCATTGCTTCCGCAGACGAACCATCATCAAACATTGGACATACTTGGAAGAATGGACATTTCCAAGTGCAATCTTTGGTAGGGCTGGGATAAGCGTAGAACTTGTGGTCCTCGCCAGCGTCCAGCCGGTCTCGTAGTTCCATTATATCACGAACAGTACCCATTGTCCTAATCCAGAAAGACTGGAGAGTCTTGTCATTGAACCGCACGTCCAAGCGCTCGTAAAACGGGGGCTTGGCTGTTCCGGATCGCTTGACCTTCTTGATAAGGTTGTAGATTCCGCCGTCTACCAAAGGATCACCGTTGACGGTGTCCATCTTCTCCAGCAGCACGTACAGCATAAGCTGTTCGGACATGTGGGAAGTTTCGTAGTACATGTTGAATGATTGGGCCGTCTTGTGGTCAAGGAGGGCGTGCTTCCCGTTGGAGGCACGCTTTACCTTGAGGTCGGTCTTACCCATTAGCTCCACACGCGGGTCCATCTCCAGCCGGGTTGATAGTTTCTTCTCAGCACCGATCACTTCGAGGTCCGCGTCAGGATTCTCTTCTGCCATCCACTCCATGTAGCCTTCAAGCATGATGCGGCCAAGTTCAGCTTCAGAGTTGAACTTCTTGACCTTGTCCTCAAAGTTGAAATCGTTGCTCTCCGCGAAGAGCTTGTTGTCGATTCTTTGAAGACGCTCGTACTCGTCTACCGGATTTTCTCCAGTAGTGTAGAAGGCTTCTAGGGCGTTGTGGATTCGGATGCCCAGTGTAAGGGGTCCGACGTAGGTCTTGCTCTTGGGCTTCAGTGCTCGGTAAGTACCAAGCCACCACTTGCGCTTGCAATCCTTGAAGGTCTGAATCTCGGAGTTGGTGATGGACACCGACTCCGGATTCCTCCCCAAGTAAGGCTCTGTGTTGTATCCCATTCTAGCCTAACTTTGTTTGAATGTCAAACGGCCTGATAGCCGCTCTCCACGAAGAGATCCCAGACGTTGGGAAGCTTCTCCTGAATGACGGGAACGATCTGCTCAGTGAGCAAAGCAATCTCGTATTGTGCCTTGGAGGCATGTACTGCATCCGGACCCCAGTCCTTACGGAGGGATACGAAGTTGAGCATTGACCTGAGGTTCGCCTTGAAGTACATTGAAGAGTACAGGCTTACCGGAAGGTGCATACGCGCAACTTCCTTGGAGATCCCGAAGCCGATCAGCTTCTGGTAGTTCTCCCATGCGGATTCCGCCTGAGACTTCTGGACCCAGCGAAGAGCCTCCATCTGGTCAGGTCGGCCAGCAGCGAACTCATAGTTCCCCGTCTTGCCGATCTGAACGATGTCACGGCCCTCTTCAGGTACAACATAGAACACACCCTGCATCTCGCGGTAGCGGCCAGATTCCTCGTTGATGGAGGACAAGCGGTGCTTGACGATCTGCCGGGAGACAAAGATCGGTACTTCAAAATACCACTCAAACTCCGGCCCCTCAAACGGTGTACCGTGCTTGTGGCGGTAGAGCCACTTCAGGAGGCCCAGATCGGACCCCTCAAGGATGTGCGTGGGGATCTGGATACTATCCTCACCATCGACGCTTACACGCGCCCTACGGACGATGGAGCCTTCCCCGCCCATGGAATCCATGAGCACGGCCTTGACATCACTGCGGAACCTTGCGGGAACCAATTCGATGTCTTCAATATTGACAGGCTTTACAGTCTGTGCCTCGGTCATTCGTCTTCTTTCTTGTCTGGTTTTTCTGACAGTTCCCCGTTGAGGAACTTAGTCATGAGGTGCTTGTCACGGAGGATGTATTCAAGCTGGTTGGACTTTTCGGCCACGGCTTGGAACACAACTTCCTCACTTGAGTCCTTGGTCACGTAATCCATGATCCGGATGGACTCATACTTCTCGGAGCCGATACGGTGCACACGTGCCTCAGCCTGCATGTTCTCGATCATGGACCAAGAACGCTGAAGGAATACGGCTGTACTGCCCTGAGTCAGGGTAATACCGGTGCCACCGGCTGCAATGGTGCACAGAATGTACTTGGTACGCCCTGCTTGGAAGTTCTCCATATGCACTTCGCGTTCCTTGGCATCCTGATCACCGGTAATTAGTCCGTGCGGGATCTTGAGCTTTTCGAGACGTGCTGATAGCATGTTGATAAGCTGGGAAGATACTGCAAAGATCACCAGCGATTCGTCACCATAGTCAGGCAGATCCTCAATGAAGGCGTCAAGCTTGCAGGACGGGTCCGACAGGCGGACTTTTGCCTTGTTGACAACTTCATCAAGCTTCGGATCGTAGACATCGGCGTACTCCACTTCCGCGAAAGCAGAAGAGAACTGGAGCATGCGGGTGAGCTTGGTCAACGGCGACGTGGTGTAGATAATGTCACCGTCAGCGACTTCAGCGATCATTTGAGTCTTCATCTGATCGTACGCCTTGCGCTGCTTGGCTCCCATCTCCACATCTCTACGTTGGTAGACAATTGGAGGCAGGAACGGAAGAATGACTTCCTTGGACATGCGCCGCGTGAACGGATCGATGCCATTGAAGAACTCTTGCTCCATCTCGGGCCGGATGCCGATCACGATCTTGCCGCCCCACGCCGAATCCGCAGTCAAGCAGAAACGGTCGATGTACTTGTTCTTGGAAGGGTAAGCCTCCGGGAACAGCCAGTGCAGCGGGGAGTACAGATCCTCCGGTGTGGAGGCAATCGGTGTACCCGACAAACCGATCCTGAACTCAGCATCCCCGGTTGCCGCCTTGAAAGCGCGGGCAGTCTTGGATGATGGGTCCTTGATGCGGTGGATTTCGTCCCCAATGACCGTCTTGAAGTCGATCAGGTTCAGTTCCTTGACGTGGGCCTCACAGGATGTAGCCTTGACCTTGTTGTCCAGACCCTTGCACTCCGGGCACCTTTTGAGCGGTGGGGCACCGCCGTAAGGCTTGAGCTTGGAGTGTGACCGGATGGATTCCCAGTTGATAATATACACGTGGGCTTCCTCTTCCAGCAACTTGCGCCGCTGTGTGGCCGTCCCGTCGATCACATTGATCTTCAGACCCGGCCAGACCTTGAGGATTTCCTTCTTCCAACCCATTTTGGTTGAGTTCGGGCATGCCACGAGAATCGGGAAGACATCTTCACCCTGTGCTGCTAACTGTCGAATGGCGGCTGTCGATGAGATCGACTTACCGGAACCCATTCCGTTGAACAGCATACCACGTTTTACCGTGGAAAGGAAAGCGACATCACCCTTCTGGTGTGGGTACAGTCCCACATCGGGCATGACATCTTCCCAACCGGCAGGAGTGATCTCCGACCGCATGTTGTATGCCGGGACGATGGTGTTACTGTATAGCCATTTCATCCACTCTTTGAGGTTGTCTCCGACTTGGAGGTTCTGCTTGAAGGTGGATTGCAGGGCAAGACAGGTCTGCCACGACAATGCGTAGGTCCACGATTCTGTCTTGCCGTCGTAGTGTGCGGATGGAATTGAGTTGAGAAGGATCTTGTATCTCCACTCGAACTCTGTTACCTTTATCTTAGTGGGATCTTTTTCATGGATCTCAGCGAATAGCGCCATAGTTCTCTTTCGTCAGTTCTTTATTGTATCACACAAGCATCTTCTTTGTCCACTTTCGGTTCCGGTCAACGATCCAGATCAGCGCGTGCTTCAGTGCATCGTTGGCATGGCCCGCCTCACCGACGTGCCAGAAGCCAACCTTCTTCATCTTTTCAGACGTAGCGAATGGCTTCTGGGACGGCAGTTGCATGTCGATGGCCGTACCGTGGATGTATCCAAGGTAGTTGACCACGCCGATGAGGTGGAGGGACCACGGCTGTTCCGAGAGTTTTCCCGTCTCAACCGTAATCTTGAAGTCCTCCATGACAACGTGAGTTTTCTCCTGTGAAACAAGATCCGCGATTTTGTCGTGGAACTCCGACACCGTGACCTCATCGGACCACAGCATGACCGGATCTTCCGGGTTTCTGAGATCAATGAGGCACACACCGGTCATCAGACCGGGATCGATGGCGAGCAGATAGTCACATCGGCATTTACAGAGTATCATGCCGCGTACTTGCTTCCCCAGTTGAGGGAACCGATGACTTCAGGTTCAGCCGGAAGATCCACATCGAATTCTCCGTTGACGTAGGACATCAGGGCTTCAATTTCAGGAAGCGCCTCGTCCACCATTTCAGGAGGCATGGAGAAGATCATTTCGTCGTGGATGGCCATTTGCATGTACGGACCGTAGCCCGCAGCATCCAGACGCACGATTGCCTTCTTCATAAGCTCCGCAGCAGTGCCCTGCAACGTGTAGTTGGTCAGGGCGTACATCTTGCCCTTGTCAGCCGGAATGTGGCGACCGGTGCCAGTTACAATGTAACCTACACCCTCGTCCGCTTCGCGCTGAGTGCCCAAGTATTCGGTCTCAGCCATGAACGTCTTGATTCCGGGGTACGCCTTGAAGATATCGTCAGAGACCTTCTTCATTTCTTCGAACGTCACACCGGCAGTGTCGGCCATCTTCTGGATGCCGGAACCGTAGGCGGCACCGTACATGACACCCTTCATCAGGCCACGTCGCTTGTCCTTCTTGGAGAAGTTAGGATCGTTGTATACCTGTCGGCCAATGCTAACAAAGAAGTCCCCGCCAGTCAAGTCGGCTTCCTTGAATGCTGCCTGAAGGGCGGCGTCACCGGAGAAGTGTGCCAGAAGGCGCATCTCAACCTGTGAGTAGTCGCACGAGATCAGAACCTCACCCGGATTACGCGGGAGGAACGCCTTACGCACGCCCATGGAGTCATCCTTGGGCAGCGTCTGTAGGGCCGGAGCCGTCACAGACATACGTCCGGTGCGGGCACCCATAGTCTTGATAGACGGGTGGACAACACCATCAGTATTCATCTCAAGGAAGTTCTTGAAGTAGCTGTTGGACATCTTGTCCGCGTTGCGTACCTGAACAATGAAGTTGGCTACTCCGGCGACGGTTGGGTCATCGGAGTTGGCAAAGAGATCCAACTGCTCCTTGGCTACGGACGGATTGCCCGAAGTCTTGGAGAACACGTCGAACTGTGCGCCCAGCGTGTTTTTGAAGAAGTCCGCAAGCTGCGGGTTGGAGCCAATGGAGATTCCCCAGTTGTCCTGTGCCCACTGCTTGGATTCCTCCACGTGCGCCTTCAGTTCATCATAGCGCTTCTGGGAGTACTCAAGGTCCACTCGCATGCCCTTGGTTTCCATGTCCGTGCAGATGCGCCGTACGGCCATCTCAAGGTCATAGGCCTGAGGGAATGACAGGTCGGTCCTGAAGTGGGACCACAGATGGGCCGCGAGAATCGGGTCAAGAGCAGAGTACACCCAGTAGGCTTCAAAGTCAACTGGAATGTCGCCCCAGCCCCAGCCATGAGTCTTCATGGCTTCCTTGAGTTCCTTCTGTCCGGCGTCAGCCATCGGGTCAACGAACTGTGTGGAGAGGAACTTCAGGTCGTTACGCCCACCGGGACGCTCGATCTGGGCCATGATCATTGTATCATCCGTGCGGTCCCACGGCATATCCCAGTTGGCGTGTTCCTTGAGCCACTTGGCATCGAAGGAAGCATTGTGTAGAGTAAACCGACCATCCCATGCATTCATGCATTCGAGGGCCGCGCCGCCCCAGCCTTCCCACGGGATGGCCCATCCGGAGTGGTGGTCACCGATCTGGATTAATCGGAGCTTGGCCCCTTGTACGTACGGATCAAGCCCTGAGGTTTCCGTGTCGAGGCCCATCACATCTCTGCGTTCACCCATCCACCGCTTCAGATCGAATAGATCGTCAATGCAGCTTACCAGCCGGAGGTCGATATCACTTGGTAGTCGTGGCAATATTGCTCTTTTCTTTGTGTTTTTGCCCAAAGACAGACGCACCCAACCGAAGTCGGGTACGTCTATCAATTGGTTTGAAATTCTGTTACAGTTGCAGCCAACTTGGATTTGTTGTCTGTTCCACTGCTTCAGGTTCGCTCAGCTTGTAGCTGAGACGGTTGGAGCGCTCACGGGCAGTAACACCGTAAGCAGTAGTTCCGTCCGGGACGCCCATCTCAACGTACTCCAGCCCAAGATACTTGAGCTTGGAGAACGCTCCGGTGGTGAATGCCAGCGGGATCACGTCGCCTTGGAACTCGTCTAGGAAGGCCCCCAGCTTGTCAGGATTGCCGGAGGATACAAATCCACAGGAACCCCACCAATCGTCCGGGAGAGAGGCGTACAGGGCCTCCAGAGAGGCATCCTTGGCCGGGTCGTGAAGGGGGTTGCCCTTCTTGTTGTCCAGCACGAAGATGTTTCTCGGGTTCAGCTTGCTACGCCCAATGTAGTTTACACCAAAGGAGGCGAAATGTCCAGCGCGAGTGTCGGCGTTGGTAGCATCAACGAAGACCTTACGGATCTTATCTACCTCAGGAATGGGTCCAGCCCATACGGGAGAGGTCTCGTCCAGCTTGTCCGTATACACCCGGACGCCGAGAGAAGCAAATACAAGCTGACTCCACCGCGACAGTCCCTTGGGAGTGTTGTAGGTATCCACCACGTGGAACGATCCGCCCGGAGTGTAGTCGCTGAGGTCATCAAGGTCGCTGAGAGCCAGTACTGGCTTGTCGTCAACCTCGTTGATGAGGTCGTAGAATGGTACCAGACCCTTGGAGTCCGTGTCAATCAGAATAAACAATGGTGTCCTTTCGTAGAACCTTCATTCTACCACAGGGCGTGCCAAAAGTCTATTCGATGCGGTCCACGTAGAAGGCATCGGCAATCTCCGGGTCATGTGCGGAGGCATCCACCAGCAGGCGGCGGGCGACATTGGTCAGATACTCGGTCCCGTTGTCGTCCTCCTTCATGAGCGAGTTTACCACGCCTAGCGCGTCGGAGCAAACCCACGCTGCGAAGCGCGGAGTCTCAGGGAACACGCCCTCCATGTCCGCACGCGTCGGCTTGCAGGTTGTGCATGCCACATAGTCTCCGGACAGTTCCAGCCCGTCAACGGCGCTGAGGCTGTTCCTAGATACTGTATAGCAGTCCTTGGCATGATAGAAGATACTATACCCGATGCGGGACAGTACATATTGGCCTTTAGGTGTGCGGTATACGCTGAATTCAACCCAGCGCGGCTTGTTGGGGAGTCTGCTGGAACTGGATGACAGCATTGTGCCGTCGAACTCCAGCTTCCGAACTCCGTCTCTAACAGAGAATTCCATAGCTACTTCTTTCGTCTTATGTATACTACAATTATACCGTATATAAAAGACAGGGCGGGAGATTTCTCTCCAGCCCTTCAGTTGCTAGGGATGGTCTGTTGGAGGCGTCGGTGCATCCTCGGATGGCGGCTGATCATTGTGGGTGGCCGCAAGCCTCGCGTTGGCATTATTTAGCTGGATCTGGAGGGAGTCGCGCTGCTCCTTGAGCTTTCCAATGATATTTTCATACTGCTTCTTCATGAAGACTTCAGTTGCGTAATCTGTTGCAAATGATTTGGCAACGGCTGAGTAGTCAATGTCTGGGTAGTCTGACATGGGTTCCTGTTCGTCAATTCGTAATGACTCTATTATATCGCATAAAAGAAGAGGGAGTGCCGCCACTCAGTGACAGCACTCCCTCTACTGGCTAGAAAGCGCTAAGCGCTACAGCATCCCAAGCCTGATTGACGACGTACTGAATGTCATCATCCGGGACGGCATCAGTAGTGACTGCACCGTTTTCCACAACCACGTTAGCTGCAATCGATGTGTTGGTGGCTACGTGGTTCACCATAGTCTGGTGGGCCACCATAGGGTTAGCAAATACCCATGTAACAAATGCTCGCTGGTTTGCAGGCAACTCCCAGTGTTCGATTTCCTGCGCGTGGACCATCATGGCGGCAGCGATTCGCCAGATAAAATTCTGGTCGTCTTTTGCTCGGGCATATTTCAATAGATTAGACATCTGATTCCTTACTTCGTGTAACTGATTTCAATAACTGGACGTTGGGCGATACCGTACGTGTTGTAGGTTCCGTCACCTTCAAGAGCAACACCCTTATAGGTCCCGTTGACGAACCCTCCGTAGTAGCTGGTCGGGATGGTCACCCAACGGTCACCCGG